GTAATGGGTTTGCAATAGTTCGTTTCTTACCAACACCAACAGACGAAGAGATGCCTTGGGTGTCTTACTTCGACCATGGTTTTCAAGGCCCTGGCGGTTGGTATATAGAGAAGTCTTTGACTACTCTTAGTAAAAAAGACCCTGTGTCTGAATATAATACTCAGTTATGGAACACTGGGATTGAAGCAAACAAAGACCAAGCAAGGAAACAGAAGCGTAGACTTCATTATGTTTCTAATGTCTATGTGGTTTCAGACCCTAAGAATCCTGCCAACGAAGGTAAAGTATTCAAATATAGATACGGTAAAAAAATCTTCGAACAGTTGAAAGAAGCTATCTCACCTCAATTTGAGGACGAGGCTGCAATCAATCCTTTTGACTTGAGAGGAGAAGGTGCTAACTTCAAAATCAAGATTAGAAAAGTTGACGGTTATTGGAACTATGACAAGTCAGAGTTCGATACACCAGCACCACTTTTTGACGATGAAAATAAGTTAAATGAGATAAATACTCAAACATATTCATTGTCAGATGTGATATCACCAAATGAGTTCAAGTCTTACGAAGAACTCAAAGAGAAACTAGATAGAGTTCTAGGTCTCACTGGTGGTGTAAGTAATTCTACAGCAGAATCAATTGCAGAAGACCAAGACGAAGTGCCTTGGGCAAATGTAAACACTGAGACTGTTGCAGAAGAACCCGTAATCGCATCAGCAGAAGCTTCAGTTGGTGAAACCGAAGATGACGCGATGGATTACTTTAAGAAGTTAGCTTCAGATAGTTAATTTCTAATTTGGGGTGGTCGTGTTTTATAATGTGTCTTTGAAACAGACGACCACAACACTAAGACCGTGGAAAACAATGGGGGTGCTTAGTAAGGGAAAGGGAGATAGCAATAGTGCGGGTCTCTCGGTTAAGAACGGGTTGCTGTAAAGCGTGGGGTGACTTAACACTTTATTATTATGAAGAGTGAATACTACAAAAACATATTACCATTCAACGAGAACGAAAGAGTGGTTGACCAATTTGGTTGGAATCCTCAATCAGTAATAACACCAAGTAAAGCTTCTAAGTCTAATTGGGAACACGCATATCTAACTGCATACGAAGAGAAGAGAGGGATATGTGAAAGACTTCCTAATGGATTAATGATGTCTGAGTTCCATGCTGGTCTAGCAGAGAACTTAATACATTACTGGAGTATGGTTGGTGATACTATTGTTGACCCTTTTGCTGGAAGATTGACAAGAGCATTTGTCACACAGTCACTAGGAAGACAATACTTTGGATATGATGTTTCACCTACAACAGTTCAGAAGGTTAGAGAAGAATTAAAGAGACATGATTTAGATGCAATCATTCACGAAGAAGACGGTTGTGAAATGAATGCAACACCTGATGATTTTGCACATATGATTCTTACATGTCCACCATACGGTGACATAGAAAAGTATGAGAGTGCAACAGGTCAGTTATCAGACATAAGAGATTACAAGAAGTTCTGTGAAAGAATACAAGTATGTGGTGATAACATGCAAAGAGTTTTAGTCCCAGGCGGGTTTTGTGTTTGGGTATGTGGAGACTGGAGAAGAGGTGGAGAGTATAGACCATTCCATTCTGATTGTATAAATATGTTCACTAAATCGGGACTCATATTACATGATATTATTGTTATGAAGAACGATACTATCTTTGCAGCTTTACAAATGGGTAAATGTGCAAGTAAAAGATATACCAGTAAGGTTCATGAATTCATTTTAGTATTCAGAAAAGAAGGAGAACTTGTTTCAAGTTCAGATAAGATTAAAAACAGAGAGGAAGCTCTAGAACAATTTTTTAAATAATGCCAAGTGTAAAACCAAGAATTAATCCGAAGAATAAGAATGTCGAACCATTTGATAGAATGCTTCGTAGATTTAAAAAACAATGTGAGAGAGCCAACATTGTGAACGAGGTTCGTGACAGACAATACTATGAAAAACCGAATCAAAAGAAACACAAAAAGAATCAAGATATTGCACGGAGAAAAAAACTCAATGCAAAACGAGATGCACTCGCACAATCTAGAAGGAAATGGGGCCCACTTGGGTAAAGGTTCGAAGAGACGACCTCAAGTTGTCTCTGAAAAAAACTTTCAAGAAGCTTGGGATAAGATATTCCCTAGAAAAGTCACACCTAAACATGGACTAACTTCTGTCCATAAAGATAAAACCAAATATAATAGAAAGGTATCTAAGCAGGAACTGCTGAAAGACGAGTCCCAGTAGGTTCGTTGTTTTGTGGATTAGGTCTAGTCTGCATGAAAGTATTACTATTATTACTTACATTCTGTTGAAGTGTATTAGTGTTTACTGCAACTTGACCCGCAACCTGTTCTGCAGCTTCTTCTGCTTGGTCTCTTGAATCTTTAATTCTATCACCAGTCATTCTTTCTCTTTCAGCAAAATATGCATCGACATTGTCGTCTGTTCCAGAGGTTAACATCTCTGGAGATAGGTCGTCTTCTGTGACACCAAACTTCTTCATGAGTGCAGCGTCCTCTTCTTCTGAAATGTTTCGACCTTGAACAAAATCACTTCTACCTCTTAGTTCTGATTCCATTCTAAATGCGTCCATGGTTGCATCGTCTGAAGCTGCTCTATACTCATCTGAACTAACTCCCCCTGTTTGATTAGGGTCAAAGTCACCAACATCTTGTTGTGCATAAACGAAATTATCCATTTCACCAGCTCTAACTTTTGCAGCCCCTGCGTCTGAGAGTTCTCTATCTGCAATATATTCTTCTCTATCTGCAACTATCTTATCCATTTGTTCAGACTTCTTATATGATTCATCTCTTCTATCTAAGAGTTCTTGAGAACCAGTTGCATCAAGTTGTTCTTGTTCTTCTATTCTTGCAAGTTCAGCCTTTTCTAATTCTTTTCTTTTCTTTCTTTTCTCTCTACGAGACATACCGTCAAGTTCACCACTTTCTTCTAGTGCAGCCATTTGTTCTTTTGCAGATTCTTTTGCTTGGTCTTCTCTTGCTTTTTGTTCTGCCTTTCTTTGTTTGATTTGAGCTAATTCTTCTTCCTCTGCATCAGAAGTTAACCCTAAGAATGATTTAATTTTTAAGAATTTTTCTCGTATGAAATCTGATATACCTTGCCATATGTTTGTAAAGAAACCTGTTATCGAACCAATAACAGAAGCAATCTTTTCTTTCATTGCAGTAAATTTTGCAACTATGAGGTCTTTGTTTTCTATAAACTTATCATAGATAAATTTTGCAGCCAATACAACGGCTGCAACTGCAAGACCTATTAGTAGTGCAATACCTATGAACGGTGCAGCTGCCAGTAATAATGAGGCACCAGTTGCAATAAGACCACCAACAAATGCAGCCGAGGCAACAATAAATGGGCCGATTGCAGCTAAAATACTAACACCCATTGCAAGAAATTGTCTAGCAAGTGTTGTTATTCCAGTCATTAACATTGTAAATCCTGACCTGAGTGCTGTCACAGCAGTGGTGCCTATGGCTTTAGCTCCAGCAATTATACTTACTTTAAAGTTTTGTATTCCATCAGAGAACTTACCTAACAGACCTTTATCAATTTCACCTGATTCTTCGTCTATTTTCTCACCTGTTCCAACAAAGACTTTTTTTAGTTTATCACCTAGGTCTACTTCTTTACCTGTAAAGAACTTTGTAGTTTTTGCAACTGCTGTATTTGCAAGTTTGAAAGGAGTTGTAAGTATTGTTCCAAAAGCTTGAATAGATTTAGCTGCGTCATCATACATGTCTTGTAAATCAAGAAGACCCCCAGTCAAGGTTTTCAACGCACTTGAACCTTCACCAAAGATTGAACTATATGACTTTGCAGTTGACTCTACTTCCTTTTCAGCATTTTCAATATATTTACTTTTCTCAGTTTTAAAGGTTGCACCAAAACTTGAGAATGCACCTATAAATTCAGACGAGGCTTTGTTGAATGCAGCTTTATTAGCCTCACCACCTTCTCTGATTTCATTTGCTGTTTGAGTGAGACTTGCACTTTGTTCTTTAGCTGCACTAAGAACACCTGATGCCATATCCTTTAGTTGACCACCTGAGTTTGCGAGTTGGCTTGCAGAATTCGAAAGTATATCTTTAAATTTACTTCCTGCGTTTGATACATCATTTTCTAATGATGCAGTGATATCTGCTAACGCCATTTACTATTCCTCTTCTTCTACAGCTTCTTCAACTAGAACTTCTTTACCGTCTATTCTATCTTGAAGATTTTGAACTTGAGATTCCCAAATTTCAAGTGCATTTTGATAAGACTGTTTTGCTAATTCTAGCTGTAATTCGTCTAATCCTTCTGCAACTAATTCAGGTTTCATGTTCTGTAGACTTTCCATTTTCTCTACTAAATCTGCCATGGTTTTTCTCCCTATTTTTTGTTGTTATCTGAATCATGTTCCTTGGCTGCACTGTTAACATACAGTCCAAACCAAGCAGCTCCTGCCCCAACTAGAATTGAAATTAATCCTGATTGTTCCATGGTAGGTGCTTCTAAATCTAGAAACCACATAACCACAAAGTAAATTAAGAATATGTAAACACTTAAAAATGCTCTTGGCCATATTCTCCATGCATCGACTGCCTTTGCAAGAAATATATATTTCTGCCAAGGATTCTTTTTGTCATCATGTTCTAACTCAAATATCTTTTGTTTGAGGTCATTGTTTTCTGTCACCATTTCCATAAACTTGCTTAAGTCTATTTCTACTTCATTCCTACTCATGTCACCTGAAAATCTTTCTCTATCTGACATTATTATCTCCTTCTATTAAAATTAACGGTTCTTGCGTTGTCTCGCCTTCTCCTTTTCTTCTTCTAGATGGTTGAGTAGTAAGTTAATGTATATTTCCCTTTCCCAAGGTATCATATCATCTAACTCCGTTAATGAATACTTGTGGTGTTGCATTAACTGAAAGTTTGTGCTATAATAATTTAGTAGACTATCATGCGAAAGGGCTATTAAAAAAAATTTTGTAATCCAATTAGATTCTTTTTAATTTCTTTCCCACATAGTTTACAATCAGCAACGACTTCCTTTTCTAATCGCGGTATTTCGTTAAAGAACACTGTGACATCTTCTAACTGTTGAACTGTTAAGTTTTCTACAAACTCATGAAGTTCTTTGTCAGTTTGTTCACTAGCTAAATATACATTTTCTGAATCAAATACAGATTGTATACTTCTCTTTAACACTTCAATGGTTTGAGACCCTTGGTCTAAATCATTTAAACCTTGGATATCTTTAACCTTTGGGTATTTTAATTCAATACCCACTTCATCATTAATCATAATCTTGTTTTCAGGTTCGTCACCCACTACTTCAACATCATCTAAATTAACGACTACTTCACCCGACCCTTTCTGGCCACTGCCATCACATTCAGGGTCATTGCAGCCTATACTGATTTTTGCAGTTTCACCAACAGACCTTGCTCTTATTTTAAGGAACAAATATTCCATATCAATAAGAGGTAATTCGTTTGGTTCAATCTCTTCAAAAGTCACACTTCTGATTAAATCTTTAACCGCTTCAAATATCTTTGCTTCGTCATTCTCTTCCTGTGCAATTAACAACATTTTTTGTTCTTTGACAAGAAAAGGACGATACTTCACTTCCTTTCCGTCACTTGGAAGTATACAACTATACTTCGGTGCCGTTTGTATTGGTAAAGCCATAATATATTTCCTCTATCGAGGTGTTAACCACCTCTTCTTCTTTCTGTTATAAAGTTGGGATTTATGTCCCGACCTATAGTTCCAGCACGAGTTATAAAACTGTCTACTCTAGATAGATTTCTTAATATATCTCCTGCTTTCGAATTAAATCTAGATGCAACCGTGAGACCCTCAAGAATTGCATCAAACATTCTTCTCCCTTTATTTAGTCCACTCAACGAGAAGTTTCCGTCCAGTGGTTGATTCATTTCTAATTCATTGAATGCTGTTGGATACTCAACACTAAAATATCTGTATGACATATCAAAACTAAATTTCATTAAAGTGTTTTCTGATTCTGCATCTAAGTCCATTGAGTCATACGAACTTGGATAACATTCATGAAATGTATAAATTAGTGAAGCACTTCCGTCTTTTTTTAGAACATGGATTCTGAATTTACAATCCTGTGCATATTCTTTATAGAATCTCATGACACTGTTTCCAGCACTGTTATCTAATTCACTAAATGTATCTATGTTTGAGGAGTGAACCATTTTTAACCATTCCTCTATTATGAATCTATCCATAAATGTTGGGTCACAGTAAAAACTTAAGTTTACTGAACTTCCATAGTCAACTCCACCTGTAGGGTATTGTCTCTCTGGGCCAAAGGTAGCATAACCAGTTGTCTCTAATGATTTAGCTGGTAAACTTGCACCATGACATAAGACATTTAATTGGTCTTGGTCTCCTGATATGTTTAAATGTTCTTGAAACATTTTGGGTAAGTTTAAAAACTCAACAAAGAATCTATTGTTCACCATAGGTGATGCAATCTTAGCTTTTATTCTGTCTATACCTGTGTCTTTTGAATTATAATCTTCTACTGGAACTGGGTCTTTATATTTGTTTGCCATTAAAATTTCTTCCTACTATCTGAATATACTGAATTTGCATTTGCATTTTGGAATCTAGTAGAAGGCAACATAGCCACTAAACTAAAATGTTCAGGTAATACCTGACATATCCTACTATCTATATTCGAATACACATATTGTTTTACACATGGTCTTGCACGATTCAAACGACTTATATTTTTTACCATATCATAAACAAGTTTGAATCTAGTGTCTTCGGGTTGGTCTTCATTCTCGTCTAGAAAATCATACATTTCATTTAATAATATTGACCTATCTGAGGGTGAAATGTAATGTAGATTCAAACCTAAGAATCCAGTTCCATACCTTTTTAAAACTATTACTAATGGAAAGTAATCCCAGTATTTTAATTTTGAAGCTGTCTTAGGTAAGTAATGAAACATATACATTCTACCTAGTTCAGGTCTTGCAACAAAATTTTGATTTTCGTTTTGAAGTTGGTCTGAACTTCTTTTAATATACCTTACATTTTCCCTAAACCATTCTAGAGAATTTAGAGATAAGTCCTCAATATTATCGGGTCTCTCAATTTTGATTTCTTCGAATAAACTTGCCATTGTCTATTATTTATGATAATTGTTGTATAAAGTGAAGTTTTCTTTTTCAATTATTTTCTTATTAGGCATAAAATCTAGGAAGTGTCTACAGTCTTCTACACCAACATGACCTACTATTTTGATATTTGACCCCTTGTCAGTAAATAAATCCTCTAGAATCGGGTCACAGGTGCCTTCTAGGGTGGCTTTCTCGCCACCAAAACACTTAATAGTCTCTTTAACTTGGCTGTGGAGTTGGTCTCTCTCCTCACCAACATGGACTTCTAACTTATCGTCATACTTTGCAAAGAAAAGAGACTCTTCTCTAGGGTATCCGTATAGTTTCCACCAGTCCTCGAAGGATAATTTAGGAAAATCTAACCTATCTCCGATATCCCATACAACAAAATCCTCGTTGCAATCGGTATATTCTATAGCATGAACTCTAAACTGGCCTGGGTGAGCAAACCAAAACTCTTTTCCTTCTTTTAGAATAGCTTGAGGCACAGAATAGAGACCTTGAGTCTTTATGTTATGCACTAACCATTGAAGTTTTACCCCATGGAAGAAACAATTCCTATGGTGGTCTTCCATAAACTCAAGAAATTTGCTTTCGTGATACTCTAAGTTCCAACCATATAAAAAATATAGTCCATAATAATCTATAACAGTCATTCTATGTTTATCAAGATACATTGCCATGCCGTCATACAGACCTTCTTCCTTTGCACGGTCAAAGGGTATTAGTTTTGGATTGAACTTTTCGTAGGGTGTAAAGATTTCTTTGACTTCTTCGTCTGTTAACTTTCGTCCTTCATGGTCTTGGACAAAGACATGTTCCATAGGCATTAGTTATAACTCTTAATTTTTAATTCAACTAGCTTTAAATCGTCAGGGGTGTCTACGGATAACCCTTCGTCTTCTACTTCAATCATTTTTATATTGAATCCGTTCTCTAGATATCTTAACATTTCAACATTCTCTTCTATTTCGTTTTCATGTCTATCCATATGTGGAAAGACATCTAACATACCTCTCTTATATGCATACAATCCTAATTGTTGATACCTTGATATGGGAAGTCTACTATAATATAATGCATGGTTATCTTTATCCATGACAACCTTAACAACATTAGGGTCAGTTAGTTTATATTCTTGGTCAACTCTAACATATGCATTTACAATATCAGTCTCATCGTCAAAGTCTGTAATCATTTTATCTATGGCTTCAGGATTTATCAAGGGTTCGTCCCCTTGAATGTTTACAAAGATATCTCCGTCCAATAAACTTAAAGCTTTTGCACACCTGTCTGTTCCAGTTGAACATTCGTCTTCAATAACAATACACCTCATCTCATGTTTTGAACAGTAATTAGATATTCTTGAATCGTCTGTAAGAACTACAACGGTATCAAGTTCTTTTGACATACATGCACGGTCATATACTCTCTTAATCATAGGTATACCCGATATATCTACAAGAGGTTTACCCTCAAATCTAGTTGAACCCCACCTTGCTGGTATTAGTCCAACAACAAGTTCAGATTCGTAATCGATTCTAGCGACACTTCGCATTCAACTTCTCCATAACCATATTTTGCATGTATAAAATCAACACCAGCTCTCTTTGCACATTCGTAATCAGTCTGCATGTCTCCTATGTAAACTGTTTCACTTGGTTCTGTATTACAGAATGCCATAGTATATAGTAATTGGTCGGGAGCTGGTTTACCTCGTAGACCCATTGTGGGTGGACAAACAAAATCGAACTCAGGTAATTGTTCTAAAAGTAAATTAGTTCGTCTTTCACTCTTAGAAGTGCAAATTGCAGTCTTATAATTTTGTTTTAAGTCGGTAAGTGTATCAAATACACCGTCATATAGGTCTATCATATTTAGATTTTGTTCAGAAGTCTCTTCATAAGTCGTTTGGACATCTCTAGAGACACCTAATGCGTCCATTATTTGAACAAAAGGTTTTCCAATGTGTTTTTTATATGATTCAAAGGGTGTTTCTATATTATGTGTGAGTCTAACTGCGTTCCAAGACAATTTCATGTTAGGTAATGAGTCAATAAGGACTCCGTCTAAATCAAATACTATTAATTTCTTCACTTTTTCTTTTTTGGGACTAAATGGTCTTCTGTTAAAATACGAAATCCCATTTTTCGGTCTTTACAGAACTCTTCAGCTGCCTCAAATTTTGCTTGGTTAATTATATATGTCAAAACTTTCTGTTTAAACTTCCTAGTCTGTCGTTTTGGCACAGGTGGAGGCTTACATTGAGACTTTGGTTTAACCTCAATGATTTCTCTTATTGCTTGACCCTTAGAATTTACATATTTTATGTAAAAATCGGGGAAATACCTATGAATTTTCTTATCAAGAGGCGATTTGTAAGGAATTATGATTTCTTCACTTCCCCATTCAACAATACTAGGGTTATTATCACAGTAAACCATGAATCTTCTCTCCCACAAAGACCTATAATAGATTTTTGTAGGGTCTCCCTTGTATTTTTTGTAATTCTTCGGTTTAAACTTACCACTGTATGACATAAATAGAATTAAAGACCTTTATTTTAGGATATTTATATGCCAAATATTAATAAGTTATTAAACAAAGTAAACCAAGCCACTCAAGCAATTAAATCAGTCAAGGGAATCAAATCTAAGATTGAAAGTATAGGATATAAGGGTGGAGTCAATACAGAAGAAGTAGACCAACTACAATCTATTGCAGAAGACAACAGAAGAAAATTAGAAGAGAGAGCAAACCTACTCCAATCACAATTATCATCAGTAAATTCAGGTAAAAAGAAAACTAAAAAACCACCACCAAAGCCAGACGAGGATTTACAATATCCACTTGATTTAGAAGGTGATAATTATATTGTTTTTACAATGAGAGCAAGAAAATCTAGGGGTGGTGATTCAGAAGGTGGTGGAAATTATTTTTCTGATGCAGAACAACTGACACATATTGCACTTTACATTCCTGATGACATTACACAAGCTAGTGCAGTATCATATAAAGAAGAAGGTGTGGGTTCTTTCCAAAGGGGAATGTCTGATATAAGTAATGCTGAGTTTGGAGGTGGTGCAAAAGTAGATGCAACAATAGACACTATCAAAAATGTTGTTGGTGAAATAGGAAATAAAATTATGGGTGGTCTTGGAGGTAGTGCTAGAAACCTCAAACAAGGTATGGCTGTAAATCCAATGCAAGAACAAATGTTAGAGGGAGTTGCTTTCAGAGAACATACTTTTGCATATGACTTTTATCCAAAGTCAGAAGAAGAAGCAAAAGTTGTTATGAATATAATCAGAACATTTAGACTTGCTTCTCTCCCTGATACATTTGCTTCTTTCGAAGGTGATTCACCTAACGAAAACTTCTTTAATTATCCTAATGTTTTTGATGTCACTTTAGAAGGCCCTATTGCAGCTCAAGTAGAAGGGTTCTTACCTATGGTTTTAAAAGACATAACTGTAGATACATTCGGAGGAAACTCCAAAGGATTGATTGCTCAAGAAGAAGAGGGTTCAGGTGATTTAGTTGCATATTATCCAGCTCATAGTAGTATGTCTTTAACCTTCACAGAGATTAGAATATTAACTCAAGAAACTTATGATACACATGTTGGTGCAAGGTCTCTTGCTGGTGACTTGACAGGTGGTTCACCAAGTATCTTAGATAATAATACAGGAGGATAATATGGCACAAGAATATTTTAAAAATTTTCCTGAAATGCAATATACCTTATCAGACGGTAAGATTATTACTATTAAAGATTTTTTTAGAAAATCAAAAATAGAACAAGAGGCAGTCACAGGGTTAATCGATTATACTCTATATGAATTGCAAGAGGGTGATAGACCCGATACTGTTGCAACAAGGTTATACGGTCAAGGTGATTTACACTGGACATTCTATCTTGTAAATGATTTTGATAATTATTTTGACTGGTTTAAAAGTAGTTTAGAGTTTGAAACATATATGGGTAAAAAATATGAAGGAGTGTATTGTATTGCACCAAACTCTACAGATTTAGTAAACTATTCAAGTGGAGTATCCTATAAGTTTTTATTGGGTGAAACAGTCACGACTTCTGATTCAGAAGGAATTGTGACAGAGGTTGACCCCCTACATAAAAGATTGGGAATCAAAGTATTAAAAGGAGACTTTCAAACAGGTGTTGTGTCTTCTGCACAATCAGTAAAAGATACTTCAAATAATCCCATGTCATTTACTCCAACCTCTACAATAGATAAGAAGGACGGAGTTTGTTATTATTATAAAGACGATATAAAGAAAAATCAATTTGAGAATGGATACACTGCAAAATCTTTTTATGAGGAAGAATGGGAAAAGAATGAAGAGAAAAGAAAAATAAAAATAATCAAACCTTCTAGAATTGGAAAAATTGTATCAGAGTTTGAGCGTGTAATGAAATCATGAGTGGAAACTATGCAGCGGGTGAATTCTTTATAGATTCATTCACCCTAGTAAATCAATATAACGAATCAATTGACCTCCAGCAAATGGTGAGTAATTTTCAATTGTATGAATCCATATACAATAAATTTGTCACAGGTGAAGTTCATGTTATGGACGGTTTAAATGTTTTAAAAAACTTTAGAATGACTGGTCAAGAGTTTATAAGAATATCAATCAAACAAAAAGAAGGAACTGATGAAAAGTCAGAAGACCAATTTTCTATAGATAAAACTTTTAGAGTTTATAAGATAGATAACATTCAGAGACCTCAAGAATTAACACAAACTTTTGTTATGAGAATATGTGACCCTAAAATGTTTACTGTTCGAAGACAAAGAATAAGTCAAACCCTAAGAGGAAGATACGACCAAATATTACAAAATGTTTTGATAGACTTAGGTAAGTTTAGAATTGGAGAGTTTGACGCATGGGAACAAACTGTTCCTGAAAACAAACAATTTATTTGTCCTAACTGGACTATATCAGAGTTAATGGATTACATAGTTAACAATTCACAAACAGGTGAAACTGGTGCATATAAAAATGGTATGTTCTTTTTTCAAACATTGAATGGTGGATTTAGATTTCAAAGCTTTGACCAAATGTGTAAGTTAGAGTTTCCAATAGAATTCAATGATAGACCAAAAAATGTGACCGTAGGTAATGAGGAAGAAAATATAAATGCACCTGACGGATTAAACACTACAATTATACATTATGAAAAACCACAATTATTTGACACATTACAAGGGACAGTTGGTGGTGCATATGCTTCAACATTAAAGGTATATGACCCAGTAAGAAAATTAGAAGAGGAAGAGTTATACGATTTAGAGTCAACAATGAATAAGGGTAATCATGTATCGGGTGGGAATCCAATGTTGTATGTGGACGATTATGAAAGAGTATTACAACCAGGCCTTATAGTTGACCCCGAAGTTTCACCGACCATAGACGAAATATCTGTAGAACTACAACCTACTAAAGAACCTAATACATTAATAATAAACGACTATCATTCTATCCACCCTTTTGATAATGCAACAAGTCTAACAGACCCCGAGGTTTTTGAAGCAAGAAAATTAAAAGACAGTGGTATATTACAAAGAAGAGCATTATTAGAAATACTACAACAACATAGAATAGTTGTGACAATACCCCTAAGAACAGATTTATCAGCAGGTTTAATTATAAAACTAAATATCAAGTCACCTGAATTAGCAGGAGACGGTGTGATAGAAGATAAAGTAAACGACAATAGATATCTGATAACAGACTTGTCTATAACAGCTGACCCTTTAACAAAAAGAGGTGTTTGTCATTTAGAATGTGTAAAAGAAAGTTATGCAACAAAAATTGAAACCTTTGAACCCCTTACACAATCACCTTCAGCTGAGGATATAAGTTAATGGAATATTTTTACGGAGTAGTCGAAGATAGACAAGACCCATTAAAGATTGGAAGAGTTCGTGTTCGTATACATGGTATTCATACAGACGAAAAGATTCTAATTGCAACACCCGATTTACCATGGTGTCAAGTTATATTACCTACAACCTCTGCTGGTCTTTCGGGATTAGGAACAGGTCATGGACTCGTAGAAGGGTCTACGGTATTTGGATATTTTAGAGACAAAGCAAAACAAGACCCAATAGTATTAGGAGTATCAGCAGGTATCCCACAAGCAGGATATAAAGAATCTATAACAGACGAACTTATTACTAGGTCAGTAGAGAAAGGATTCAATGACCCAAGACAATTAACAGTTGCAGATTATGACGATACACCTGACGGCCCAAACCCAGTTCAAGATTCTAGAAGAGGTTTCGGTCTTTCTACTGCAATGGATACTGCACCAAAGACACCAAAGTCTATAACTGTAAATTATGATGCAACAGGTTCTACAATAGAAGAACTTACACTTACAAAAGAAATGTTGCCTTACTATCCTTTGTATACAGACGATTCAGATTACTCAACCCTTGCAAGAGGTTCAGTGTTAGACCACAAAGTATCTGATAAGGTGACTGGATTTTTAGATTCTGTAGCTGCACCTGTGTATCCATATAATAAAGTTTATCAATCAGAATCAGGTCATGTATTTCAAGTAGACGATACACCAACAAAAGAAAGAATAGATTTACACCATAGGTCAGGAACATTTCATGAGATTCACCCTGACGGCTCACAAGTTTCTAGAATTGTAAACGACAAGTATGAGATAGTTGCAAAAGACGATAAAGTTTTTATAGCTGGAAATGCAGACTTAACAGTAGAAAAAGGTAATGTGACTATCAATGTAAATACAGGAAATGTAATTGCAAATGTCATGAAAGGAACAACAGATATAACTTCGGAAGGAAAGATAACAATAACAGGTAAAAATACAACAGAGATTATCTCAGATACAACAGTCAAAGGAACATTACATGTGACTGGAGCTCAAACAAATGATTCAACGATTCATGCGAAAGGAGATATTTCAACTGACGCTGGAAATGCACCAACACTTGCAACACACAAACACAAAACTAAGTTAGTTAAGTCAGGAACTTCTACAAAGACTTCTGAAAAAGGTGAATAGGTTGTATAAATAGTATTATGGTCGACTATGTAGTTAATAAAAGTAAGAATGTTGCAATCAAGGAAGCATACAAAGACCTTGATATAAATTTCTTGGCACACCCCATTACTGGTGATGTCACGACTAAGACAGATTCAGACGCAGTTAAAAGAGCAGTAAAAAATATTGTTCTTACTAACTATTATGAAAGACCTTTCAAACCAAGTTTAGGTGGAAACATTCGAGGTTTACTTTTCGAATTAGATACCGATAGAAAATTAAATAGAGCAAGGAAAAGACTTGCAGAAACAATTTCAGATTTGGAACCAAGAGTCGAAAATGTCAGATGTAAATTTGATACTTCGGGTAATAGTCTCAATGTTGTTATCTTTTATAACATTAAAAATGGTATAACAGGACAAGAAGTTGAATTCAATATAACAAGGGCACGATAATGGCAGTAAACAGTTCACAAATAAATGTCACAGATTTAGACTTTGACAATATATCAGATAACCTTAAGAACTATCTTAAAGGACAAGAAATTTTTAAAGACTATAATTTTGAAGGTGCAACACTTTCAATTCTTATAGACTTACTTGCATATGCTTCACACATAGGTGCAGTCAATACAAACATAGCAGCTTCAGAGTTGTTCTTAGATTCAGCACAAATAAGAAAGAATGTTGTGTCCCGTGCAAAGGATTTAGGATTTACTCCAGCTTCTGAAACAGCTTCTTCTGCAAATATGACTATGGTCGTAAATAATGTAAGAAGTGCAGACGGTTCAGTTCCTTCTATAACTTCTATGATTATGCCTAGAGGAACTATCTTTAGAACAAATTATGAAGGAAGTAATTATGAGTTTGTCACTGCAAGTTCATATACACCAACCGTAGATTCAAATAAGTTTACATATTCAAATGTAGAATTAGTTCAAGGAACTTATTCTCAAGACCAATTTATAAATGATAATCAAATCAAGAATGCAAAATATGTTTTATCAAATTCAAGAGTAGATAAAAACAGAATGACTGTCACTGTTAATTCAGGTGGAACAAGTTCTTCATATGCATTGTCTACAGATATATCAACAATTACAACTACCTCAAAAGTTTATTACACTCAAGAAAATGAAGACGGATATTTAGAAATATATTTTGGTGACGGAACACTTGGTGCAAAACTATTAGACGGAGATATAATAACAGTTGACTATGTTATAGTTGACGATACTCACGCTGACGGTGCAAATAGATTTACTCAAGTATCTGCAATCAACGGATTCTCTGATTCTTCAATTGTAGTATCTGCAAATGCTTCAGGTGGTGCAGAAAAAGAAAGTATGGAATCAATCAAATTCAAAGCAACAAAATTCTATACTTCACAAAATAGATTAGTCACATTAAATGACTACAAAGCAAAAGTTCAAGAATACTATCCGAATGCAGATGCAGTTGCAGTGTGGGGTGGAGAAGATAACAACCCACCTCAATATGGTAAAGTATTCATTGCATTAAAACCACAAAATGCAGACTACTTATCAGAGACAGAAAAAAGTTCTGTTTTAAGTAATCTAAATAAATTAAATATGTTGACAGTTCGTCCACAAATAGTAGACGCAGATATTGTAAAGATATTAATATCCTCAACATTCAAATACAATCCAAGTTTAACCACATTGACAGGTGGTGAACTTGAAACATTGGTAAAAAATACTATTGTGAAGTTCGATACAGACAATCTAAATGGGTTCGATGCAATCTTTAGACATTCGAATCTAACTAAAACTATTGACGAATCAGATAGTTCTATTTTATCAAACACAACAAACATACGATTGAAGAAAAAATTAAAACCAACCATTTCTTCAAACGCAAAAGGTTATACAGTTTCTTTAGGTAATGCATTATACAATCCACATTCAGGACACAATACTGAAAGTGGTGGTATTACCCAAACAACAGGCTTTTATGTCCAAGGAGACTCCGTCAATATAAATTATTTTGACGATGACGGTAAAGGTGTCTTAAGAAGATACTACTTATCAGGGTCGACTAGGATTTATCAGGATAGTGCAGCTGGAACAGTAGATTATTCCACTGGACTAATTACTATCAATGCTATCACTTTAACCTCTACGGTTAATACTGATACTTCGATAGACTTCACAGTTATACCTTCGGGTCTAGATGTTGTTGCAGAGAGAGGCAATCTAATTGACATCTCTGTTGACGATATTAAAACAACTGGTGAAGTAGACACCATTGCAAGTGGTGAATCGAGTGCTGGTGTAGGTTTTAATACAACCTCTACCAGTTCATATTAATAAAATGTATAAAGTGGTCGGGAGTCCCCCGAGTAGTTTCCCATTCAATTGGATTATAGGAGGAAAAGAGAATGGCAGATAAGAAAATAACGGCTTTGACCGTAATGAATAAGTCAGAAGTTGGTGCAGCCGACATTCTGCATGTTGTAGACGACCCAAGTGGGTCACCTGTAAATAAAAGACTTGCAATTTCAAGTCTTTTCGAAGCAATTCCAACTCACTTGGCAATTAACGATGTTAATGTCGTGACTGCAAACGGTTCGATTGCAGACGGTGGTATTATTGCAGCTGACGCTGATTCAGTATCAGCAGACCTTGCATTATCATTACCTGATTCAAGTGATACAGGCGAAATAAAAATCGTTGTTGCTTCAACAGAACCAGCAGGTTCACATAATGTTGTTATAACACCTACAACTTTAGCAGGTCACTCAACTATTACATTGAGCACAATTGGTGAATCAGTGGTATTAGTATGGGCAGGCTCTTCTAACGGTGGATGGCATATTCTTGCTAACAACGGAGCAGTAATTGCTTAATAAGATATGGCAAAGAACTTTGAGATAGACAGGTTAACGGATAGATTACCAAATCTATTACCCGACTTCGTCATGGACGAAGCACCAGTCTTTGAGCAGTTCTTAAAAGCATACTTCGAATTCCTTGAGACAGAGATATTAACTCTCTCGTCTCAAGGTGATTTGGACGAAATTTTATTAGAAGACGGACAAGGTTTTCTATTAGTAGAAGAAAAGACTGTAGAACCAACTCCCGATGTATCGACATCGAGACTTCTACATGAACAAGCAAAAACTCCTTTTGAAGTAGGAGATTATATTGTAGGTTCAAAGACTGGTTCAGTCGCAGAAATTAAAATAATAAATGGTAATACATTTTATATTGAAACCATATCAGGAAATGGTTTTGATAGTGGAGAAACAGTCTCCAAAAGATATAGAAGAGACTTAGGAGAAGAAACACAAACAGGTGTAGTCTCTACTTACAAACACAATACAATCCTTGCAAACAATCAATTATTAAATTATTCTGATGTCGATAATACAACAGAAGAGTTTTTAGATTATTTCCAAAAAGATTTTATTCCGTCACTAGACATTGACGATACAAAAGACGCAAGGTTAACAATCAAGAACATAGGTGACTTATACCAAAAGAAAGGAACAGCTGAGTCACTACAATTTTTATTAAGAGTTTTATTTGGTCAAGACGCAGAGATTACATATCCGATAGACCAAACTATATTTGCTTCAGAGTCAGATTACAGTGACAAGAGAAGACTTACAGTTGTAATGGATAATGTAAACACCCTACCCTCTGCAACAGATAAAATAATTCAATATCAAGACGATGGAGTCACAACTCTTGCTGAAGCAATTGTTGAAAATATATTTGAAATAAATGCTGTTAATGGACAATACTCATTAGAAATATCTAATAATCATTTTGGAACATTTGAAGAAGAGAGACCATGCAATCTAGTTGATAGAGATGGAGTCACAACAGTAAGTGCAAGAGTTAAAGGTATATTAAGTGATATACTTGAAACAGAATCTTCTATATACATGGCACAGGAAGATAATGATAGTATATTATTAGAACCACCAGCACTTTCAGGTAATATAACAGTCACAACCAGTTCTACTGCACTTGTAGGTGCAAGTTCAAAATTCTTAAGAGAACTTTCAGTTGGTGATGTGATATCTTACAAGGTTGGAAGCACAACTTATACAGATACTATTGCAAGTATAACTGATGATAATAATGCAGTCTTAACTGCAAGTGGTAGTGCAGCTGCAAGTAATGTCACCTACTATAATAATTCAATATCAGGAGGACTGTTATTAGAAGAACAATCTTTCGGTTCTATGTATTCTCTTAATGACCCACTATTCTTTGAAGGTGGTAAAGGAGATAGGAATGAACTAAATGCAAAAGGTGTTATTGACGGTCTTAAGAAAGGTGGTGTAGAAAAAATATACATTGAAGACGGTGGAACAGGATATAACGGAGGTGATATTCTTGTTTTTGATAATTCAGGTGCAGACGGAAACGCTGCAGAGGGTGTTATTGGTGCAATAGAAGATGTTGTTATACTAGAAAATAGAACAGATATAGGACAGTTTGAAATAACTGCAACAGCAGGTCAAACAATTTTCAATGGCATAGACAATAACGGTAAAAGAATATTCTTCAATGATAATAGTGTAAGAGTATTTGTAAACGGTGTAGAGAAAACACCTTATACTGATTACACATTCAAAAATGATAGAGTCACATTTACAAGTGGACAAACATCAGGTCACCTAATAGAAATATACACAGACTTTAACCACCTATTAATGGAAGACGGAGATAGAATACAATTATCTACTACAGATTCTAAAATTAGAAACACAACAATAACATCGCCAGGAACAGGTTATACAAAATTACCTCAAGTATTTCCAGGCGGATACATTTACTTAAGTGACCTATCAGGTTATTCAGTAGGTGAGGTAGTGACTGGTGGAACTTCAAGTGCAACAGCAGTTGTAGTTAGAAAAGAAGAAAAAGACGGTAAGAAAAGATTAGTAGTAAAAAGAAGGTCAACAGACTCAAATCAATTTACAACAGCAGGTGAACTTATAACTGGTGGAACAAGTGGGACTGCAAGAACAGCTGACTTAATTAAGGTATCTAGTGGAACAGGTGCAAAACTTTTTGCATATTCAGACGAGATTGGTGGTGTAGGACATATAAATGTAAAAGACCAAGGATTCAATTTCAAAGAGAATCCAGCATTGTCTAGTTTATCACATTACAAAGCTTTGATTACCGCTCCTACTGCTTCACTTACAGCAGATTTAACATTTACAGGAAGGATAACAGGTTCAACAGGTAAAGTAATTTCTTTTGACCCTAATACTCAAGTATTAACATTTACAAATCTAGACGGACACTTCTTAGATAATGAGCAAGTATTATTCAATAGTGTAGATACATTTAAAGTTTTAAAATTCAATCCTTATCAAGCAAGAGGTAAATTAGGTGGTGAGGGTATTATTGAAAGACAACTATTGACAGACAAAGGAACAATAGATTCTTCTGCTGTAAATGTCCAAGACGGTTTTGTATATCAATCACATTCATATATTGTTAAGGTTGGAGAATCCATTAACAAATGGAGGTCTGTAGTTAAAGACCTTGTTCACCCTTCGGGTCATATATTCTTTGGTGAGGTTGCAATTAAACAATTCGTAAACCCATTTGATTCAATTATACTTGATAGTGGAGAACCTAGAAACGAAGTAGGAATTGAAACAGAAACAAGGTTTAATTTTATACCAACTATAATAATGCAAGCCTTCCCAACATATCATTTTGATTTAGAAGGTGCTGATTCACTTTACAGAGATGACGAATCTAATATTATTATGGAAGACGGATTCCATTTAATACTAGAAGAAGCTCCTGATATAAATGCAATCACAGAGTTCCTCACAACATTAATGTTATATACAAATGCTTCAGACTTAAATACTGCATTAATAGTTCACCAACCATTTAATGAATCCTCTATAGGTTCAACAACACCAACAATAGCAGGTGGCGCAGATATTGTATTACCTAACAACCATGGATTAAGTCCTTCTTCATTAGGAGAAAACTTCAAACAGAGAACATTCAATATTGAAATGATTAAGAGTGTTGTTGATGCAAAAGTTAGAAAAACAACAAGAACAATTACAAATCCTGATAGACAAGGTAAAGATGTATCAGTTGAGAATAACGGAAGTCAAAATGTTTATAAGATAAATGGATTAAGACAATCTTCTCTAGTATTACAAAGAGGATTTACATATGACTTCGGTTATCCAAATTCTCACCCACTAAGATTCTCAACAACATCAGACGGAACACATAATAGTGGTAGTGCATATACAACAGGTGTAGTGACAAGCACATATGTCACCAGTATAACAGTTGATTCAAATACACCAAACACTTTATATTATTATTGTCAAAATCATAGTGGTATGGGTGGACAGGTCACTGTAGTGGATAATAATAGAAACACAACAATTAGTATAGACAATGTAAATAATCCTTCTCACAGTCCATATGAGAGACGAGCAGAGTTATATCGTATGGCAGAATCAGGTATAGTATTACCAGTGGTTCAAATGGAAGAAGAGAGTATTGTATTGGAAACAGGTGGTCTCATGCAATTGGAAGCTGAACATTCACATTTCAGAATGGAAGCACCTTTTGGAGACGGACTTGGTGGGACATTTATAACGGAGGACGGATTCAATTTAACATTAGAAGACGGTTCCTTTATGTCCGAACCTCTAGGAAGTATATTATCGGAGAGAGTTATTACTCTTCACCAAGCTTCTTTAATGACAGAAGATAACTTCCAAATAACATTAGAGGACGGAGGAGTTATGTTAGACGAGTCAACTCAAGGTTCTACATTAACTTCATATGCACCTATGAGTTATAAAATAGGTGACATAAATAATCTTGTAAACCAAAATATTTACAAGATATCTCATTACTTGTTGGACGAAGCTGTATCAGATGATGCATTTGAAGACCACATAGTATTAGAGGACGGGTATGGTTCAGTATTATTAGAAGATTCAGACCCAAGTGGATTGACATTTAATTCATTACAAAGCTTATTGCCAAGCATAAGAATGAAGAATTTTGATATCCAAAGTAAGAAAAGAAGTAGTATAGCACATAGTGCATATGTAAAATCATCAAAAATAACGAATTCTACATTGAGTTCTTTATAAATAGTATATAAATACCAATAACGGAGATTTAAAATGGCAGCAATTATAACCGAAAAGTTTAGAACACATAGTGCTAAACAATTCATAGAAGACTTTGGGGAATCAGCTTCCTCAACATACATGTTCATAGGGAAATCTTTCCCATGGACAGACGACACGGCACCACCTTCACCAGCAAATTCAGTAAGTGAAGAAATGGATGCATATTCAGATATGGTCGCAATGAAGAAAGTATCTAATTCAGATGTTTCTCATGCACTAACACGAAGAAATTGGGATACTACTCAAAATACAATTTACGACCAGTATGACCACGAAATATCAGCTTCTTCAACTTCGAATGCAAGTTCCTCTAGTAATCTATACGATTCAAATTTTTATGTAATAACAGACGAATATAATGTCTACAAATGCATTAGAACTGGTATGGACGAAAATGGAGTTTTAAAGAAGTCAACAGTCAAACCGACAGGAACAAGTTCAACTACTTTAGTTGCAACCAGTGATACTGGAACTGCTGTTGGACGAGGTTATCTTTGGAAGTATATGTATACTGTATCAGCTGCCGATACAATTAAATTTACTACTTCTGATTTTATGCCCGTTAAAACTATTGGTGCAAAGACTCAATTAGGTGGAGTTTCAGATGATGGAAGTTCACAATGGAATGTTGAATCTGACGCAATAGACGGTGGTATTTTACATGTTAAAGTTGTAAGTGGTGGAGCTGGTTATACAGCCTCTACAGATTTTGCATCGACAGCAATTAATGGTGACGGTTCTTCTGCACAATGCACAGTTCATACAAATGCATCAGGACAGGTTTCACATGTCACAGTCACAAACAATGGAACTGCATATCGAAGAGCAACAATTAATATTGACGGTATCTCAGGAATCGGAACTCCTTCAACAAGTGCAGTGGTCACTCCAATCATATCACCTTTATATGGACACGGTGCAAACCCAGTTGAAGAACTAGGTGGAAATCTTGTCATGGTAAACTCAAGACTTGAGTTTGCAGAAGGTTCAGGTGACTTTCCAACAGATAATGATTTTAGACGAATAGGTTTAATCCAAGACCCATTCTCTAGTGGAACTACAGTTGCAACAGACGCTAACTATGCAGCTTATCACAAAATGACATTGTCATCTGTCACAGGTCTTTCAGTAGACGACATTATCCGTGATGCGAATGCAGACGGAGCTGGTGTGGCAGTTTCTAGAATTGTATCAATAACTGGAAATGTAGTTTCTCATATTCCCCAAGCAAATAGTGGTGGAACATATGTAGACTTCTCAGCAACAGATACAGTTTATCAAGGGAGTTCAAGTATCGGAACAGTAAGTTCAGTTGATTCTACATTCCCTGAAATAGTAAAATACTCAGGTAATATCATGTATGTCGAAAATAGGGGTGCAGTGACAAGAGCTGCAGACCAAATCGAGGATATTAAACTGATTATTCAGATGTAATTAGATTACATCTTAACAACATAAGAGTAAAATATGGCAGAGAAGACTGATTTAAACATATCACCCTATTACGATGATTATTCGGAATCAAAACAGTTTCATAAACTGTTATACAGAGCTGGTCGTCCTTTACAAGCAAGGGAACTAACACAAACACAATCTGTATTACAAAATCAAATAGAAAGGTTTGGTGACCATTTCTTCAAAGAAGGTTCAATTGTCACTGGAGCCCAGTCAGATATTGACTTTGATTTATATTTTGTTAAAGTTTTAGCTGCAAATCCAAATTCAAGTGGTGACGCTGCAGTCGAATCATATAGAACTTCTTACCATGGTCAGTTTATAAAAGGACAAACAACAGGTGTTGTTGCAAAAGTAATCAATTCAGACGCAGAAACAAGCACAGATTACATAACTCTTTATGTTAGATTAGAAAGACAAGGAACTGATACTAGCAATTCCTTTGCATTTAGTGGAGACGAGACTCTAGTTAAGTGTGGATTCGATTCAAGTGGAGCAGTATCAGAAGATTCAACAAGTAATAACGATTTTAAAGTTGCACCTACTTCAACTACTCCAGTTGGAAGAACTTCTATTGCAAATATATCAGAAGGTGTAGTATTTTGTAGAGGATTCTTTGTAAAAGTAGAAGCTCAACAGTTAGTTTTAGAAAAATATAACCCAAAACCTTCATATAGAGTTGGTCTTGCAATCAAAGAAGAGTTTATATCGGTTGCAGAGGATAGTTCTCTATACGATAATGCACAGGGAACTTCAAACGAGAATGCAGCTGGTGCTGATAGACTCAAATTTTCATTAACTCTATCAAAATATTCACTTACTTCAACAGAAGACGCAAACTTTATAGAAATAGTTAGAGTTAATCAAGGTCAGATTGAACTTCATACCAATCGACCAATGTATACAGAGATTGAAAACACTCTTGCACGAAGAACTTTCGATGCAAATGGTGACTTCATAGTAAATCAGTTTACACATAGTCTAAGAGAACACTTAGACGACTCAACAAACAGAGGTTTTTATCTCAAAGCAAATGGTGGTGACGAATCTAAATTTGTATTCCAAGTATCGCCAGGAAAAGCATATGTCAAAGGATATGAGATTGATAAAATTGGAACTTCAAATCTTAATATCAAAAAAGCAAGACAATCAGTCACATTAAATACTGCAAATACTCCAACTAGGTTAGGACAATATATCAAAATCAAAAATGGTTTTGGATTCCCTGACTTTGGTAATGAAAGTGGTAGTTCAGGTATAGTTCCATTTGCAATATGTAAATTATTCCCAAGTGTCACAGCAGTAGCAGGAACACTAAACAGTGAAGACCATATTGGTTTTGCAAGAGTTAGACACATAGACAATTACGGAACTACTAATGATAATACAGGTTTATATCTCTTTGATATAAAAATGTTTACTAAATTAAAAGCAGGTGGTTCAATTACTAATTCAAATGTTGGTGATAAGGTCACAGGGTCACTTTCAGGTGCAACAGGTATCATAGGTCATGTCAACGGTGCAAACATGTATGTTCATGATGTTGTAGGAACATTTGTGCATAATGATGTAATTACATCAGAAGGTGACGGAACTGCAACATTCACTGTAGTCGGAGAAAACTTTAGAGGCATTGCAGACCAAGTTAGAACATTTAACATAGACAGAGTTAGAGGTATAGGACAAGAAAGAAGTGGTTCAGGTGATGCAGACTTTACAGCAGATGCAGTTGCAGACGGTGATAACACATTAACAGGAAGTGTATCAATTGCAGCCAATGGTAATATCACTGGTTTTGGAACAAGATTTACAGCTGAACTTAAAGAAGGTGATATCATTATAGACGGTAGTGGAAATGAACAAGTAATTTCTGCCGTCACAGATTCAGTCACAGCTCAAACAGTTGCTTCAAGTGGGGTCGGTGCGTTTAGTGTTAACCCTTCTGCAACAAGACGAAGAGTTAAAATATTTGACCAAGACCAAGCAGTATCAATATATTCATGGCCAAGAGATTTTATTAAGAGTCATACACCTGATAGAATAACTATCAGAAGACAAAAAGTAATTTCAGTATCAAGTAGTAAAGTCACAATCACAACAGGGACAGGTGAAACTTTCTCAACAGTTGACAGAGATAACTTCCAATTATCAATCATAAATTTAGACGGTAATTCAGGTGGTGGAAATGTATTAGGTGCAGAATTAGATTTTGCAAGTGCGCCTCCAAGTGCTTCTAACCTCGGTGGTGGAGGACAACAAATACAATTCTCTACTACTGCTTCAGACGGTGTAAAATATCTAGTATCATATACAGTTATTGACGATTCTCCTGAACATAGAAATAAAGTTTTAAACAGGTCTCGTTGTGCAATTGTAAACACTGCTTATGTCGCAGGTGCTTCTGATTACGGAACATGTTATGATAATAAAGATATATCACTAGGTGTTGCAGATGTATTAAAGGTTCGTGCAATATATGAGGGTATCGGAGGTTCAACACCTTTACCTCCAAGTGGTAGATTAGGTGGTGCTGGATATTCAGGAACAGACTTTGTAAGAGACGAAGTAATCATAGGTCAAACATCAGGTGCCCAAGCAAGAATTATTAAATATGCAAATTCAGGTGCAACATTTTTCTATTACTTAAACGACTTTGTATTTACAAGTGGAGAAACAGCTGTAGGACAAACTACAAATGCAAGTGCAGCTATCGACCAAATAACAACAGGTTCAGATAATATCACAGCAAGATATTTCTTTGACGATGGTCAGAGAGACGGTTTTTATGATATTGCAAAAATTACATTGAAGCCTGGTGAACCTACACCAAACAATTCAATTCTTATAGTCTTTGATAACTTTACTTCAAATGGTGGTGAGTTTTATGATGTAAATTCATACACAGACGCAGGTTTAGACTATAAAGAAATACCAGTATATACACCAAACAGAATAGATATGGGTGGATTAGAACCTGATGGTGAATACGAACTATCAGATGCAGTAGACTATAGACCTACAGTTGCACAATTATATTCAGATTCAAACTTCTCTACTGCAAATCCCGACCCTCAGAGTCCAGCTAATATATCAACTGGATTAAGTGGTGACCCATTCAAATACGAAAACAAGGTATTCACAGGAACAGGTTCAGCTGCATTAGATACACCTATGAAAGGTGGTGCAACAGTTGGAGACATAGAGTTCTATACTTCAAGAATAGATAGAATCTATTTAGGTAAAGACGGATTATTTGAAATATCAACAGGTATCCCGTCTATATCACCAACTAGACCTAAGGCAATTGACGATTCAATCGAAATGTTTGAATTGTTCATTCCAGCATATACAAAAAAATTAGAAAATATTAGAGTAAGAAGTTTTGACCATAGAAGATACACTATGAAAGATATAGGTCGTATCAATAACAGAGTCACAAATTTAGAAAGAGTCACTTCATTATCTCTATTAGAAAAAGATACACAATCAAAACAAATATTAGATGCAGACGGATTCGATAGGTTTAAATCAGGTTTCTTAGTAGATAACTTTAGAGGTCATAAGATTGGTGATGTTAACCACCCCGATTATAAATGTGGTATAGACACAAAAATGGGTATGTTAAGACCTCAAAACATGCAACAATTCTTTGATTTGAATTTAGATACAACAAATTCAACAAATTATCAACAGACTGGTGACTTAATTACTTTACCATTCTCAGAAGTAAACTATATCAATCAAGATAAAGCTTCAAGACATATTAATGTTAACCCATATCATGTCTTTGCATTTATTGGTAATGTAAAACTAACGCCAGGCACAGACATATGGAATGATACAGAAAGACTACCTGATGTCAGAGTTAATAGAGAAGGAAACTTTGACGCTGTTAGAGCGTCAACAGGTAATGCATTAGGAACAGTTTGGAACTCATGGCAATCTACATGGGTTGGAGAACCTTCAACTGTATCAACAGAAGTTCAATCAACATCATCAGGTTCATGGTCAGGAGACCCAGCTCAAGGTGGTCAATGGCAATCAGGTCAAGAGGTCACTAGAGAAATTACAGAGTCACCTGAAATACAAACAAGAACAGGTATCTCAACAAGTGTTGTCGAAGACTTTGTAGAAACAAGAAACGATAGAATAGTATCTGTTTCAATTATTCCTTTCATGAGAGCAAGGACTATTGAAGTAGACGCAACAAATTTAAAACCAAACACAAACCATTTCTTCTTCTTTGACGGAATTAGAGTTGATAAGTTTGTGAGACCACAAGCATCTGCATATTCACAGGACGGTGGAACTACAGTTTCTTCCAATTTAAAATCAGATGGTAATGGTAGATTAAGAGGATTCTTTGAATTACCAAATACTGAAACTCAAAGATTCCCTACAGGACAAAGAGAGTTAAAATTAACCTCTTCATTCCATAACTTGTCTAATCCACCAAGTTCAGGTTCAGCAGTATACCAAGCTCAAGGATTATTGTCAAGTTCACAAACAGAAATTGTTTCAACAAGAAATGGAAGAGTTATAACACAATTAGTAGAAGGTGAAAGACAAATACAAAGGAGAGGTGAAAGATTAAATATATCTCCAGTAGATAATAACCCACCTGCTATACCTATTGATACAATACCAATTGCTGAACCTATAGTAGCAGACCCAATAATTGCATTCCCAATAGAGGTGCCAGAACCACCAGCAATACCAACTCCTGAATTACCTAGTGTATTAGATTTCAGAATTGGTTCAAGATTAGAAAGAGGTTGGGGAGACCCACTTGCACAATCATTCTTATGTGAAGCAAGTGGAGGTATGTTTATATCTTCTGTAGATGTATTCTTCCAAGCAAAAGATACCCACATGCCTGTTTCTGTAGAAATAAGAAACATGGTGAATGGATATCCAGGCCAAATAGTATTACCTTTCTCAACAGTCACAAAGAATCCAAGTGATGTAAATATATCTGCTGACGGTTCGACTGCAACAACATTCTCATTCGAATCACCAGTATATGTTGAAGAAAAGAAAGAGTATGCATTAATAGTATACTCAAACTCAAACGAATACGAACAATGGATATCAAGAATGGGTGAAACTGATTTAATATCAGGACAACAAATTTCAGGACAACCATACGCAGGTTCACTATTCTTATCACAGAATGCTTCAACTTGGACTGCTGAACAGACAGACGATATGAAGTTTACTATGAAAATATGTAAATTTGATACTACAAAGATACCAGCTATTCATTTTGAAAACAAAGACCTTGAAATGGATACATTAGGAAAGAACCCATTATTAACAACATCAGGAAGTAATACTGTTAAAGTATCTGCATACAATCATGGTTTATATGACCCGAGTTCAAATGTAAAAATCTCAGGTGTCGTTGGTGATAGAGTAGGTTCTGTATTAGAAGTAGGAAGTCCAAACATATCAGGTTCACCTAGTGATAGCACATATACATCACAAACTGCTGATTCCACAACAGGAAGTGGAACAGGTATGATAATAAATGTAGAAATAGCAAGTGGTGCAATAGGAACAACAACTGGTATAAGAATTGTAAACCCAGGCCAAGGATATGCAGCTGGTGATACAGTCACATTTGATGACTTTGACGGTGGAACAGCTGATTTAACAGTCACAGTTGTGACAATTGGTGATACTTTAGGAGGTATTCCAGTAAATGCAATTGGTGGTAGTTCAGAAATCACATATGGTGATGCTTCAAATGACGGTGTATCAAATATAGGTATCGATTCATTTAATGTTGCACCTAACTTAACAAATTTTATTGCAAATAGTAAATTAGTAAGTGGATATACTGCATTAGAATCAACAACAGGTGGTGGTTCAGCAGTCAAAGTTTCTAGAAACTATATCTTCGATGCATTACATACAATGATTCCTTCAACACAGGTTGGAAGTTGTAAAGTGGTATCAAGTATTAATACAACTGCAATGAAATCGGTAGAAGGATTTATAAGTTCAGGTGATACAGTTTACAATAGAAGAACAACAAATAACTTTATTACATTAAATGACAATACTTTCTTAGACGCTCCAGGCATAGTTGCTTCAGTGGTCAATGAAACAAATAAAATGCAATCACAAAGGTCATTTAGATTGATAACACAAATGTTATCTAGAAATCCAAATATATCACCAGTGATAGATGTAGGAACTATTGGTTGTATTGCAATATCAAACAGAATTAATAATATAGATAGTCAAGCTGGTAAGAAACTAGACGGAACATTAACTTCATTACCAACAGACATTACATTTATACCTTCAACAGAACCCGAAGGTGACCAAAATGCATTTATATATGTGACAAGAAAGGTAAATCTCAAAACTCCAGCAACTTCAATCAAGGTTATTGCAGATAACTTTAGACCACCAACAACTGAATTGAAGTATATGTATAAGATTGTCAAGACAGATGAACAAACACCTTTAGACGATATTGGTTTTGAATTCTTTAATACAGACGGTTCACCCGATGTTGCAGTTGAAAATGATTCAAGAAACTTTAAGGAATATGAATATACAGTAAATGATTTACCCGAGTTCTCTTCCGTTATAATTAAAATTGTAGGTCAAGGAACCAACTCTAGTGTAATACCAATGGTATCTGCATTGAGAGTCATGGCATTAGCATAATGGCAGATTTAAAGGTAGAAGGACATACTCACTTAGTTAGAGACGAGGAGTCCCATGCAATTATCAATACTGATGTTGAACAGTATAGATTAACAATGAGACGAAGAGAAGTTATGAGAAGTCAACGAGAAGACATAAATAATTTAAAGAATGAGTTAGGTGATATAAAAGGACTATTGAAGGAACTTATAGAGAAGACACATGGCTAATACAGTAAATGATAACAATACTTTAAACGAATTTAGAAGTTCGTATAACACACTTGCAAATGAAGTGGGAACACTTACAGGTTTAAGAGGGTCATTAAAAAGTCCAAATACATTAGTAGATGCAATCAATGTCATTGAAGATAAAACATTCTTCTTTCAACAATTTGAATATGTTGCAACAGCTGGACAACAAGCATTCTCAGGTGCAGACTCAAATGGAAATGTTTTACAATACAGACAAGGTAAAATACAAGTATATCTAAACGGAGTTCACCTTGTAGAAGGTGGGTCAGGAACAGCAGGTTATTCTGCACAGAACTTTGTATCACCATTCCATACTGGTATATTAGTTAACGGTGCTACAAGTGCAAATGATGTTCTTACAATATATGCATATACTGGTTCTGCAACAGGAGTCGCTGCAGACGGTGGTGGCGGTGGAGGTAAGTTTACCGAAACAGCTGCAAATACAATCTACAATACTAATTCAGCAGGAGTGATTCTAAATGGAACATTAGCTGCAGCCACCTCATTACAATCAGGATACCAAATACAGAATGAGGGTAATACTTTTATAAATGGTAATGTTAAAATAGATACAGGACATACCTTTGAGTCACCTTCCATGACAGACGGAACTGCAACAATTACAGGTGGAGTTGGAACAGGATTTAGTTCTATAACTTCAACAAGTTTTGTTGGTAATATAACAGGTAATGTCGTTGGAGATGTCACTGGTAATGTATCAGGAAGTGCTGGAACAGTATCTTCAATAACATCACATAATATTGAAAACTTAAGTAATGTCGATAATTCCACACCGTCAGACGGACAAATATTAGTATATAATGCAAGTGGAAGTAAATATGTCCCAACAAACCAACAAACATCTGATACAGTCACAGAGGGTGGAACTAATCTCTATTTTACAGGAGAGAGAGTATTAGATTATCTATCAGGAACTACTACAGGTGGTGAAGGATTAATCGGTGGAACAGGTATATCTTTGTCATATGATGATGACAATAATCAATTGACTATTAACGGTTCTGCACAATATGGTAATTCAGATGTTCAATCATACTTAAGTGGTGGAGCTGGACTTGCAATGAGTGGTTCAGGTGCATTTAGTGTGAATACTTCAAACGGAGTGAAAATCGATGGTGACGATGTCGAATTAGATTATGAAATAGTATCTTCTGCACCAACTGGTGTCGGCTCGACAAGCGTAGGTCACCTTTGGTTAGTAGTATGATATGGCTGATGAAATATACATAAATCAAGGTTCCCAAGTTCAACAACCCTATCAGGGACAGATTGCCTATCAAGCATTTGAAACAACTCAAAGAACTACACAACTTGGAGTAAACAGACAAGGACAACAACCTTTTCCTTTTATTGCTCAAAGTCCTTTTACATATAGAAACCCTGTTAATCAGCAACAACCTAATATTAGAGATGGACAGAACCCATTTACATATACAAGACAAGGTCAGTCACCGTTTACATACGACCACCAATCACCCTTTACATATAATAGTCAAAATGTTGCTAAGCAATCTTCGTATATTGCAAATGCACAACAACCATATCCGTATATTGCAAATGTTCAAGAACCTAATATCAGAAATGCACAAACTACTATTCAAAATGTAAGTAAACAAAGTCCTTTTACATATGATTATCAATCGCCAGGCACTACACCTGTTCAAGGACAACAACCAGTAATTAGAGATAAACAAATAACTTACGGGAATAATGCAACAGGTCAAAGACCTCTTGCTCAAGGTGGGGTTCAAGCACCAAATAATATTCAAACACCATTTACATATCAACATTTACAACCAAGAATGGGTGGATATCAAACTATACCTCAAGCATATCCAGGCCGATTCTATGATGATGATTCGCCAGGCTTTGCAACATATCAATATCAGGTTCCAATTATTGCTCAGGCGAGACAACCAAGTCAATTCCAAGCAGCTAATGTGCAAACTCCAACTCCAGCAATTGCAAATTCACAGGCACCATATCCGTATATTGGTCAAGCACAACATTTAACATTTTATTTTAGTCCTAATACTGGTGAGGATTATCCATACAGAACACCAACACAAGCACAGGCTCAAGGAAGAACACCTTCTACATATCAAGTGCAGGCTAGAACACCGTCATTTACAACACAACAACCGTATCCTTACATACAATATTCTCAAGGCCCTACTACATATGAACATAGGTCTCCGTTTACATATCAAACACCGACACAGGAACCTAATATTAGAGATGCAAGACAACCTGTAATATATCAACACCAACAACCAAGCACATATGATTATCAATCACCTAATACATATGCAAGACAAGGACAGACTCCTTTCACATATACTGCAAGACAACCTGTGATATATCAGAATGTTGGTGCAAGCGCACAAGAACCAAACATTAGGTCAGGACAACAACCTTATCCATATATTGCACAGGGTAGACAACCATTTACATATAATTATAGGTCACCTTCAACATATCAGAGTCCTGTAAGTGGGCAACAACCAATTAATTCAACTGGTAGAAATCCATTTCCTTATATACACCAACAACCACAACCGTATATTTACAATTCACCATATATTGCAAGACAACCATATACTACAACTAGAAATATAGGTGCTGTTGCAAAAGTTAAAGGTATATTTGTAAATAATCAAGGTGTAGTTGCAAAAGCACAAGAAGTATATGTGAATGCACCTCAAGGATTAGAAAAAGTTCACCAAGCAGTTCCAAATGCACAATTCTTAAAAGGAACAGAAGGTGACGGTGGACAAACACCATATCAACCTGGCCCCGGCTAATAAAATATATAAATAGTTTTATGGCTATTATTGCAAACTTATTCATTGACCAAGGAACAGATTTTTCTATTACGGTAGATGTGACTGATTCAGCGGGAACAGCATTAAATCTTACAGGATATTCTGCAGCTGCACAAATCAGAAAGACATATAGTTCTTCAACTGCCTCTGCAACATTCACAACAAATATTGCAGCTGCAACTGGACAAGTGACTTTAAGTTTGACAGATACCGAAACTACTAATTTAGAAGCAGGTCGGTATGTATATGACCTAAATATAAATAGTTCAGGTGGTCAAAAGACTAGAGTAGTCGAAGGACAAGCAACAGTGACCCCAGGCGTGACGAGGTAAGTATGGCAACAATTAAAGCAAGAGTATTAAACAACAGTAATATCAGAGCAAAACAGGTCGCAATCGGTAATACCGATACGGTGAACTTATCAACAAAATCTATACAAGAACTTTCAGATGTCAATGCAACAGAGACAGATAAAGGAGTTCTTCAATATAACGCTTCTACAGATAAGTGGGAAACCACTAATGTTTTAGACGGCGGAACATTCTAAAAGTATAAATACTTATACAATCAAGGTGTCATTCAGTGAGACACGACCCTCATAGTGAGAGGATTGGTATATTATAATCTTTCTCGAATAGTGCAGAGAAAAATTTGCAAATTTTTAATATAAACAACTATTTTTTCAGGAGAAAAAAATGGCAACAGTAATTCAGATTAAACGAAGCACAGGAGTGTCCGCCCCCGCAGTCTCAGACTTGTCGGAAGGCGAATTAGCTTATGTGCAAGATAGGTCTAATTCGGGTGCTGGAGCAAAACTTTACATAGAATCCGTAGATTCTGATAATTCAACTCCATTGATTCATGCAATCGGTGGTAAATACTTTACTGATATTTTATCAGGTTCAACTGCAACACCAGCCAACTTTAAAGTTGGTAATAGTGCAACGCAGGGAGCTGAGATTCAGTTATTAGAAGATTCAGATAACGGTTCACATTATGTTGCATTGAAAGCACCTAACAGTGTGGCTGGAAATGTGACATTAACCTTGCCGGGCGCAGACGGTTCTAATGGACAAGTTTTGGGAACAGACGGAAGTGGAACCCTATCATTTATTTCGACAACCTCGACTCTTGCTGGTGCGTCAGACACAGATATATCCTCACCTAGTGGTGGACATATCCTAGTCTACGATGGAAGTAATTCCTTCGACAATGTCGCAGTATCAGGAGACGCAACAATTGCATCTAACGGTGCATTAACAATAGCAAACACTGCTGTGGAAACAGCAATGATTGCAAATGACGCAGTCACACTAGACAAGATTGCAGATGCAGTTATCATTACAGAAGGAGAAGGTATTTCTTCTAATGATGTGGACACAGGATTCCCAACAGCAGCTGCAGTTAAAGATTATGTTGATTCACAGGACACTGCTCAAGACTTGGATTTCCAAGCTGATTCAGGTGGTGCCTTATCAATTGATTTAGACAGTGAAACCATGGTATTTGCTGGAACAGCAAATGAGATTACAACAACTGCATCAGGTAATACCGTCACAATCGGTATGCCAGATAATGTCACTATCGCAGGAAACCTAACAGTAAGTGGAACAACTACTACAGTTAACTCTACAACAGTTAGTATTGCTGACCCAGTTTTTGAAATTGGTGACGATAGTTCAGACGACAACCTAGACAGAGGTATTAAATTCAAATACAACAGTTCAGGTGCAAAAGTTGGTTTCTTCGGTTTCGATGATTCAACAGGTAAGTTCATAGCATTAGGAGCTGCAACAGACTCTTCTTCAACATTCTCAGGAACAGCATTAGGTGCAGTTTTTGGTGGATTAGAAGCTTCAGGTCTTGCTCTTTCAGGTTCTATTACTTCTATTGACGGGTCTGCTCCAACAGCAGGTCAGTTGTTAATTGGTCACGGTTCAAACGGTGACTTTGCAGCTGGAACCCTAACAGCAGGAGAAGGTATAGATGTGACTAATGCAGACGGTAGTATCACAATCGCAGGTGAAGATGCATCAACCTCTAATAAAGGTATAGCAAGTTTTGCAAGTGCAAACTTTACAGTGAGTAGTGGTGCAGTATCAATAACTGCTATTGACGGCGGAACATTTTAATTAACCGTTTATAGGAGGAAAACGATATGGCAACTCAGATACAGTTTAAGCGTTCATCAACTCAGAATGAAGTGCCCGCAACAAGTGATTTAGCACTTGGTGAAGTGGCAATCAATACCTATCATGGTAGAATGTATACAGAGAAAAATGATGGAAGTGCAGCTATAGTTCAGATTGGGTCTAACCCAACTTCACTAACTGTTAATGATGCATATTCTTTTCCAACCGCTGACGGTTCTAGTGGTCAAGTCTTAAAAACTGACGGTTCAGGAACATTAAGTTTCGGAGCTGCAAGTAGTGGAGCTGGTATATCTATTTTTAAATATACTATATCTTCAAACACTACTTCGATAACTGGTAATGACGATGACGGAAACTCTCTATCCTACACAGTAGGTTCAGAGCAAGTTTACCTCAACGGTGTTAAACTGGTTGACGCAGGAACAGACTATACTGCCACAAATACATCAACCGTCACTTTGGCACAGAATGCTATAAGTGGAGATGTAGTAGAAGTTGTATCCGTGACTGCAACTGATTTAGTTCAAGGGAACTATACAGAAAGTTCATTCTCGGCAACAACTGCAAACCAAGTATTATCAGCAAACGCGGTTGCCAATAAGGCAATCAAGTATGTGATAGTCGCAACACATGCTTCTGCAGGCACACATGCTTGTGAAGTGTTAATAGTAAACAATGGAAGTAATTCATATTTCGTTCAATACGGTGATGTGATTTCAAGTTCCAGTTTGTTTTCACTGAGTTCAGATATTAATTCAGGAAACATGAGATTACTCATTACTCCAGTTAATACAAATACTACAGTGGATACATTCCAAATCAGACTTACATAGGGGGATATAAATGGCAATAACTAAAGCTTTTAAACTTGCAGAACTTATCCGACATATAGAGTATGATTCTACAGACGATGTAATTAAAACGAGTAAACCAACTCAAGATAAAAATACAAAGAAAGGAAGTGATACTAAAACTTCTACTTCTCAATTTAGTCTTGATACATTTGCTCATGCAACCTACAGGGCTGCAAGATACATAGTTGCAATGTCAGAAGGAACTAATTTCCATTCTACTGAAATCATGTTGATTCATGACGGAACAACAGTGACAATCACACAGTATGGTATACTCAAGGATACTACACTTGCCACATTTGATGCAGACATTAATGGCTCAAATGTTAGACTATTATGCACTCCTGCTTCTACAAACTCGACAGTAATCAAGTTTGACAGAACAGTAGTGGACGCATAAGTTCTTAAGGGGGTCAATCGACCCCCTTTTTTTCATATTTCTTTTTTCTTTAGACACCCCAATCTCATAAATAATCAAGTAAAACTTAAATTGAGGACACTAAATGGCAACTACAAATACTTTTGTTATTGAATACGGGATAAGTGTCGGGTCAACAGAGGTTATCAATAGCTCAGGTAAATTACAAGCGAGTGCAATCAGCACTCTAGATACGGATAATCTTTCAGAGGGTTCGACAAATCAATATTTCACGAATGCAAGAGCAAGAGGAGCAATCTCACTTGCAAGTGGAGAAACTAATTTATCATATAATTCTTCAAATGGAGAATTGAGTTTGCCAACAGTTAATGGAGGCTCGTTCTAATGGCAGATGTAAACTTTAAAATTAAAAATGGTCTATCCGTAGGGGATACCGAGGTATTAGACAGCTCAGGTGATTTAACTGCAGCTGCATTCGGAACTGCAGCCCTAGAAAAAATAGATGACCAAGTAAACTCTTTACTAACAGCAGGTTCAGGAATATCATTATCATATGATGATTCAGCAGGAACATTAACAGTCACGAGAGACGCAGAGACAGGAGACATTGAAGGAGTCACTGCTGGAGACGGACTTTCAGGTGGTGGAACAAGTGGAACAGTATCACTTGCATTAGACCTAAACGAATTAACAGCTGCAACAGTAGATGTATCTGCCGATAGTATACCATTCATAGATGGCACTGCAACAAGAAAAGAAAGTATTTCAGATTTAGTATCAGGAATGGCTGGAACAAATTTAACTGCAAGTTCAGGAACATTAGGAATTGCAGATTCAGTTATTAGAGGAAAGATTAGTGCAAGTGGAGATTTATCATATAACTCTTCAACTGGTGTAATATCATTTACAAATGACGCTGGTGACATAGAAAGTGTTGTTGCTGGTTCAGGTTTAACAGGCGGTGGCACATCAGGAGATGTCACACTAAATGTTATAGGTGGTGACGGTATTACTGCAAATGCAAACGATATTGCATTATCTTCATCAGTTGCAGGCGACAATCTTTCATATAGTTCAGGTGTCCTAGCAGTAGAACAAAATTTAACAAATTCTTCTGCACCATATTATCATAGGTCAATAGTCACCGTATCAAGTGGTAAATTCTTATTTGACGGTCAATCGTCCTCACAAGCTTTAAGACTAACACCAAATGTAGTCTATAGATTTGACCAATCAGATAGTTCAAACGGTTCACACCCATTAAGATTCTCTGAATCAGCAGACGGTTCAGAAATGACAGACGGTTATTTAATCTATAACAAAGTTGGAACTCCAGGCTCTAGTGGTTCATATACAGAAGTTGCATTCGACCAAGAATCAAACAATCCTATGTATTTCTACTGTTCAAATCACAGTGGAATGGGTAATACAGTTATACTTGGTGGTGCAGAGAATACAGATTCATTAGACGAAGGTTCGAGTAATCTTTATCATACCACTGCAAGAGCAAGAGCAGCTATAAGTGCTGGTGGTGACTTATCATACAACAGCACAACTGGTGTAATGAGTTTCACAAACGATGCTGGAGACATATCATCAGTCGTTGCTGGAGACGGTTTAACAGGTGGTGGAACAACAGGAGATGTCACACTTGCAGTTCAAGTAGATGATAGTTCTATAGAAACAGATTCAGATACATTAAGAGTAAAAGCAAGTGGTATAACAAATGCCATGTTAGCAGGTTCGATTGCAAATGATAAACTTGCTGGTTCGATTGCAAACGCAAAACTTGCAAATAGTTCTATAACTCTAAACTCTAATACAGTTGCATTAGGTAATTCACTTACATTAGATACAGACGATATCGGTGAGGGTTCAAGTGCCCAATATCATACAACAGAAAGAGTTCAAGATGTAGTTGGAGCTCAGATTGCAACTAATGGTTCACATACAAATATTACTGCAAGTTATGACGACGCTGGAGACGGTGCAGTCGACTTATCAATCACAGATGCAGTAATCAGAGGTAAAATATCTGTCACAGATTCAGGTGGAGACGGTTCACTTGCATATAATAACTCTACTGGTGTAATAACATATACTGGCCCAAGTGCTTCAGAAGTAAGAGCTCACATAAGTGCTGGAACTGGTGTAGGATTCTCAGGTGGTGCAGTTAGTATTGGACAGGCAGTTGGAACAAGTGATAATGTGACCTTTAACAATTTGGTTGTAGGTGGAAACCTAACAGTCAGTGGAACTACTTCAACAGTTAGTTCTACAAATACAACAATTTCAGATGCACTTATAGAATTAGGAAATGGAACATCAGGTTCTCCTTCAAATGACGCAGGTTTGGTTATTGAAAGAGGAAGTTCAGATAATGTGTTTATAGGTTGGGACGAAAGTGCAGACGCAATCACATTCGGAACAGGTTCATTTACTGGTGCTTCAACAGGTAATTTAACAATTACCCCAAGTGCAGTTAACACTGGTGCAGTCACAATTACAAATGCAACAAATAATGGTGGAACTGCAAGAAACATATATCAGTCAACCTCTGCACCTAGTGGTTCAGACGGAGCAGTTGGTGATTTATGGATTCTATACTCCTAATAAATAGGAGACATACAGGATAATTTATGGCGTCAGGTTCACAGAAAGTTAAAACCCCATCAGGTTGGAATGCAACTCAAGGTGCATGGGTCAAGACAGGCCCGTCTACTTGGAAAGCAGTTGACCAAATTTATATTAAAGCTCCAGGCGGGTGGAATAATGCTTCAGGTCAAGAGGCAGTGCAACAACCTTATCCATATATTGCACAGGGTGGTTCTCCATATATTGCAAATGCACAGAACCCATATCCCTATATTGCAAATGCACAGGAACCAAACATTAGGTCAGCACAACAACCTTATCCTTACATTGCAGACGGTGGGTCACCTTATATTGCAAATGGACAGGAACCTAATATTAGAAACCAACAGGAACCAAATATTCGTTCTGCACAGCAACCGTATCCATATATTGCAAATGCACAGGAACCTAATATAAGAAACAGACAAAATCCGTTTACATACGACCATAGGTCACCTTTTACATATAATCACAGAAGTCCTTTTACATATGACCATAGGTCACCTTTTACATATCGTAATCCGTTTACTTACAATCATAGGTCACCATTTACATATAACTATAGGTCACCGTTTACATACAGAAGTCCTGTGAGTGCTCAGGAACCTAATATTAGGAATGGACAGAACCCATTTACATATCCAGCAAATATTCAACAACCGAATATTCGTTCTGCACAACAACCGTTTACATATCCAGCAAATATTCAACAACCAAATATTAGGAGTGCTCAACAACCGTTCACATATCCTGCGAATATTCAGCAACCTAATATAAGAGACGCTAGGACACCGTTTACCTATCATGCAAGACAGCCGGGCAGTGCAAGACAACCAGTTCCTTTCTCATATCAAAGTCCATATATCGGAACTGCAAGACAACCAGTTTACTACCCAGGCGGTGGTTCACCAGGCTTCGGTGGTGGTTGTTTCGCAATGGGAACTATGATATGGATGAGCGACAATACATACAGACCAATCGAAACTATAGAAATTGGAATGTCAGTAATGACATTCGGAGAATCAATAGAGGTTGGAGTGGTCGAAGAACTTATGCAGCCTAGAGTGTGTGGGTTATACGATATAGAAGTCAACGGTAAAATTACTGGTGTGACTGGAGGACACCCATTCTTAGTTCAAGATAAAGGGTGGTGTGTTATAAACATGGAAGACTGGGAGCAAGAAGTTGCTGACGGTGTTGCTTGGGGTGGAGAAGTCTCAGGTGTAATTGAAGAGGGTGATATCCTTGTAGATTCATTATCATTGATTTTAAATAATCAATCGAATGCAAAGGTATCTAATATTAACAAATTGGAAGGAGAACATGAGGTCTATCACTTGGCTCGTGTAAGTGATAATGCGAACTTCTTTGCAAATGACTTTGTAGTCCATAACTTACAGAAGAGATAATATGCCATTTTATCAAAGTGTATATGCAACTCAAGCAAGACAACCAGTTCCTGCGAGTTATCAGAGCCCATACGGAACTCAGAATCCTTACATTGCAAATGCAAGACAACCGTTTACCTATAATTATAGGTCACCGTTTACATATCAAGCACCTGCTAGAAACCCTTTCACTTATCATTATAGGTCACCCTTTACATATCAAGCACCCGCTAGAAACCCTTTCACCTATAATTACAGGTCACCATTCACCTATCAGGCACCTGCGAGACAGCCTTTTACTTATCACTATAGGTCACCGTTCACTTATAGAAATCCAGTATCAGCACAAGAACCAAATATCAGGTCAGCACAACAACCGAATATTAGAGATGCACAATCACCAAGTAATGCACAACAACCTACTATTAAGTCAGCACAAGAACCAAACATTAGGTCAGCACAGGAACCTAATATTAGGGACGCAAGACAACCTTCTACATATGATTATCGTTCACCTTCAACATACGAAAGACAGGGTCAAACACCTTTCACATATGACCATAGGTCACCTTTAACATATTCACATAGAAGTCCGTTTACATATAGTAATCAGAACCCTACAACTTATGCAAGACAGGGTCAGACACCATTTACTTACAACTATAGAAGTCCTTCGACATATGCAAGACAAGGTCAGACACCTACTACATACAGTAATCAAAACCCGACTACTTATGCAAGACAAGGTAGAACACCAGTTATTAGGTGGGACGGAGTCTTACAACAACAATGGCCTGGAACACCGATATCTAGTTAATTTTAGTCAACTAAATACATTTATATTATGGATACTTTTGAATATATACAAACCCTAGACCGAGCAAAAGAGTTATTCAAACCCTATACTTCTTATGAGGATATGCCTACAAAGCAAGTTCAATTAGGTCAACTCCCTGTTCCAAAACATAGAAAAGATACAGACGAAACAGAAGAAGTGTGGAGATACATTATAGATGAATGTATGCCTCCAATTAGATTAGTCACTTGGAAAGATATAAAACCTTTAATGGATAGTAAAGAGATTATGTCATGGGGTGGATTAGACCACAACGCATATCAATACTTAAATTATCTACATAAAGGTTGGACAGAAGAAAATAGACCCGACCACCCTCTCAAAGGTGGTTCTATGGATTATATGAATGCAGACGGTGAATACGAATGTCTTACTCAACCTACAATAAAAACAGCTTATGATAGGATAAAGTTTGCAGACAAATATGGATATGTAGAAGGAACTCAAGAATATGAAGACTTAATGAATGGAGTTATAGATATAACTCTTGATTCTGAAAAAGAAAATACAATATGTTCTATTTACTATCACGCTGCAAAAGCTCATTGGTTAATAAATGATATACAAAAGAATGGTCTCTGGCAACCTATTCAAGGTCTTACACACTACACAGGAAATCCAGGCGGTAAACATTCTTTATCTATACACCCTGGCTCAATGAGAAGTAGGTCTTTTCAATCAATGGATTATCCCGATAATACTTGTCTTGTCACTGATTATAGTAATTGTTTTCCTAATCACCCTCGTTTAAGTATGGAAAATATAAGAGATTATTGGTTCTCTCTAATACCTAAAGAGGGTAGAAATGTAAATGCAATTTATACAGACCAAAGAAAAATAGAGTTTAGTCCCTCTTTAGTTCAAGGTGGTGGAACTGATTTTAGAAAATATGTTTATGCATATAATAAGAAAGTGACAAAGTTATGTAAAAAGAAACCTTTAAACATATACATTGGTTATGATTCTTCTCACGATAATATTATACATGAAGTTTGTGAAAAGTCAATACATGATAGCATAGAAAGGTCAAAAAGTAAAGGCGCAGGAGCGGATTACTTTAACGATTTTGAAATAGAAACTAAATTACTTGACATAAGCAAAATAAAAGATTATAATAGAGACTATGCAAATCAATCTACTGAATTTACATATAGTAGATTTTTAATTCCATATCTAGAAAACTATGAGGGGTTTAGTATCTTTATAGATAATGATTACATATGGAAGAGAACTCCTTTACCATTTTTCTATTTTCTTGACCCCGACCATGCTGTTGCTTGTGTGCAATATGATTTTGAACACCATGACAGTGTAAAAATGGGTGGAGAAGTAAATATATCATATCCTAAAAAACTATGGTCTAGTATGATGATATTTAATAATGGACACGAAGATTGTAAAAAGTTAACACCCGAAGTTGTTAATAATCAGTCAGGTAAATATTTACATCAGTTTGAATGGACAGATAAAATTAGTAAAATACCTCATGGAAAAATTGCAACAGAAGGATTTGAAACAGAATGTCTTGATTCACACCATGCAGTCCATTATACAAGGGGTGGGCCATGGATAAAAGGCATGGATTGTTCAAACATAAATATGTTAGAACAATTTTATAAAGTGAAAAGCACCTTGCCAACAAACAAATAATATGGTATACTGGAGATTATTATGAATGCATTAACTTATTGTGAGTTTGGAAATCTACAAATTAGAAAACCAAACGGATTAGAATATCGATTTGAAAATGTCGATAAGCCTGAATTAGGTTTTGATTATGAGGTTTTAATATACGACCAAATAGAAGTCAAAGTATTAAAATGGGAAGAAGGAAAACCTTTAGAAGAACAGGAAACATTACCTTTATCTGAGACAGATAGAGATAGTATTGAAAAATATATTTCAAATTCAGAACCACCTATGGGTGTAAATTTGAATAATCAATTTATCGGTGAAATTAATAGAGCTGCACGAGAGAATATACAATTACAATCACAGAAACATGGTTTTGATGATTTCTTTGAATGTATATATGCTGGAAGAGAAGGTTCTGCTCACCCTTATAGGTCAGACGCAAGACGAGTATTAGAATATGCAGATGCAACTAATAATGTTCTTGACGGTCTTTTCAGAGAAATATCTGTCACTAGAGAAGATACTTTAAAACCTATAGAAGAATATCTTTTGGCTTTACCTACTCCCTCAAATTTGAAGGACGGAGGATTTAATGCCGAACATAAACTTTGATTCAATCGAACAGGTTGATTTAGACTCACCTTTTTATATTACCGAGGCACCTCTTGGTAATAAAATATATGTAATAGACAATTATCTTGATTCGTCTCTACACCATGCAATAGACCAATACCTAAATCACTCTACCTCATGGTTAAAAGGTAATGAGGTTAGTGGTGGAAAGGGAAGAGGTGGATTACCTAATCACCAACTATGGGGAGCTTCATATTTTAGAGGAAGAGATATTGGTGACGGCAGAAAAGAAAAAGTTATATGTGAATCTCATAGACATGGTATCCCTCATTTAATGAATTGGTTTGATAGAAAGATTAGAACAGATTTTGGTTTTGAATGGGTTAGGTTTCAGTATATGGGAACTAATTCACAAACACATGGTTTAGACGGAAGTAGTCATTCAGATTGTAGTCCTCATGATAATTATAATCTCTCTTTTTTATATTACACTAATACCTTTTGGAATGATAATTGGGGTGGTGATTTGAGATTTTACGATAGACATGTTCCTACAGGTGCAAGAGAATTAATGAACAAATATGAAATAGGAAGAGTTGCATTCAAACCAAATAGGTTATTAATGTTTGACGGAAGAATAGAACATGGTGCAGAATCCCCTTCTAAAGAAGCAAGATATATAGATAGGAAGTCTATCGTTTTGAGAGGAGACGAGATTAGACTATTAGACGAGAAACAAAGATATGCCAACTGTTGAATTTAGAACATATAATCCCGAAGCTTTTCAAAGATTTAAACCAGTCGTTGCAAAAAGTTATATGCCAGAATGGTGGAAGACTGCAAAGATTAAAATAGACCATAGAGGTTTAGCTGCTCAAACTATAAGGTCTTGTCCAGCAATGGACGATTATTTAAAAACTGGTTGGTATATTATTACTGCATGTGACATTCCTGTTATGAATGGTGAAACTTGGGATTGGCCAGACGGTGGAGAAAGTTTTACAACAAGAGTAGAAAACTTAGACGGAACTGATAATTTACAATATTCTCCAACTCACCCAGCTGCACAGTTTCAAGATTCATTTGAATATATGGGTGACGAAGGGCCTGTAAAAGATGCATTCAAAATGGGAAATTTTTGGAACATAACTACACCTCCAGGCTATTCAGTTTTTTTCATAGACCCATTCTTATTTCAAAATAAATTTTTTGCAGTATGGCAAGGTATAATTGATACAGATACTTTTAACTTAGGTATGGATAACGCACAAATTATTTTTTATCCAAAGGTAAATCATTCTTTTGTGATACCAAAAGGAACTCCTATATTACAAATAGTTCCTTTTAAAAGAGACGAGTGGAAGTCAACATTTATATACGGTAAATCTAAAGATTGGTATAACACACATGGTGTAGTAGAAGAGTCAATGCAAAAATGGCAAAAGGATTTTGGTTTACAAGACCCTTATACAGGACAAACTGTGCCAGTCGAAGATAGATTAAATATCGGTGGATATAGAAAGGCTGGGTTTAAAAGTAATAAAGCTACTTTATATAATGAAGGTGACAATCCACCACCTGAATGTCCTATGCATAGAAAAGAAGAGGTTCAGTTGGAAATGGATTTTAAAGAAAAACAAAGAAGTATGACAGACTTAAATTGGGACGGACATGAAGAAAGGGATTAGATTATTATTTCCAACCATTGTATACGAGGAGAACCTTGTAGAAAGTGGAAGGATTACAGCAGAACATTGTGGTATTTTAAAAGATGCAATAGACGGAATGAGAAAGAATGACCCAGTAGGTCGACAAATATCAAATGCATATACAGGTTGGCAATCTAATGACGGTTGTGAATCCAACCCAGCTTTTAGTAAGTTAATGAGAATATTGAGAGATATTTTTAATAATGAAATAGGTGGGTTCCATGGTATTGATAGAGGAAGAGTTCAGATATCTGTAGGTAATTGTTGGGCAAATGTAAATGACCACCTTGCATGGAATAGACCTCATTTACATAATGGTTGTTGGTATAGTGGTGCTTTTTATGTGCATTCAGAAGGAGACGAAGGTTCATTTATTGCAGTTAATACAGACCCCAAAGTTGTAGCTGATTATCCCCCTAACGCAAGGTCAATAGAGAGTTGGGAAGTAAAACCAGTGACAGGTAGTTTAATTTTGTTTCCGAGTGCTATGATGCATATGGTTGAACCTAATAGAACACATAAAGATAGATACTCTATTTCATTTAATGTGAATACAGATAGGATAGGACACCAAAGAGAACACCAAGTTAAAAGAATAGATGAAGATTGGAACTTATTTAATTTAGACGAAGATTTTGAATTGACTAAGTAATTTTCATAAATAAGTGTATGGAAATCACTATATCACCTTACATTCTGTGGAACCTCGTAATGACAATTGTCATTTTACCGTTAGGTTTTCTCATTAGAAATCTTCTTTCAGAACAAAAAAGATTAGATATTCTTGTTAATAAAACAAGAGAAGAGATAGCAAAAGACTATGTCACTAGAGAACAAATAGAAGCAGATTTCGACAAACTTATGGCCTCTATCAATAAAATTGATGAGAAGTTAGACCGTTTACAATCTAAAACTTATTTCCAAGAATAGAATAAGTATAAATAGTAGTATAAACAGGATTATACTATTATGGCAATACCAAACTCTAAAACTACACTTAAAGAATACATAAAGAGAAAACTGGGAGCTCCAGTTTTAGAAATTAATGTAGACGATGACCAGTTTGACGATAGGTTAGACGAAGCAATTCAATACTTCCAAGAGTATCATTATGACGGTTCTATGCGTGTTTATCTGAAACACAAACTAACTTCAGCAAATTTAGCAACTATGAAGACAAACGAAACCTTCATAGAAAGTTCAGCTGGAACACATGATTACAATAATCAAGAAGTTCAACAACAAAAAAATTACATAGTATTACCTGAGTTTGTATTAGCAGTAAATAGAATCTTTCCGTTCAATGATAAAAGTAATCTTAATATGTTTGACCTTAGATATCAATTAAGGTTAAACGATTTATATGACCTAACCTCAACAAACATATTACATTATGAAATGGTTCAACAACATATTTCTATGATGGATATGATATTGACAGGTCAAACTCCTATCAGATATAAACAAAATATGAATAGATTATATCTAGATGCAGATATCGAATCATTCTCAGCAGACGAATACATAATCATAGAGTGTCATAGAAAAATAGACCCAACAGATTTTACAGATATATTTAACGATATGTGGTTAAAAAGATATGCAACTGCATTAGTTAAGTATCAATGGTCAGAGAATTTATCTAAATTTGACGGTATTGCATTGCCAGGCGGAGTGACATTGAGTGCAGCTGAAATGAAATCTCAAGCACAAGAGGAAATAACAAAATTAGAAGAAGAATCTAGACTGAATTATGAACTTCCAGTTATGGATTTAATGGGATAAGTAAATGCCTACAAATGTATATTTTAACCATGCTGTTAACACAGAACAACACCTATATGAAGATTTAGTTGTTGAGTCTTTACGATTCTATGGTCATGATGTTTTATATCTTCCTAGACAGATTATAGAGGAAGATACTATTTTCACAGAAGATGTTCAATCTAGATATGGTGACGCATATTCTGTTGAAATGTATTTAGAAAACACAGAAGGATTTGAAGGTGAAGGAGATTTAGTTTCAAAATTTGGTGTTCAAATTCAAGAAGAAGCTTCTTTTATAATCAGTTTAAGAACATGGGAAAGATTTATTTCTCTTGATTCTAACCTTGCAACTTCATTAAGACCTAACGAGGGTGATTTAATTTATTTTCCTTTGTCAGGTTCTATGTTTGAGATTAGATTCGTAGAAGACCAAGACCCATTCTTTCAATTAGGAAAACTATTTGTTTTCAAACTAAAATGTTCATTGTTCGAATACAGTGGAGAAGATTTCGATACTGGAACAGCTGCAGACTTAGTAGAAGCAGACCAAGCTTACACAATAGAAATGACTATGAATACTGGTTCAGGAGACTATACAATCGGAGAGAATGTGAAAGCTACAATCAGTGGAACAGAATATACTGTTGGTGAAGTATTACAATGGAACTCATCTACAAGAGTTCTTACAATCAAAGATAACACACGAACTCTATCTATTGGTGATACAATAGTCGGTGAGACTTCAACAACTTCAAGAACTATTCAGACTATCACAGATGTATTAACATTTAATAATCTATCCTCTGCACAGAACAAGGAGTTTGAAGATAAGGATACAAGTTATCTTGACCTATCTGAAATCAATCCGTTTGGAGAACCATAATGTTTGGAACTTTTTTTTACAATGAAACTATCAAGAGGTCGATTTCAGTTTTCGGAACTTTGTTTAATCAAATCTATACCAGTAAAATACAAGCTGACGGAACTGTTTTATCTAAAAATTTAGTCCCGATTTCATATGGGCCTAAACAAAAGTTTCTACTAAGATTACAAGACGATTTAAAAGCAAGAGACGGAAGTGTGACTTCTATATCTTTACCTCGTATGGCTTTTGAAATGTCAGGACTAGAATACGATTCAACAAGACAACAAAACAAATTAATTAGAACAAGTAAAACTTCTCTAGAAACTTCTGATGTAGGGAAGAGAGGATTCCAATATCAACCAGCACCTTATAATCTAACATTCACATTGTCTATACTTGCAAAGAATGTTATAGATGCAATTCAAATAGTAGAACAAATACTTCCATATTTCCAACCTGAATATACAGTCACAATGAAGTTAGTTGATTCTATGACAGAAACTAGAGATGTTCCTATTACTTTAAATAGTGTTTCAATGGAAGACCAGTATGAAGGAACATTTGAAGAAAGAAGAGTTATAGAATATACTTTAGAATTTACTATGAAAACATACTTCTTCGGCCCTGTATATACAGGAGAAGTTATTAAGAATGTTATTGAAAGAGATTATATTAATACAGATTTACAACCTGGCTTCACTACTTCACAAATAGAGGGAAGTGGTTTGGTCAAAGAAGTTAAACATTATGAACCTGCGTTTGGTCAATCTAATACTAATGCAGTTTCTAATTCTACAAATATAACATTCTCAAGTGCAATAAATAGTAGTATAAGTGTAGGAGACGAAGTGTTTGGAACAAACTTAACAACAAATCCAACTGTTTCGTCAATTGCAAGTAATAAATTATCATTAGACTTGAGTAATGCAATAACAATTACAGCTGGAACAACTTTAAAATTTGTTGGTTCAGTTCAACCAAGTGATACATTTGTTGTTGCAGAAACAGTGACATTTTATGATGAAGGTGTGACCTCTACATATTCAGAGGACAGAACCAGTGATAGTAGTTAATTATGGCAAAAGAAATAGACGAAAAATTAGATAATCTTCTAGATATCAGTTCTGATATCAAACAAGAAACGAAGTTAGTTAAAGTTCCACAAAGAACAGAGAACATTGAAACTGACTACAAATATGCCCGTGAGAACCTCTATAACCTCGTAGAACGAGGACAAGACGCCATAGACGGCATACTAGAACTATCCAAGGAAACAGAACACCCTCGTGCATATGAGGTTGCTGGTCAATTGATAAAAACTGTATCTGAAACAGCAGAGAAACTTATCGATATACAAAAGAAATTAAAGGATTTAGAAAAAGAGGATAGTTCTATCAAGACTCAACACAACCATTTATATGTCGGTTCGACAAGTGAGTTGCAAAAGTTCTTGAAGAAAAGTAAAGATGAATAGTGTTGAATCATACTTACAAAGATTAAAACAAGAAGTAGAAAACGATAAATGTCCTATTGCACCTATTCATGTGGACGAAGCACACCCAGCTTGGTTTATGTCAGTTGAAGCCTTAGGTAGAAGAGCAGGTGGATACTGGAGAATGTTCAAAGACTCACAGAGACAAAGAGCTTATGCAAACTTTCTAGCAGAAAATGCAGAAGGAAAAGTAGTATGTGATTTAGGTTGTGGGCCAGGAGCATTATTATATCTTGCAGAGTATTTTGGTGCAAAGAAATGTATCGGTATAGAACAACAGTTTCACCCAGTAGTATATCTAAGAGGAAGATTTAAACATTGGAATATAATACAGGGAGACTTTACAGAAGTAGATTGGCCTGAAGCAGATATCTATATTCACGAAATGATTGCAAATAATGTATATGAAGAAGGACTTATAAGTTTGTGTGACGCTGCTAAAGAAAGAGGTGTCTACGATAAGTTATATCCAAATACAGTTAGACTATACGATATCACAATGAAAGAAGATAAGGATTTTTTAACTACAGATGGAGGCCCGATAGAGACTTATACGGAGGCCTTTTTAGACCGTATGACACCTATATTAGAAGGTAAGAGACAAGTAAGACAAAGATTTTTTGATTATAAAGATTGTCTAGAAGACATATCACAAATATACAGTGGTGATTTTTACGGTGGATTACAATACGAATTCCATGGTGACCATAGTGAAGATTCATATTGTGGTTGGGAAGTAGGATTTAACCACAAACATTTGTTTAGTAATTTTAGAGAACCAACTCATTGGGCTTTAACAAAGTATTGGGATTTCCATAATAAGTGGGAAGATTCACCTAATCCTTTTGCAATGTCAGAGGACAATTATGGTTAAACCAACTAACGAAGGATATCTAGGAAACACCCTCATAAAAAGAGCTGGTGTTGATACTGCTTATACTTCTGAACAAATGGAGGAATATCTTAAATGTTCCAAAGACCCAGCACATTTCATAGAGAATTATACACAGATTATATCTCTTGATGAAGGTATGGTTCCATTTAAACTTCGTGGTTATCAAGAAGAACTTATAAATTTTTATAATGAAAATAGATTCAATGTAGTTCTTGCAAGTAGACAGAGTGGTAAGTCAATTACTTCATGTGCATATTTACTATGGTATCTATTATTTCACCCCGAAGTCACAGTGGCAGTTCTTGCAAACAAAGGTGCAATTGCAAGAGAAATGATTGCAAGAGTCGTGACCATGTTAGAGTCCGTTCCATTCTTTTTACAACCTGGCGTTAAGATTCTTAACAAAGGGTCGATAGAATTTTCAAATGATTCGAAAGTAGTTGCAGCTGCAACAAGTTCAAGTTCGATTCGTGGTATGTCAATCAATTTACTATACTTGGACGAGTTTGCATTCGTGGACGATGCAGAGACATTCTATACTGCAACATATCCCGTTATTACCTCGGGTAAAGATTCAAAGGTTATTATAACCTCAACTGCAAATGGTGTGGGTAATATGTTCCATAAGATATATGAAAGTGCAGTTCATGAACAGTCAGAATACAAAAGCTTTATAATAAACTGGTATGATGTGCCGGGCCGTGATGAGAAATGGAAGGAAATGACCATTGCTAACACCTCAGAGGCACAGTTTGAACAGGAGTATGGTAATAGTTTCTTAGGAACAGGTAATACATTAATTAATTCAAATACATTATTAGGAATGATGGCAGTAGACCCCGAGTGGTCAAAAGAGGGTATAAGTCTATATGAGAAACCTATAGAAGGACATAACTATGTTTGCACAGTAGATGTTGCAAAAGGAAGAGGTATGGATTACTCAACTTTCAGTATATTTGATGTGACAAGTAAACCTTTTAAACAAGTTTGCACATTTAGAGATGACATGATAAGTCCCATGCTGTTTCCTGATATTATAAATAAGTATGCAAGACCTTATAATGAGGCTCTTGTAATAATAGAGAATAATGCAGAAGGTGGAATTGTTGCAACTCAGTTGCATTATGATATAGAGTATCCTAATGTTTTCACTCAAGGACAATTGAAAGCAGAAGATATAGGTATATCGGTCAATAAAAAAATTAAGAGGATAGGTTGTTCTACTCTAAAAGAATTACTAGAGGAGAACCGATTAACCGTAATAGACCGACCTACTATAACAGAGCTTATGACTTTTGTCAATAAAGGTAATTCTTTTGAAGCAGACAGAGGATATCATGACGATATGGTTATGAATTTAGTATTATTTTCATGGTTTATAACAACCGACTACTTTTATCATTTAACTGATACACAGGTAAAAGACTTATTGTATGCAGAACAACAGAAAATGATAGAAGACGATTTACTCCCAGCGGGAGTTTTTGGGGGACAAAAACCCGAAGAACAGAGTTTTGTAGATGATAAGGGTGACCGTTGGTTCTCAAATTCAAATGATGTGGAGATTAAATGGTAATTGTTAGGGAAGGTTTGGTTATAAATAAAACAGTAAACAACTTTTTACATTAACAGGAGAAAAGTATGGCATTTCAAGTATCACCAGGCGTTCAGGTCAAAGAAATAGACTTGACAAATGTTGTGCCTGCAGTTTCCAGTGTCACTGGAGCATTCGCGGGTGCATTTCGATGGGGCCCTGTTGATGAAGTAGTATCGGTTTCAGACGCTGTTGGTTTAGTAGACCACTTCTACTCACCTGCTAACACAGACGCAGGTGCAGAAGACTTCTATGCAGCAGAAAGTTTCTTAAGATATGGTTCATCACTCAAAGTTGTTCGTGTTGCAAGTGCAACAACCTATAATGCAAATTCAGGTTCAGATACCGACGCAAGTATCAAAAACCTAGATGCTTACCAATCAGGTTTTGAGAATGGTGGAGCTGCTGCAGTTGTAGGTTCGTGGACTGCAAAATACCCAGGCGCACTAGGTAATTCATTAAAAGTATCAGTATGTGCAAGTTCAGATGCATACTTCAACGATAATGTGACTACTCTAAGTGCAAACGAAGCTGTGGGTCAGACAGTTATATCAGTCACTTCCGAAGCAGGATTCCAAATCAGAGACATAGTTAGATTTGGGTCTAATGTTCAAGAATACAGAGTGACTGCTACTGCAACAGGAACTATAACCATCGAAGCTTTAAACAAACCAGCAGGAACAGGTTTAGTCGCTGCAGCAAGTAGTGGAGACCAAGTTCACAGATATTGGGAGTTTTATCAACAGTTCGAAAAAGCTCCAGGCACATCTGCATCAGCATCAGCTGCTTCAGGAAGTGCAGACGAAATTCATGTAGTGGTTGTAGACGAAGACGGAGCAATATCAGGAAAACAACACGAAGTTCTAGAAACTTACGGATTTGTTTCAAGTGCTTCAGACGCAAAAGATTCACAGGGTGGGTCTAACTACTACAAACAAGTAATTAACAATCAATCCAAATGGATATGGTGGACAGGTCATAGCACCTCAACTCATGCAGCTACAAATAGTGTGACAACACACGCTGCTTCAGGGTCAGTTGCTTTCGGAAGACCTTCTGCACCAATTAACACTTCACTTGCAGACGGTGCTGACGGAGGTCAACACACAGCAGGGCAGAAGTATGGTGCATATGTAGACCTATTCGGAGATAGTGAGACACAAGATGTTTCATTCTTAATTGTAGGTTCAACTAGAACAGACAATTCAAATGAGGCAGACCACAACACTATTGTTAATCAAATTATACAAGTAGCAGAAAGTCGAAAAGATTGTATGGTTGTTGCTTCACCTAAGAAAGTATCAGTCGTTAATGTTGCATCAGAATCAGCTCAATCAGTAAATGTGATTGCTGACTTCGCAAGTGTGACAAGTTCTTCATATGCAGTATTAGACTCAGGTTGGGTCTATCAATATGACAGATATAACGATAAGTATTGTTGGGTGCCAGGCAATGGTCACACAGCAGGAATTATGGCAAGAAGTGACTTACTAAGAGACCCATGGTTCTCACCAGCAGGATTCTCTAGAGGTCAATACTTGGGTATAAATAAACTTGCATTCAACCCATCACAAGCGTCTAGAGACGACTTATACAGTGCAAGAATCAACCCAATCGTCACATTCCCAGGCCAAGGAACAATCCTTTTCGGAGACAAAACTGCATTATCAACACCTTCAGCATTCGATAGAATCAATGTAAGAAGGTTGTTCATAGTCTTAGAGAAAGCAATTTCAACAGCTGCAAAAGCACAACTCTTTGAATTCAACGATGCATTCACTAGAGCACAGTTTAGAGCTGCAGTAGAACCTTTCTTAAGAGATGTTAAGAACAGAAGGGGTCTAGTAGACTTCTCAGTATTATGTGATGAGACTAACAACACTGATACTGTAATAGATAGAAACGAATTCGTATGTTCTATCTTTGTGAAACCTGCTAGAAGTATTAACTTTATCACTCTCAACTTTGTGGCTGCAAGGTCAGGAGTAGAGTTTGAAGAAATCTACGGAGCAGTTTAAGGAGTAAAGAATGGCAACAATAGATGAATTTAAAGCACAATTAATCGGTGGAGGCCCAAGACCTAACCGATTTAAAGTTTTCATTCCTCGTAGTGGTAATAGGATTGAATTCCTATGTAAAGCTGCACAGGTTCCAGCTGCTACCCTAGGTGAGATTTTAGTTCCTTTCAGAGGACACAATCTTAAATTAGCGGGAGACAGAACATTTGAAGATTGGTCAGTGACCATAATCAATGATTCAGAATTTTCTGCTAGGTCAGCATTAGAAGCTTGGCAACAAGACATTCAAGAGCTTGATTCAGGTGTAGGTATGGCAAGTAATGATTACTTACTATCTAGAGCTTTTGTGGAACAATTAGGTAAAGATGACTCAGTCCTTGCAAGATATGAATTCTTCAACATGTTCCCTAAAAACATCGCTGCTATCGACTTAAATTACGAAACAGTAGATGCATTAGAGGAGTTTACAGTTGACTTCACATATTCGCATTGGGAAAGAGTCGTTTAAAACTTTAAGTGAAAAGACTCCTTTTAGGGGAGACTAAATAATATTATGGAAATATTTGGGTTTGAAATAACTCGTAAGAAAGACGAGTTAAGAGTCAAGGAGACACAGACTGCAAAGTCATTTGTGCCTCCTGTTGACGATGATGGCACTCCCGTCATTCAACAACAAGCTGGGTATATATCTGGCGGAGCATATGGTGCGTATGTTGATATGGAAGGTGGTATCAAGAATGAGGCAGAACTCATTCGTAGATACCGTGAGATATCATTAGTCCCCGAATGTGACTCTGCGATAGAAGATATCGTAAATGAGTGTATCACTGCTGATGTTTCAGATAAGATTGTGACACTCGATTTAAGAGATGTAAAACTCTCTGATAGTATCAAAACAAAGATACATAACGAGTTCAATCATATCTTATCCTTAATGAAGTTCAATCAGAACTCTCATGAAATATTCAGAAAGTGGTATGTAGATGGAAGAATATACTTCCATAAGGTCGTTGATAGCAAACGACCTAATTTAGGTGTGGTAGATTTAAGAATCATTGACCCACTTAAGATAAAGAAGGTTAGGAATGTCGAGAAAGGTAAAGACCCTAAGACAGGTATAGAAAGAGTAGAGAAGATTGAAGAGTTCTATGTCTTTAACGACAAAGGATTTGACAAGTCTAGTGCAACAGACGGTAATGTCGTAAGAATTGCACCTGAGGCCGTCTCATACACTACTAGTGGCCTTCTAGACTACACAAAGAATGTTGTAGTCGGGTATCTGCATAAGGCATTGAAGACTGCAAACCAGTTATCAATGATGGAAGATGCACTTGTTATCTATAGGATTTCAAGGGCTCCTGAAAGAAGAATCTTCTATATTGATGTTGGAAACTTGCCAAAGGCAAAAGCAGAACAATACTTATCAGATGTAATGAACAAGTATAGAAATAAACTTGTTTACAATGCACAGACAGGTGAAATCAAAGATGATAGAAAACACATGTCTATGCTTGAAGATTTTTGGTTGCCTAGAAGAGAAGGTGGTCGTGGAACAGAGATTACTACACTTCCAGGCGGACAGAACCTTGCAGATATTGACGATATAGAATACTTCAAGAAGAAACTATATCAGTCATTAAATGTGCCTGCAACGAGATTAGAAGCAGAAAATGGATTCAATATGGGTCGTGCTTCAGAAATCTCAAGAGACGAACTTAAATTTAATAAGTTCACTCAAAGATTACAGGCTAAGTTTGCAAGAACATTTATAGATATCCTTAAGACACAATTAGTTCTTAAGAATGTTGTAAATGGGGAGGAGTATGATAAGATAAAAGACTTCTTCTACTTTGATTTTGCAACTGACAACCATTTTACAGAGTTGAAAGATGCAGAAATTTTAAGAGAGAGGTTAGATACTCTCGGTGCAATAGGTGATTATGTAGGTAAATACTATTCAAATGAATATGTTAGAAAGTATATCCTACACCAGTCGGAAGACGAAATCAAAGTCATTGACCAACAGATACAAGACGAAGGTGGTGACGAAGGTGGAGAAGAAGACGATAGCTTTGGAGGCTTTTAGAAATGAGTAAGATAGCAGATAAGATAGTAGATAGTATAGAAGCAGGGAAACTTGAACAAGCAAAGAGTGAAATCTTTGACGGTATCAAGGAGAAAGCTGCAGAAACAGTAGACATGAAAAGAGTCGAACAGTCTGTGAATTGGATGAACAATAATACTACTACAGGTGAAGTAGAAAAGTGAGAACCTTTTCTGAAATATCTCAAGAGTTGCATGAAGCAAAATTCATGATACCCTTGGGACACACAGAACTTAAAAGAGAAATCTTTTCGGTTGGTGGAGACAATATAAATATTGTATACACACAATGTGAAGAAGGTATAACAGTATTCTTAAACGGACAAGAAATACAAGAAACCTTCGAGGACGGAGAGTCCTTAAAAGTCGGTATGAATACAGTGAAGAATATGTTAAGAGACATGTCCGAAGAAGGTATATCGATAGAGGAAATAACAAATGAAATTAATTTCTGAATTTAATGACTACGGAGTTCAACCCGTAATAGTCGAAGAAAACGAGAACGGTAAAAAAGATTATTTTATCGAGGGTATCTTTATGCAATCAGAGATTAAAAATCGAAATGGTCGTATATACCCAAAAGAAGTTATACAGAACGAAGTAAAAAGATATAATAAAGAGTTCGTTCAAAAAGATAGAGCATTCGGAGAGTTAGGACACCCCGAAGGGCCAACAATCAATTTAGACAAAGTATCCCATTTAATTACGAAATTAGAAGAAGATGGAAACAATTTCGTTGGGAGAGCAAAGATTTTATCAACACCAAACGGTCAAATAGTAAAAAATTTGATAGACGATGGTGCCAAACTAGGTGTATCCTCTAGAGGTCTAGGTTCACTAGAATCAAAAGGAAACGCACAGTATGTAAAAGACGATTTTCAACTTGCAACAGCAGGAGATATCGTCGCAGACCCCTCTGCACCTGAGGCTTTCGTAGAAGGCATTATGGAAGGAGTAGAGTGGATATATGAAAACGGTAGATTGAAAGCATATGAAATCGACCAAATGCAGAAGGATTTAAAGTCTGCTAGGTTGCATAAACTTCAAGAAACCAAATTGAATCTATGGAAAAGGTTTGTTGAAAGCCTTTAGCATATAAATAAAAAAGTAATCATAAACAGGAGAAATTTATGTCAGATTTAGAAAACCAAGTGGAAAACACCGAAGAAGTGCTTGACGAAGTTAAGCAACCTCATGACGGTGCAGAACAGGGCGATAAATCTGCTGTTAAACAAGGTTCATCCGATGCCGAGAAAATTGAATCCGGCAAGGCTGAAGTCGTCAAGCCTGAAGAAAATCCTGTTGACAAAGCCGTAGCATCTGTTAAAGCTGCTGAGAAAGCCCCTTCAAATGAAGGTGACGCTCAGAAGAAAGGTGCAGCACCTGCTGAAAAAGGTGACAAACTCAAAGAAGGAGAAGAGGAGTCTAAAGTAGACGAATCAACTGTTTCCAAGATGGAAAATATCAAGGCAGTAGTCGACAAGATGAAAGGTCTCGACAAGGCAAGTATAAAAGAAATGCTTGCATCATTGTCAGAAGAGGACGAAGAGGTCGATGAATCCTTGACTAAAGCAGAAGTCGCAAGAAAAGTAGTAGAAAGTTTAAAAGCAATGTCTCAAGAAGATGTCGCTAAATTCGTAGAAGGATACGGAATGGAAGACGAAGAAGAGGACGAAGATGAAGATGAAGAACATGAAGAGTCCAAAAATGTCAAAGAAGAATCCGTAGACGAAGAAACTTCTGCTGAACTCGAATCTTCCCTAGTAGAGATAGAAATAGATGACGACCTATCTAAAATCTCAGAAGCACTAGAACTATCAGAAGAGAATTCAGAAAAAGCAAAAACAATCTTCAAAGCTGCTGTCACAAGCAAAGTTGAAGAGATTAAAGAACAACTGGAATCTCAATATTCAGAAGAATTAAAAACCTCGGTAGAAAAAGTTAAAGGTGACCTTTCGGAAGCTGTAGACAAGTATCTATCATATGTTGCTGAGGAGTGGTCGAAAGAAAACGAACTCGCAATAGAAAGAGGTTTGAGGTCAGAAATGACAGAAAACTTTATCGAAGGATTAAAAACATTGTTCGTAGAACATTATGTTGAAGTTCCCGAAGATAAGTATAATGTTGTTGATGAACTCGCAAATCGTCTCGAAGAGATGGAATCAAAACTCGACAACGAAGTCAGTAGAAATATGGACATCACAGAAGAGTTAGGTTCAATCAAGAGAGATAATGTTGTGAGACAAGCAGGTGAAGACCTAACTGAATCACAACGAGAAAAATTGACATCACTATCTAAAGGGATAGACTTTACAGACGAAGCAGATTTCGAAGAGAAAGTTGCAGAAATCAAAGAAGCTTATTTCTCTGTAGACGGTGAGTCTATTGCCGAGGAAACCAAGCAAGAAGAAGGAACTGGAGACTTTGCTTCTAACGAAGAAAAAGTTTTAGACCCTTCAATTGCTAGGTATTCCGAAGCTTTAACTAAACTAAAACCATTAGGTTAATTTAAAGGGGAAACTGTAAAATGTTTTTATCAGAAAACTTACAAGAGAAGTGGGAGCCAATTCTAGAACACTCCGATTTACCAAAAATCGAAGACAACTACAAGAAGGCAGTCACAGCAGTAATACTTGAAAACCAAGAAAAAGCTCTAAACGAAGACAGAGCTGCTCTTGAGGAAGCTGCACCTTTAAACTCTACTGGTAGCTCAATATCTAACTGGGATCCGATTTTAATATCCCTAGTTCGAAGAGCTATGCCAAATCTCGTTGCTTACGACATTTGCGGTGTTCAACCAATGACAGGCCCTACAGGTCTTATCTTTGCTATGAAAGCAAGATACAATGACTACCCAACAGAAACAAGACTGAACAACTCAGAAGCTTTATTTAATGAAGCTCGTTCAGACTATTCAGGTAGTGCAGACCCAACAGCAGGCCCAGCAGGTTCCGACCCAATCGGTGACCCGTTTGATACATCTTCACCTTCATACTCAAGCACAACTGGTGCTGGTATGTCTACTGCATCAGCAGAGAGCTTAGGTGATGGAGCCTCAAACCATTTTGCACAGATGTCTTTCACTATTGAGAAAGCAACTGTCACAGCGAAATCAAGAGCACTCAAAGCAGAGTATACATTAGAATTAGCACAAGACCTCAAAGCAATCCACGGTCTTGATGCAGAATCAGAACTAGCAAATATTCTTTCATCAGAAATTCTTGCTGAAATCAACAGAGAAGTTGTAAGAAATGTTAATTTACAAGCTAAAACAGGTGCGTCAGCAACTGCTTCTAGTGGAACATTTAACTTAGATGTTGATGCAAACGGAAGATGGTCTGTAGAGAAATTCAAAGGTTTATTATTCCAAATTGAAAGAGAATCAAATGTAATTGCAAAAGAAACAAGAAGGGGTAAAGGAAACTTTATTCTTTGTTCTTCTGATGTTGCATCTGCACTTTCAATGGCAGGCGTGTTAGATTACACTCCAGCTCTTAACACTAACATCAATGTTGATGACACAGGTAATACATTTGCTGGTGTCTTAAACGGAAGAGTAAAGGTCTACATTGACCCTTATGCATCTGTTGACTACATGACAGTTGGTTATAGAGGAAGTAATCCTTATGACGCAGGTATGTTCTATTGCCCATATGTTCCACTACAAATGGTGAGAGCAGTTGGCGAAAACACTTTCCAACCAAAAATCGGTTTCAAAACTAGATATGGTATGGTATCTAATCCATTCGTAGGTTCAACACCTTCTGACGGTTTAGCAAGTGCTGGAACAAACTTCTACTACAGAAAAATGGCTGTTAGCAATATTCTGTAATCGAATTCAATTTCGAATTAAAAACCCTCCGATTGGAGGGTTTTTTTTATCTCAAATTTAACTTTTTGAGGGAGAGAACAATTTCTGTTAATTCGTCAATCTTCTCTTCTACTCTTTTGATTTGATATTGAACTTCAAAAATTTCATTTTCCATATTAACACTCCTTACCATATTCAAGAGTTTCACCTGTCATAGGGTCAAGACCTACAAACTCAATTAAGAATCTAGTCTTAAGGTCTTCAACGAATCTCTTTTTGTTTTTTGTAAATTCATACCACCCGTCTTTGGTGATACCTTCTTCGAAGTCAAAGAACTTTTGAAGTCCTTCTTCGTATTTGTTTTCTGCATAAGCATTTGCAAGTTTGAAATAATTCATTTTTACCTCCTTGGTTTTTTGTTTCATTTCTTTTTTCATCATGTATATTATACCCAATGTGCAAAAAATATCAAATTTTTAAAAATCTATGGCACACAAATGTCACATAAGGGGTAGCAGTAGCAAGGGTTTTATCTTAATGCCAAATAATCGGCCTTTTTTGGCTATAAATATATTATAATCGTTCATTCACTCTAAATGTAGCAGTGAACGGAAGTAGGCATGGGGCCGAAGGAACGCATTTTTGTTCAACATTTAAAAACGGAGAATGGAAATGGCAAAACAAGATAAGGCTGACCTCAAGTTAGTATATCGTGGAACTCCTCACAATGGTGTTTCAGTTAAGTCCAAACCACTGGCCAAAGGTATATACCGTGGTCAGAAGTGGTCTGCTTAATAACATATATACTATAGTCGAAAGGCAAGGGGGGTCTGGCATGTCAGATACCCCCGTCTACTATTAACACACACATGCAAAACACACAGGAGAAAAATATGTCTCAAGGAAAATCAGGGTTCGAAATCAGAGCCGACTTACTCAATCAAGCACAAGGTCTATTAGAAGGAAATATCTATAGAACCAATGAGGCGATTGGTATTCATAATGATAACTTTCCAAACGATAAGAAACCATTAGGTGACCAGTTTGTGTCTACAGAAGAAGTAATATCTACTGCAAGACAGTTGAACGAGTTTGTAAACGAGAAATAACCTAAATAGTTATATGACAACTATTAATAAATCATTATTAAGTAAGAATAATTTCAGACTTCTCATAGATAAAGTTCCAAATGTAGAATTTTTTGTGAAGTCTGTTAATATTCCAGGCCTTCAGTTTACTGAAACTGTTGCAGCTGCTGGTATTGGTTTAGATGCATTCTTTCCAGGCGATAAGATTTCGTTTGAAGCATTGAGTGTATCGTTTTTAGTTGACGAAGATTTACAAAACTTCAAGGAAATATTTGACTGGATGGATTCTATTGTTCCAGTTTCAGACCCGTCTGATTTTAAACACTATGTGTCTGCAAAATCGACAACTACAGGTGAATCAAGTGCAATTGATAATGACTTGAATCAGTATTCGGATATAACATTGGTCACAAATACTAATAAAAATATCCCTAATAAATACTTTAGATTCCATGATGCATTCCCTATATCCTTGAGTGGTATAGAATTGGAATCAGGTGCAGACGGTGAAACCGTCATTGCAACTGTGGAATTTAGATTTACATATTACGACATAGAATCCACTTCCTAAAACCACACTTTTGTGATATAATTATATTATGACTTTAGAAGATTTAAAAGCAGAATGGAAAAGTGATTGTGAAATTGACGATATCGAACTAGATAAGTCGTCTCTTGAAATCCCTAAACTACATGCAAAGTATTCAGAATATTTGACTGACGCTGTTGTTGCACAAAAAAATATACAGTTTCAGTATAATACATTACTTAAAGACAAATGGTTATGGTTCAATGGTAAAATGGACGAAAACAGAATCAAAGAACTTGGTTGGTCAGACGACCCCTTTGACGGTCTTAAGATTATGAAAAACGATATGCAAGTATTTTTCAATGCAGATACAGACTTACAAAAATTATCTGCACAATTAGAACTTGCAAATATTAGAATAAACTTTCTCAAAGAGTGTATGCAAAATATCACTTGGAGACACCAAACAATTAAGAATACAATCGACTGGCGTAAGTTCATGGCGGGTTCATAATGCTTTACAACAACTATTGCAGTATCACACCAAACTTTTTATCACAACAAGATATAGATTATATACATGGTTATTCAACTAATCTTGAAACTATAGATGCAAAGATTGGTTTTAAGAATGCAGATAGAGATTCACAGAGTGGTGACGGTAATACAGATAATAAAATAAGACAATCAACAAATAAATGGTTAGACCACAATGACCCTAATTTTGACCAAGACTTAAAAAGAAAAATCTTTGACGGTATGATGGCTGCAAATCAAATGTCAGGTTGGAATTATGATATCAATGAAATGGAACAATGGCAGTATACTTATTATAAACACCAACCCGATTTACCTACAGGTGATTTCTATACATGGCATACAGACGCAGGTGCAGAGCCATATCCAAATGGACAGATAAGAAAGTTATCTGCTTCAATTCAATTGTCAGACCCAAATGATTATGAGGGTGGACATTTTCAGTGGATAGAAACTACAAGAGCTTTTGATAATTTAAAGTTTCAATCACAAATAATTCACTCAGACGACCTAGTTCAGACTGCACCTTTTAGTGGGAAAGAACTTGGTTCTCTATTGGTGTTCCCTTCATGGTTGCACCACCAAGTGACACCCGTGACTAGAGGAGTCAGACAATCTCTAGTGATATGGAATACAGGATGGCCTCTGAAATAATTCTCAAGAAGATTGACGAAGTCTTCATGCAAGTTCAATGTGATGACGGTCTGGCAAGAGACCTCTTCGATTTCTTTTCGTTTACAGTTCCTAATGCAAAGTTTATGCCTTCGGTAAAGAATAGGTATTGGGACGGTAAGGTTCGTCTATTCTCAATCAAAACAAATAAAATTTACATAGGATTACTTCCATATGTAGACGAGTTTTGTAGAGAAAGAGGATATGATATTATAGGTATAAATGATATCATTGGTAATAAAGAGAGACAACCTAACGAAGAGTTTATAGAAGAATTAGGTTTACCTTTTGAACCTAGAGATTATCAATTAGAAGCATTCAGAACTGCTGTGCAATACGGCAGACAACTATTACTCTCACCAACTGCAAGTGGTAAGTCACTTATCATTTATTTACTTGCAAGATATTACAACAAGAAAACTGTTATAATTGTTCCTACAACTTCATTAGTAGAACAAATGACAAAGGATTTTAAAGATTATGGATATGATAAAAAGATTTGTAAAATTTATTCGGGTCAGCCTGTATTTGATTCGGACATTACGATTACGACATGGCAGTCATTTAGTAAGGCTCCTAAGAATGTCTTGGAATCTTTCGAGGTCGTCTTCGGGGACGAAGCCCACCTCTTCAAGGCAACAGTCCTCAAAGGAATCCTTGAAAAAATGAAAAAGACTGCAATTAGATTTGGGACTACTGGAACTTTAGACGGTTCAGAGTGTCATAGATTGCAACTTGAAGGTATGTTTGGCCCAGTCAAAAAGGTCATAAGCACAAAACAATTAATGGACGAAGGAACAATTGCAAATTTATCCATAGATTGTGTCATACTAAGTCACACCAAACAAAAGAAATTGTCATACCAAGAAGAAATGGATTACCTTGTTTCTAATGATGCAAGAAATATGTTTATTGTAAATCTTGTTAGAAGTCTAAAAGGTAATACTTTATGTTTATTTCAATATGTAGAAAAACATGGTGCAAAATTATTTGATATAATGTCTAATACAGACATGGGTGGTAATTTACATTATGTGTATGGTGGAACAGACACAGAGGACAGAGAAGCTGTTAGAGAGATTGTAGAGAATAATAAGGACGATACTATCCTTGCATCATATGGAACCTTCTCTACAGGTGTGAATATTAAAAGAATAGACAATATAGTATTTGCAAGTCCTTCTAAATCTAAGATACGGAACCTACAATCGATTGGTAGGGGTCTTCGTAAGGTAGAAGGTAAAAGTAAAATGAGATTGTTTGACATTGCAGACGATTTGCAATATGATAATTATACTCTTGGTCACCTCAAAGACCGTATAAATATATACAACGAGGAAAGATTCCAATATGAAATCAAACAATTCGAATTAAATGACAACACCTAAAGACTTAATACCACAAAGATACGAAGTTCTAAAATTAAGAACTGGTTCTGAAATTGTTGGAATGGTTAGAGACACAGAACAAGGTGTCGAAATAACCTTACCTATGATTTGTCAATTAGAAGTCGTTCCCGATAAAAGTGCAACTCTTGCTACTTTTTACCCATACTCACCTTTGAGTTCTGACCCAACAGTTCAAATACCTTATGATTTAATTGCACATAGAAATACTATGAATGACCAGTTTGTAAATTTCTATGACGAGGCAAGTTCAAAATGGTTTGACATGGTTGAGAATAAAAAGATACCATTGGTGACGAATCCTAAAACAGCTCATAGAGATTATATCAAAAGAGTCGTTGACGAATTAATGAATGCAACAGGTGGCCCAATCACAGAAAGAGAAGAAAGAATGTTGAGAAGGATTGAAGAAGAAGAATGGAACATAGACGATGAAGTCTTTGCAGATTTTGAATCTTCGATAGTTCCAACAGATAAGAAGAAAATTCATTAGACTTTTAAATTACCTATATACTAACGATAATTTATGGTTATAACCAATCATAAGTCTTCTTTATAAAACAAATTAAGGAAAAATCCATGACCACAGCAATTACTGAGATTGCGAAGAGCATGGTGGTGAAAATCGAAACCATTATTGAGACAAAGATTATATCAATGTTGATAGAAGCATTAGAATTTCTAACACTATTGACTCTTCCCATATTACTACCTTTTGGCATAATGATACTGTCAGGCTGGAGTATATAATGTCGAAAGAACAGAAAGATAAGATAAGAGATAACCTCGAACTCACAGCGTTGGTGGCTATCTTTTGTCTATCTATCTTAGGAGTTTCACCAGCAATATGATTAATCCTGACCCGTGGAAAAGAGAATCACTCCCTTCAGCAGTAGACGATGCAGCCGATGTGATAAGTAGATATCCACAACAACTAGAAATACAATTAAACAAAACAGTGGACGCAACTCCCGAAGAATTTGAAGAATGGCAAGAGAAAGAACTAAAATGGTGGGCAGACAGACAATTCCCTATAGTGTGGATTGCATGTTTCGTTCAACTCTCTGCATTGGGAATGATGGCTGCAGTAATGTTGTTCAACCAATCGGCGTTCGGATAATGAAATACTTAATATACGCTGCAATACTTATACCTTGGGAGGTAGGAATAGTCTTCCTATTTCGTTTCGTATGAAGTCCTATATAATATATGCAATGCTAGGAATGTCATATCTAGAGTTAGTGACGGGTGATATAGATAGAATGGGACGCAGTTCCGAAATGAAAATGGCAATCCTAAGACAACAATCCCTTTATAGCTAATACCCTCTCGGGAACAATATTATTTTATCATAGATTTTTGAATATACAAGAGGGTTTTCTAAAAAAAGCCAAAAAAATAAATACTTAAAAACCCCCTTACAAATCAGGGTTTTTTGTGTATAATATAAACATGACTACTAAAAAACAAAATGAACACTATGTGAATAACAAAGAGTTCACTCAAGCAGTCTCCGAGTTTAACCAAGCGTGTAAACTTGCAGAATCAAAGGGTAAAACCCCACCTAGAATGACAGAATACATTGGTGAATGTATCTATAAAATTGCTACTCGATTATCGACTAGACCTAATTTTATTAATTACACATACAGAGATGAAATGATATGTGATGCAATCGAAAATTGTATCCAGTATATCGGTAATTTCAATCAAGAAAAATCAAATAACGCGTTTGCATATATCACACAGATATGTTATTTTGCATTCCTTCGAAGAATTCAAAAGGAGAAGAAACAGGTTTTTATAAAACAAAAATCTATAGAGGAAGCAAACATTACTATGGACGCATACACAACTATAGACGGTGAACACGACCCAACTCTTACCAATACAAATGTAGAATGGATGCAAGAGAATATGAATCGGGTTGAATACAATCCTAGAAAATCAAAAAGAACTAAAAAGGTAAAAGAAGCAACTAATTTAGAAAAATTTACTGAATGAAAATAGCAATACTTAACGACACACACGCAGGTGTCCGTGGTGATATGGTTGCAATGGCCGAATACCAAGGACGATTCTACAAGGAAATTTTCTTTCCTTATCTAAAGGAGAATAATATCACTCACATATTACACTTGGGTGATTACTTTGATAGGAGAAAATACATAAACTTCTCTACTCTTAAACTTAATAGAGAACATTTTATTGAACCTATGTTAGAAAATGGTATGACTATGGATTTGATTATAGGTAATCATGATACTTATTTTAAAAATACCAACGAAGTAAACTCTCCCGACCTTTTATTATTTGAATCAGATAATATTAATGTTATCCAAGAACCCGAAGTAAAAAATTACGACGGCCTCGACATTGCATTAGTTCCATGGATTAATTCAGAAAACTATGCAGATTCAGTTGAGTTTCTCATGTCTGCAAATGCAGCTATCTGTATGGGTCACTTTGAGTTTGAAGGAGCTCTTATGATGCCAGGCATGACATGTCAACATGGTCTTGACCATTCATATGTTAGTAGATATGAAAAGGTTTACAGTGGTCACTTCCACCAAAAATCAGAGTTTGCAAATATCAAATATCTTGGTTCTCAAATGCAGTTTACTTGGTCAGACTTTGGAGATAACAAATACTTCCATATCTTTGATACTGATACAAGAGAAATGCTACCAGTTGCAAATCCACTAACAATATTTGAAAAGATATTCTATGACGATACTAAAGAAACTTTTGAAACTATTGTTAATAAAGATTATAGTAATGTCACTAACAAATTCACAAAGGTTATAGTAGTTAATAAAGACAATCCATATTGGTTTGATTCGTTCTTAGATAAGATTCATGGTGCAAGTCCTCTACACTTAAATGTAGTAGACGACCACAAACACATGGATTTATTAGACGATAAAGATGTAGAAAATGTAGAAGATACCCTAACCATACTCAACAAGTATGTAGAAGAGATGGATATACAGGGTAAGAAAAAGCCTCTTACAGATTTAATGACTACATTGTATAATGAAGCGTTAGACGAACATACATTTATATGATAAAATTTACAGAAGTAAGATACAAGAATTTGTTATCTTCGGGAAATAGATTTACAACAATACCACTGGATACTCACCAAACCACACTTATATTAGGTGAGAATGGAGCTGGTAAATCCACACTACTTGACGCATTGTGTTATGCACTTTATGGTCGTGGATTCAGAAATCTCAAGAAAGACCTTCTTGTTAACTCAATCAATCAAAAAGAATTATTAGTCGAACTCGATTTTACTATCGGAAAGAAAGACTATAAGATAGTCCGTGGAACCAAACCTAATAAGTTTGAATTATGGAGTAATGGTATCATGGTGAACCAAGACGCCAATGTTCGTGACTATCAAGACCACCTAGAATCAAACATACTCAAAATGAGTTATCGTTCATTCACACAGGTGGCAATCCTAGGGTCTGCAAACTTTACTCCCTTTATGCAACTAAGAGCAAAAGACAGAAGAAAGTTAGTAGAAGACCTTTTGGATATCACCATCTTTACAACCATGATGCAATTGTTGAGAAAAAAGAAATCTAATCATGCATTAGATATAAAAGAAAATCAACATGAGATTGCAATACTTGAAGAAAGAATCAATGGTTTGAATTCTCAACTTAATGCACTCCGTGAAAATAGAGAAGAAAAAATCTCTAAATTCGAATCAACGATAGAGCAAACCCAAAGTAATATTAATAACTTATTAGGAGAAGTTGATGAAAAGACGCAAAATGTGGTGGAGAAAGAATCCAGTATCTCGAATAAAGATACTACGAAAACTAGATTGCAACAAACGATTGAAGTGGAGAAATCACTCGCAACAGCTAGAAAGAAAGCAGTTGCAGATATTGAATTCTACGAAAACCATGACAACTGCCCAACATGTAAACAGGACTTAACAGGTGAACACAAAGAGAAATGTATTAAGGAGAAACAGGATAAGGTTGCAGAAATCAAGGAGGCGGTGTCAACTCTTGACAAACAAGTCAACGAACTCCATGAAGAAATCGATAGAATCAATACAGTTCAAGGAGAAATCACTGTAATTCAGAGAGAGATAGGTTTAATTCAGACAGAAGTTGTATCTAATCAAAAGTATGTTATAAAACTACAAGGTGAAATAGAAACCTTAGAAAAAGAACAAGAAGGAAATACAGATACACATGAGGATTTAACTAAAGCTGAAGATGATTTAGGTATACTTCAAGGTAAAAAGGAATTTTTGTCTGAACATGGTCACTATCTAGAGATTGCAACACTTCTATTGAGAGACCAAGGTGTAAAAGAAAAGATAATAAAACAGTATGTCCCTATCATGAATAAACTAATTAACAAGTATCTTGCACAATTAGAGTTCTATGTTGGGTTTGAATTAGACGAAAGTTTCGATGAAACAATCAAATCTAGATTTAGAGATGTATTCAAATACGAGAACTTCTCTCAAGGTGAGAAAATGAGGATTGACCTTGCATTACTATTCACATGGAGAGCAGTTGCAAGAATGAAGAACTCTGTAAACACTAATCTACTGATACTAGACGAGGTATTTGATAGTTCATTAGACGCAAGTGGAACAGATGAATTCATGAAAATGTTGAATACACTAACAGAAAATACAAATGCATTTGTTATCTCTCACAAAGGTGATATACTATATGACAAATTTGAGAATGTAATCAAGTTTGAAAAGTATAAAAACTTCTCAAGAATAGCAGAATAATATAAATAGTTCTATGAAGCAATTCAAGGACTTTATTACCGAGAAAAAGGCACAGTTCCAAGCAGCTTTCTATAAAGGATTATACTCTAGAAATAAGGGTATATTCTATAGGGGAACAGGAAAGTCAACTGGGAACAAAATGCATGACCTACAAGCATTAGGTGCTGGAACATACTATTCATGGGATAAAAAAATGGCTCAAGCATTTGCAGATATGAAGGGTGGTGAAGTTAAAGAATTTAAGTTCCCAAGAGGATTAAAACTTGCAGACGCACAGGGACAGGACATGGCAGAAATCAAAAAACTCATGGGTCTACAACCATGGGAATATAGTGGTGGTAAAATGTTTGCAAGAGTATTAAAAGTAGAATTTGAAAGAAAAGGATATGACGGTGTTATATCAGATAAGGCTGCAGAAGGAATAGTCATATTCGACAAAGCAAACAGGAAGGTTAAAGAACAATGAGACAAGTATTTAAAGATATCAGAACCATTATGGAAGCAGGCGGTGCAGCTGCAGGAAGCCTAGAGTTAATTAAGATTAGCTATGAAAAAGCAGTTGAACATGCAAAATCAAAAGGTATTGATATAGAAGAATTGATACCGTCATTCAAAAAGAATTTTGAAATGGCAAAAAAACTAGCAGGAAAAGGATTTGCAAAAAGGTCAGAAATGCCTGTGATTAATAATAATGATGTCAAGAACTTCCAAACAAGATTAGCAAAAGGTTTCATAGATATAAACAAACCTTTTGCAAGTAATGAACTTCCCGATGAACCTTTTCCTCAAGGATTAGATAGGAACACAGGTAAAACATGGATTAAAAGTGGTTTACCAAGATTTGACGGAGATGCAAAAGACGATGTTGTCACTGTAAAATCAAAAAAGGTTGCAGTGAAAAACCTAAAACCTATACAGAAACAAATATATTTTGATAAGTCATTCAAAAACATTTCAGATTATGACTTCAAAGATACTATGAAGTTTTTAAAAAGTGATAGAAACATATTCATTATATCGAGTGACAATGCAATCATAGACGGACACCATAGATTTTTAACTGCAATGTTGATAGACCCAAACATAACTGTCAATACTATTGCAATCGATTTACCTATAAAACAATTATTACCTCTAACACTATCTTATACAGACGCAATCGGCAATCAAAGGAACAAGTAATGTTTACTTTTCAAGAACTACAAGAAGCTTCACTTACTGAAGCCTCCACAGAACTAGAACAAGTTTTAGTTAAAGTATGTGGTGGAACCACACCAAGAAAAGAATACAAAAATGTTTTGAATGTTGCTCAAAAAAATGGTTTTGAAACAGCAGAAGAACTAGGTGAAGCAATTTTAAAAGACGCAGGAATCAGTCTCAAAAGTTCTAACCCAAGAATGTCAGAGAATGGCCCAACCGACCCCGACTGGGAAGGTGATAACAATACTTCTAAAACAGATATCCACTTAGGAAAGTATGATATATCATTAAAAAGTGGAAGTGCAGCTCTAATGAGTGGTGGTTCAAAAGAATCTCGTGCAACATTCAAAGCTGCATTAGAACATGCAAAAACATCTTTTCAAGGAGACATAGCAGATATTGCAAAAGAAATAGAAGATGGATTCGAAAAAATGATTCCTTCAACTCTAGGACAAATGCCAGGCGGTATTATTGCACAGAAAGCAGGGACAGTATTCCCTCATGAAAAAGGTGGTTCACTTGGTCAAGGTAAACGAAAAATGGCAAAGGTTGGAAAACAAGCTTTTAAATTGTTAGATAAAGATGTGCAAGATACAGATGTCACTTATGATAAACCTTCAACTAAAGAATTCAAAAAAAGGTCAGGTTATAGATATTATAAAGACGATAGTGGGAAGGAATATGAATATAAAGGAGACTATCATTTACTCAAAGTAAACCCAAAATCATTTGATAAAGACCAAATTCTAAAAGACGCAGACGACCTTCATACAAAAATGAAGAAACAAGTTGCAGACCTTTTCAATGGAAGTGAAGATTTTAAAAATGCATTTGTGTTTGAGGCAATGACTGGATACAAAAAATTCTCACCCTCCAATCCTAATATTGCAAAACATTTTTTAGTTGCAACCTTTCAAGGTAAAGGAAACTTAATAGGTGAGATTAAAAATTATAATGATTCATATGTTAAAAAAGTTGCAAAACAAGTCAAACCTGATGTTAGATTCAAAAGCACCTCTCAAGAAAAAACAATAGACAAGAAAAAACAAAAAACAGGATATAAAAGATTTTGGTCTGTTCTCCAACTTAATTATAATCATATACAAGAACAAACTGAAATCATGGAAAGAGAAGCAGAACAAATGCAGAAGTTCTTATCAGAAGGACTTATATCAGAAGTTGCATTTTTCTCATGGGCAAAAAAGAAAATCAAAGGAATAGTAAACTATATTAAAAGAGTGTTCAACGCAGTCAAGAATTTTATAATGGAGAAAGTGGAAAATATACTGGAGTTTTTAGATATGACACCAGTAGTATCATTTAATAATACCGTTAAGTGGTAAACCCTATATATTAACAATGTATGATTTAGTAGAAGAAGCTTCGAAGGTTTTACGCAACCCTACAACAGAGTTCGACTTTGAAAACCCACCCGAAGACCCAAAAGAAATAGAAAAGAATCTTGGACAAGCCATGGAAAGATTTGGAGGTATAGGATTATCTGCAAATCAATTAGGTTTAGATTATAGAGTTTTTGTCATGGCAACAGCAGACAGTGGAATCAAAGCATTCTTCAATCCCGAGATAACTAAATTATCAAAAGAAACAGACTTATTGAAAGAAGGTTGTTTATCTTTTCCCGACATTTACCTAATGATTAAACGGTCAAAGGTAATAGAGTTTGATTACACAGACTCAGACGGAGAGAGAAGAACCTTACAATTAGATGGAATAGGTGCAAGGTGTGTTCAACATGAACTAGACCACCTAAATGGTATCATATTCCTACAACGAGCTTCTCGTTTAAAAATAGAAAGAGCTTTACAAGCTCGACCAAAAGAGAGAAGAAAGAGAATAGATTATGAGCGCAGAATGGAAATTGCTAGACAACTCCAAAGTATACAATCACAAGCTGATTCCGATACTAACGAAGGAACAGTGCCAAGCGATGATACGGTGGCACCAATCTCACAAACATCTTCGTAGAGTTGGTGACGGCTCCGATTATTGGGGTGTCCGAAAAATACATATACAGAATGAAGCAATTCGTAGGATTTTTCAGCAAGTAGAAAATCATTGTATATCCGAAATATATAAAGCAACAAATAAAGTATTTCATACAGAAATGGCTACACTTACAGAGTGGCCAATAGGTGGTGTCCAAACACCTCACCTCGATACATATTCTAATCAAGAATATTCAATAGACCCTGAGTATGATAAAAAGATAGAGAGAGGAGAACAAGGCCCTTCAAGAGAATGGACTTGTATTCTTTATCTTAATGACGACCACGGTGGTGGTGAAACTTATTTTCCACCTTCTGATTATTACCCTTTTGGTTGGCAGTCTGCAAACATGGGTGAAGACAGAAAAACTGGAGACGGTCTTTTATTTCAAGGAATTTATCATTCACACGGAGTTTTTCCAGTAAGAAGAAACTCAAGACATACCATGGCATTATGGTTCACAGAGGACATTGAAAAATGTGCAACTCAACAATATGTGGGTGACTTGGAACATAATGAATCTTCAATCAAACAACACCTACAAACACAATTAGGTGATGTTTTATATACACAACAGACTGAAATGCACAGAGATAAAACTCTCTGGCATGAATATCTAAATCACGCCAAAAAATTCTAACTCAAGCCTTGACAATGACTATGCCTTTCTGTTAGCATAGTAGTATGAGTTGTGATTATACACAAATATTTTTAGAAAACATGTTCGAAGAGGGACTTGAACAAGGTCTAAATGAAGACCAAGCAGCTGCATATGCACTGGAAGCCCTTGAAAACATTGAGTAAATCAGGCCTTGACTATGTGTCAGGCTTTATGTTAGCATATACATATGAATGAGAGATTAACAAACCAAAAAGACAACCTTGCAAAACTAATGGCAACAGAGAATCTTACTGTTGTTCATAGGAAGGTTCCTACTGCATACTTTGATTTGAAGAATAGACTACTTTGTTGTCCTATTCTTAAAGAGGATATATCCTCTGAACTTTATGACTTGTTTATGGGTCATGAAGTTTCTCATGCATTACATACACCATATGAAGGTGTTCATTCTGCTGTCACTAAGAACAAGACTCTTAAAGGATATCTCAATGTTGTTGAAGATGTAAGGATTGAGAGATTTATCAAAGACAAATATCCAGGCTTAAGAAAATCATTCTTCAAAGCATACAACGAACTTATGGAAATGGACTTCTTTGGAGTTCATGGAAGAGACCTAAACAAAGAAGCTTCATTGATTGACAAAATCAATTTGATTACTAAGTGTGGTTCTAGAGTAAATATCACTCTTAATAAAGAAGAAAAGTTCTTCCTTGATTGGGCAATGAAATGTGATACATGGGAAGAGGTTGAAGAATGTGCAAATGCAATCTACAACTGGTCAAAAGAAAACGAAACAAGAACAGAAGTTGACGAGGACTTAGTTCCTCAAATGTTTGATGTTGGTGACGAAGACGAAGACGAAGATTACGAAGACGGAGAAGAAGAGAACGAAGGTGAGTCTTGGGAAGATTCATACGGTGACTCTGATGAAGAAGAGGAAGAAGATAATCTTCCCGAAGTAGAACAAGAATCCAGTGGAAGTGGTGACCAAGAATCAGAAGAAGGTGACGAAGAAACAGAAGAAGAAAACAAAACTACAGGAACTATTGCTGGTAAAGGAGCTCCTTCAACAGCAGAAGACTATGACGATGAAGACGGTGCAAGGGAATCAATCACTGAACACAATGCACACAACAATGAAGAGATGTTTATTTCAGAAGACAACTCAACAAGATATCAAATCAAACTAGATGATGAGTTCAAGAAAAAGAATTTCTTCAAAGACTATGTGACTTCATACAAAGAAGTTGACAAGGTCTTTACAGATTACCACAATAATCAAGAAGACAAGTATTACTCAGAAAAAATGGAAGAGTCACTTAGAAGAGCAAAACATTCTGCAAAAAAACTAGAATCAAAAAACAAATCAATTGTCATGCACATGGCAAAAGAATTTGAAATGAGACAAACTGCACAAAGAGCTGTTCATGCATTCAGTGGTAAAACTGGAAAACTAGACATGAACAGACTTGCAAAATATCAGATTGTTGATGATGTTTTCAAAAGAGTGACTTACATGCCTGACGGTAAAAACCATGGTGTCAATATTCTAGTTGACTGGAGTGGTTCTATCCACAATGAAGTTATGGATATTCTAGAACAAACATTTATTCTTACAATGTTCTGTAGAAAAGTTGATATCCCTCACAGAGTTTACTTATTCAGTGACGCTTATCACTGTGGTGAAGATGACTGGAGAGGTGACAGGTCTACATTGATTGAATTATTCTCAAATGAAATGAATGGAAGAGAATTCAAAAAAGGTTTGATATGGGCTGCTTCACTTTACAACGAATACCTTCAAGAGAAGTTTGGTTATAGTTGGGGAAGAGGTTGGGAAAAGAAAGTTCAAAAGTATGACGAGTGGTATAAAGAGATTCAAGACCCACTAGGTAAATTTGACAGTGAAGGTAATCATATTGGTGGATACATTGACTTCCCTAGAGAATGGATTCCTCACCAGTTCAGACTAGGTGGAACACCTCTTGACCAAGCACTTGTTGCCACAAGAACACTTCTAAAAGATTTTATCAGAAACTACAATGTTGAGAAATCAATATTGACAGTTATCACAGACGGATATTCACACACAGCTGATTCATTGAAAAAATCAGATGACGAGTATGCAAGTGAGAGAGAACAAAGAGGTAATGGAGATAGTTGGAATACTAAACATATCAGAGAAATTATTGACCCTTATTCAAAAAGAGTTTATCCTTTATCATCAGATGGAAGATACTACAGTTCAACTTTCAAAACTACTCAAAACCTACTAGACTGGTTGAGTAAAGAAACAGGAACTACGGTCACTGGATACTTTGTTTGTTCTAAGAAACAAGAAGCAACTAATGTTATCAGAGAGGCAGAAAAAGTTTCTTACGAAACAGATATTGACGATGCTTGGAGACAAGCAAGAAAAGGTGGGTTCATATTAGAAGCTCACGGATACAACAAATTATTCATAACCGCTGCTTCAAATCTTGGAGTGGAAGGTTCAGACGAACTAGATGACGAGTTAGTCGACGCTAAAAAAACTAGAGTGTTGGCTGCTTTTAAGAGAAACCAAAAGTCAAAGACAACATCTAGGTTTTTGACTAACGAATTTATCAAGGAGATAGCATAATGGAAGCAATTCTGAATAAAGACGACTACAGGGAATTCACTCAAAGAGTGGACATTGCAAGTTCGAAGGGAGTAGAAGTTCCTCACCTAGTCGAAACTATAGGTGACAAATACAAGATTACTTTGTTAGAAAAAGTAGACTTAGAATTATTAGATGATATAACGGAGACAAAATAATGAGAGACCCTTTAAGAGTTGACCCGTCTTACTATTCACCAGTGGTGAATGAAGTGTCAAAGTTCGCTGACGCTGTAATGGAAGTTGGGCCAAGTCCCTGTGTTTTTCACAAATGTGATAGATATGAAGCTTGTAAAAATGAGAGAGTGGAATGTTTTGCATTTAGGACTTGGGTGAATAACGGTGAACCTTATCTTACTGAAAAGAATAAGAAGGGTGATAAGATTAAATGTGTTGAGAAAATTGGAAGGAACCTTGAACCTATCAAGTAATGGCCTTGACAATGCCACCAGCTTTCTGTTAGCATATATGTATTGATGAGAAAAGGAGACTATATGAAGAAATCAATAAAAGTGAATGGTAAGGATTTTCCCCTTACCCCCGATAAGACAGAGGTTCTAGATACTCTATCTTCTGCTTATCCTAATCAGACCTCGTTCTCGAGGGCTGAAATCAAAGAGGCAACCGATGGTTATCTCCCATACTGGGTGAAGTCGTCTAGGTTCCCTTTCAAAGAGAAACAACCTGATGGTTCAGTTCTCTTTAATCTTGAAGCTGTAATCAGTGGATACAACGGTGGATATTCTCACGGTGGTGAGACTCCAGTTGCACCACAACCAGTGGCAGTTCCTTCGAAGGCAGTCCCTTCAAACATGCCAGTTGCAGCTGCAACGGAGTCTGTGAACATTCTTGATGACAATATCAAAATTGTTCCCGAGAAAATGTCAAACTATGTTCCGTTTGGTCATTTCAAAGATGTCAAAAACATTATCAAGTCTAAAATTTTCTTTCCAGTTTTTGTGACTGGTTTGAGTGGTAATGGTAAAACTCTTATGATTGAACAAACATGTGCTCAATTGAAGAGAGAACTTTACAGAGTCAATATCACTATTGAGACTGATGAAGATGACTTAATGGGTGGTCACACTCTAGTAAATGGAAACATTGTTTTCAGAGAAGGCCCAGTGGTCAAAGCAATGAGAAAAGGTGCAGTCCTTCTTCTTGACGAAGTTGACTTGGGTTCTAACAAACTAATGTGTTTACAATCAGTTCTTGAAGGTAAAGGATACCTAATCAAGAAAACTGGTGAGTGGGTGACACCTAAACAAGGTTTTACAGTTCTTGCAACTGCAAACACTAAAGGACAAGGTTCCGAAGATGGAAAGTTCATTGGAACTCAAATCATGAACGAAGCTATGTTGGAAAGGTTTGCAATCACAATGCAACAAGAATATCCTCCAGTGAAAACTGAGTTGAAGATTCTTGAAAAAGAAATGGCTTTGACTGGTGAAGTTGATTCAGAGTTCACTAAGAAATTAGTTGACTGGGCTGACATAATCAGAAAAACTTATTATGAAGGTGGTATTGAAGATGTGATAACAACAAGAAGACTTGTTCACATTGTTAATGCTTTCAGAATGTTCAAAGATAGACTCAAGTCAATTGAGATGTGTATTTCTAGGTTCGATATTGAGACTAGAAACTCTATCCTTGACCTTTATTCCAAGATTGACGCTGGGGTTAATCTGAACGAAGAAGCGGAAGTTTCAGATTCAGAAGAAAACCCAGTTGACGAATCAGACTACGAGTAGTATAATGGTTTCAATGTTTGGAAAAAACAAAGTTGACTACAAATACAACGAGAAGGAACTCCTCAAGGAGTTCTCTTCTTATGTAGAGAAAACTTATGACCAACACTATTCCAAAGATAAGTTTCAGGCAACTGAATTTATTATGGACGGTGGTCACGGAGAGGGATTCTGTATTGGTAATATCTTAAAGTATGCACAAAGATACGGTAAGAAGGACGGATACAATCGTGCTGACTTGTTGAAAGTCATACATTATGGGTTCCTTGCTTTATATAATCACGATACGCATATAAAGGAGGCTAACAAGTGATGAAAATTAGTAATGATACGAGGAGTGTTCTTAAGAACTTTTCTACTATTAACTCGGGTATAAGAGTTAAGACTGGAAATAAACTTGAGACCATATCCAATATGAAAAATATTCTTGCAGTGGCAACGGTAGATGAATCGTTCCCTCAAGATTTTAGTATATATAACTTGCCTGAGTTCTTGGGTGCAACTTCATTGTTGTCAGACCCCGAGTTTGAATTCGGAGATACAAGTTTGACGGTTGCAGACGATAACTCAAGTCTTGCATATTTTTATGCAAGTGAAGGAATGGTCACTGCACCCGATAAAATGATAACCATGCCTGACGCAGAGATTGTAATTAATCTTTCTTCTACACTCTTAAGTGAGCTACAGAAAGCTGCAAGTGTATTAGGAGTTAATGACATGGTGTTATCCAGTGACGGAACAGTTATCAGACTGGAAGTGACTGATAAAAAGAATCCAACTTCAAATACATTCTCAAGAATAGTAGGTGAAGGAAACGGAGTATCTTATACAATGAATTTCAAGATTGAAAACTTGAAAGTTCTTGACGGAAATTATGAGGTTTCTGTATCAAGTAAAGGTATTTCACACTTCAACAATACAGATATTGATTTGGAGTATTTTATTGCATTAGAGCCAGATTCAAAATACAATGCCTAACCTATATATTAGTGTAAGTATTGTGCCAGTCTCTGCAATGCATACGGGAGTTATTCAATCTCATCAATCTTCAAGGGTGAATAACACTGTAAACTCGGAGGGGAGTTTACTTCTATGAATCAAGAATTTCTATTTGTAGAAAAGTATCGTCCTCAAACAATTGAGGACACAATACTTCCTGCTGGAATCAAATCCACATTTCAAGAATTTGTAAAACAAGGTGAGATACCTAATCTCATGTTGTGTGGTTCTGCTGGTGTGGGTAAAACTACGATTGCAAAAGCACTCTGTAATGAACTGGGTGCAGACTTTATTGTAATCAATGGTTCAGACGAAGGAAGATTGATTGATACTTTACGAACTAAAATCAAAAACTTTGCGTCTACAGTTTCATTGTCAAGCGCACCAAAGGTTGTAATACTGGACGAGGCAGATTATATTTCAGCTGATTCAGTTCAACCAGCTTTGAGAAACTTTATCGAAGAGTTCTCTTCAAACTGTAGATTCATATTTACTTGTAATTACAAAAACAGAATCATACCACCTCTTCATTCTAGAACAACGGTGATTGATTTTACCATGACACCCGATGAGAAACAAAGACTTGCGTCAGTGTTTCTTGCAAGACTCATGGAGATATGCACAAATGAAAGTATTGAGTTCGACCAAAAGGTTCTAGTTGAACTTGTAATCAAATTCTTTCCCGACTTTAGAAGGTGTATCAATGAGGTTCAAAGATATGGTGCAAGTGGTGTAATCGATAGTGGGTTATTATCTACATTATCAGAAGAGAAACTTACACCCTTGATTGATATGTTGCAAGACAAAAACTGGAGTGGAATGAGAAAATGGGTCGGTCAGAATAGTGATAACGACTTCAATGCTCTATATAGAAAAGTATTTAATTCACTTGAGAAAAGATTAGAACCTTCTAGTATTCCAGCTGCAGTTCTGTTTATTGCAGACTATCAATACAAAGCTGCATTTGCAATGGATTCGGAGATTAATTTTACTGCATGTATGACAGAGATTATGTCAGAGTGTAAATTCAAGGAGAAGTAATGGGACAATATGACGACAAAGTAGAACTACAAAGACAAATACTAAAGGCAGAAGAGTATATAAATTCACCATTGAGTTTACATGCACACAGTCTAACTTCTATGTGGTATGATAATGACCAAACTGTAAAAGATGTCAAAGACGGAGTTATGGATATTTCATACATGGACGGAAGGATTGAGAGAACTCTCAAGAATGGTAAAACATATATCCTTGTAGAAGGTAAAAAAGGTGCAGCTCTTGTCCAAGAAATTTCTAGAAATCTAATGGACTCGGGTAAAGAACTTGCCTAAAAGAAATCCATTTGATTTTGTAAAGTCTGTATCATATCAGAAGAATGACCTTATGGTTGATGAGGTCGAAGAAAAAGCATATCAACCATTCCTAATAAACAAAGCATTATCTTATCACCAAGATTCTGTTTTTCTTACTAACGAAATGAATGTCAGACATGGAGTAGACAACCGTCTTCAATACATGTTTTTCCTAAATACCTTAAGGAAAAGACAAAGATTTTCCAAATGGCAAAAGCCATATGTTAGTAAAAAACTCGATACTGTAAAGGAATACTATCAGATATCAACTAGAGAGGCCAAAGATTATGTTGAAATCTTATCTGATAAACAGATTCGAGAATTGAAAAACAGTATGAAAACTGGTGGTAAGGATAATGGATAACCAAGAAGAGATAATAAAAGACCTTGTCGAGGTCACATTTCCCGAGAGAGACGACTTTTTAAAGATAAGAGAGACCTTATCACGCATAGGAGTGGCCTCTAGAAGGGAACAAGAACTCTTCCAATCATGTCATATACTACACAAAAGGGGTAAGTATTACATTACCCATTTCAAAGAACTATTCAAATTAGACGGTAAACCCTCAAATATTGACGAGTCAGATATAGGTAGAAGGAACACAATTGTGGGTCTTTTAGAACAATGGAACCTAGTATCTGTGGTTAATAAGACACAAATCGAGGAACCTAAAGCACCGTTATCACAAATTAAAATCATACCTTTTAAAGAAAAAGGTGACTGGAAATTGACGACTAAATACTCTATAGGTGGTAATTAGTCCTAAATAACCTTACGGAATCATAAATGGTTTCGGGAGGAGATACAATGTTAGAATTCATACAATGGATTATAGTATTGATTAAAATTGTCCCTTGGTTAGTTATGGGTGCATCTTTTGTTGCAGCCTTAACACCTACACCAAAAGATGATGAGTGGATAGCAAAATATTATAAAGTAATTGATTGGTTTGCGCTCAATATCGGAAAGGCAAAGGACAAATAAATACCTATAATTATTAATAATTAATGAGGAATATATCATGGAAATTATAGCGATAGTAGCATTTATAGTTGTTGCAGTTGGTGTATATCTTTGGAGAGATACTTCTAGTGAACCTGTAGTTGAAACAGTAGTTGATACTGCAAGTGAAGTCGTTGCAGATGCAAACGATAATGGAATTACTTCAAAGGCAGAGTTAAGTAAATTAACTAAAGCCCAACTAATTCAATTTGCAGATAATAAAAACCTTTCAATCAAAAGGTCTGCAAAGAAAGCTTCAGTTATCAATGAGATACACACTCAATTGAAGTAAATTAGAGTAAAACACGACCTTCGGGTCGTGTTTTTTTACGCCTAGAGTATTTTAAAAGGATAAATAACTGTATGGAAGATTTGTTTATTTTGATAGGTGAAGTGGGAGCTCCGATTGCTGGTGCAATCGTAATGGGCTTTTTCATATTCATAGTCATAAAACAAATCTTAGAAAATGTTGTAGATGATATCAAAACACTAACAATGTTCTGTAAATCACTAGAAAATCGTGCAAGGACTATGTCCAACGAAATGGTGAAGATAGATATGTTAGTTTCAAGTGCGTTAGAATTAAGACCCGATATAGAGAGAATTGCAAGAGCTGAAAACTTTATAGAAGATGAGAGAATTGACGCTAGGAGAGATTAGTGTCAGAAATTGGAAGTTTAATCTCTGATTATGGGTTCCCCATAGTTATGATGGTCGGTCTTGGATATTTTATATACTATATTTGGTGGTTCGTAGGTGAGAAACTAGAACCCGAAATAGAAAAACAACATATGGCACTCATAAAAGTTATTGACCAAGTGCGTATGTTAGACCAAGACCTCATAAGATTACAGCAAAAAGTTGATGTCGTTCTAGAATATAAAGAGAATGAGAAGAAGAAACGCATAAAGGAGGACACATGAAATTAATTTTACCTATATCGTTTTTATGTTTAATATTCAGTTTCGGTGCATATGCAGACGAGATTGTTCATAAGTTTAAGAACCCAAGCTTTTCAGGCATTGGGACGGGCGCACATTATCTCACGATTGAGAACCAAGAACATAGCAGAAAAAAATCAATCGAAGATGCGCTTGAGGCAGCTAGAAAAGCTGCAGAAAGAGAGGCAGAAAATACAACGCTTGCCAAATTTATCAGGAATTTAGAATCGCGAATCTATGCTCAATTTGCAAAACAATTAGTTGAATCTATGTTTGCAAATGATAATCCAGTAGGTTTCGGTTCATTTATACTAGAAGGGAATACAATTACTTGGGAAGTCATAACAGACGAATCAGGTGCAGAGTTTATCAGATTAACAATCATTGCCGAAGACGGGTCTTCAACAGTTGTAGAGATTCCAGTAGGAACTGGAAACTTTGGACAAGACCCCGACACAGGTGGTGGTGACGGAGGAGGCTAATGTTTAAAGCTTGCCTTTTAGCAATGGTCATTGCCTTATCAGGCTGTGCTTCTTTTCCACAGTGGAGTGAAAACCCACAGGATTGTGGAAGGTGGCAAGAAGGTATAGGTAAAGATGTATATACTGCTGTAAAAAAACAATTGTCAAGGAAATACATTTGTGTAGAACACCCTTCAATTGTTAAATTACCAGCATATCTAGAATTACTAGAATTACCACCAGCTGAAGAAAAACCAATAGTTGCAGTTTATAACTTTTTGGATAAAACTGGACAGAGAAAATCAGTGACTAACATTGCAAGTTTCTCTACAGCAGTGACTCAAGGTGCAACTGAAATGGTTATAGACGCATTAAAAACTGCTGGAGGTGGGACATGGTTCCGTGTCGTTGAAAGAAACGGTATAGACCATTTAGTCCGAGAAAGACAAATCATTCGTTCTGCAAGGTCGGATTACGCGAAGAAGACTGAACAATCAGACGAGGGAATACAACCACTGCTATTCGCGGGTATTATCATAGAAGGTGGTGTAATTGGTTATGATTCTAATATCAAAACTGGAGGAAGGGGCGCACGAACTCTAGGTATTGGTTTTAGTAGACAGTATCGACAAGACGCTGTCACAATCTCCATGAGAGCTGTTTCAGTTCTTACGGGGGAAGTTTTATTAAATGTCCAAGCTCGAAAGACTATTTTGAGTTATGGTTCTGGCGGTGATGTTTTTAGATTCATCGAAGAAGGAACTCAACTGGTAGAAATCGAGGACGGAGTGGGAAATAATGAATCAGTGACTTACGCAACAAGGTCTGCTATTGAAGCAGCCGTGTTGGAATTAATATACCAAGGCCACGATAGAGGGTTTTGGGTAATAAAGGGGTATAACGAAAATGAAGAAAATAATTAGTTTATGCGTTATCGCATTAATGTCGACAAATATTCTTTTCGCACAAGCCACTGATGATAACGAAATCAAAATCACACAGACTGGTGACACACTTAAATTATACATCGACCAAATCGGTTTTGGAAACAAAATTGGTGGAGACGATGCAAGTGGAGGCTCATTGTCAGCAATGAGTATCGAAGGTTCAGGTCTAGACTTTGACTTTGATTTTTCAGGTAATCAAAATATTTTATTTGGCCCAGTAATTTCAGATAACTCAACAATCAAGTTGGATTATGTCGGGGATTCAAATTTAATAGATTGGAATATCGGTTATATAGGTAGCACAGACGATTCTAATATAAATTTTAGTGTCACAGGTTCAAGCAATCAGTTTGACCTTGACCAAGGATATGTCTATAGTGCAGAAAGATTAGATGCCGATTTAATATTGATAGGTGATTCTAATATTTTTGATGTAGATTGGGAGAGTGACGACTTAACATGGAATTTTGATGTCACAGGTTCTTCTAATAACATTAACACTTTACAAAACGATGGAGAACAGTCTTTGACTTTCACATTGGAAGGTGATAGTGCAGATGTTGACATTAATCAAATATCAGGAACATGTGCAGCTGGAGCAAGCAATAGTTGTGTTTCTCCAAATGCAAATATCGTATTGGATATTACAAGTGACAATTCTGAAATCCAAATTAATCAGAAAGACTCATCTAACGATTCTTAATTTATTGTTCATCAGTGGGGTCACATTTGCTGACCCCATTGGAGACATAGTAGAATCAACAGGCATTGGTGCAATTGTTAGAAACAATGAATCCATAACTTCAAAAGTTGGTTATGGGGTAGAGTTATATGACTCTGCTGAAACAGTCAATGGAAGAATGAAAATCCAATTCCTTGACAGTGAATTCTTAGACTTAATCGAACACACATTAGTTTTTATAGACGAAGTTTATTACGACCCTAATCCTTCGTTATCAAAAATGTCCTTGAGAATGGTTCAAGGAACCGCCCGTTTTGCTTCGGGCCAGGGTCAAAAAATCAAAAAAGCAAACATAGATATCTCAACACCAACAGCACAAATAGCTATCAACGGCACAGATTTTACAACAACTATAGACGAGCTCGGAAGAACTTTGGTTATTCTGCTTCCTGATGAAGACGGAGTCACACCTTCGGGAGAGATAGTTGTATCAAATGAGGGTGGAAGTATCACTCTCAATCAGGCATATCAGGCAACCATGGTATCTACAATAGAAACACCACCTACAAGTTCCGTAGTAATTAACAACTTAACAACCTCTATGATAGACAATATGTTCATTGTATCACCGCCTCAGGAGGTCGCAGAGGCCGTAGAAGAGCAGGCAAGAGAAGATATGAATGATGATAAGGGCGTATTAGATGTAGACTTTCTAGAGTTCAATGAATTAGAAAAAGACTATGACGACTATGCAAATGACCCCGATTATGACGCAAGAGGAAATAGATTAGATGTGGATTTCTTAGATGTAGATTTTCTTACAGATGTTTTAGATGTTGTAGAAGAACTAACAAGAACAACAGCTAAACTTGCAGATAGACAAGCAACAACAGGTGGTGGTGTCAGATTAGAGGGTGCAGTCTTTGGTCTAAACAAAGATTCACAATATAATATATTTGAAGAAGACGGTAATTTAGTCTTTTTCAGAGATGTTAACGGAGTTATTGAGATTATAATTGCTCAGGGTAATTCAGGATTCATAGATACTAGAGTAGAAGGATATGAAGGAATCATTGAATTTGGAAATGGAGACCCCGCAATTCAAATCTTCATTAATCAATCTAACTAAATACTTATTTAAAGGAGAAATATATGGACTTATTACACAAAGTTTTGCAATGGCATGAAGATTTGAGTTATAAGTGGATAGAAAGACTTGACATAACAGAATATCAAGCCATGTGGTTTGCGTTCGTTAAAGGTCTTATTACAATGTTAGTTTTAACATGGATATTTTAAAGAACACATTATTAACAATCATAGGGATATTATCTATCCCTATGGTTTTTGCAGGCCCAACTGATGATAACCATATTCATGTGGAACAGGTCGGTAATGACGGAGATAATGTTTCATTGATTTTAAATCAATTCGGTTATGGTAATACCATAGAATTCTCTTATGCACACTCAAGTAATACTTTCAACCTAACACAAAATGGTGGTGGTAATAAAATATCATGGGTTCCATATTGGGGTTCAGGAAAGAGTTGGGGTGGTGATGTAGACGGTTCAAACAATGTAGAAAATGTTTTACAATATGACGGTGCAGAATATGGAAGACACATATGGGGCGACAACAACACCGTAGACATATATCAAAGTGGAGACCATACACATTACATAGACATTCATGTTGACGGTGTAGAACATGATTCATGGCAAGAAGGAACAGGAACACATTATAGTCACACATATTTTTATGGAAACACAGACGACTCAATTACAAATTTATTACAAAAAGGAAGTGCAAATCATAATGCACAGATTAGAATACAAGGGTCAGAACATACAACACTAAATCTTATTCAACAAGGTTCAACAAATCAATCATACACACTAACTCAAAATTGTTATACAGTTGGTGGTTGCACGGTAAATGTGACTCAAGGACAGTAATGTATTCTTGGAAGACAGTCCTAGTGACCATAGGGTTGCTCTTCGGACTCAAAGTTTGGAATCCATATCTAGTAGAAAATATCACATGGTCATGGTTTGACTTCTTACACCAATCTCACGAAATAGAACAAGTCGATAATATTGTTCTAGTTGACATAGACGAAAAATCTTTAGAAAAATATGGTCAATATCCTTGGCCAAGAAACTTATATTCAGATATACTTTTTGAATCTCACTATTCAAACACTCATGTATTCACACAATTATTCAAAGAACCTGATAGATTTCAGGGTGACGAATCATTTGCAGAGGGATTAGTTAATCGTCTAACGATACTTTCAGCTGCACCAACAATCCAAAAAGATACTGGTTCTGCACCATATGTTAGGACTTCTATATTTGGTGGAGGAGATATATCAGAACATATATGGAACTTCTCGGGTATTGCAAGTCCAGTTGATATCCTGAAACAAAATACTTATGGAGTTGGTGTGACAGTCACTACTCCAGCTGTCAGCGGAACTCCTAACTTTGACGGGACTGTTCGTTCTGCACCCCTGATAGTTTCTGCAAATGAAGTTGTATATCCTTCTGTTGCATTAGAAGTCATGCGTGCAATGTTTGACCAAAAGAATTATCAGACTAGAGTCACACCCGAAGTTGGTATTGAATGGATTCGTATAGGAAGGAATCCACCGATACAAACTACACCAACTGCTGATGTTATGATTTCATATTGGAATGAGTTTCAAAGAATATCAGCAGCTGATTTATCTAATTCAGATATTCAGGGTAAGATTCTTGTATGGGGTCTGACTGCTGAGGGTCTGAATAATCCAGTTTCAACCCCAGTGGGTGTAATGTATCCCCACGAAGTTCAAGGGAATATCCTCCACTCCGTCTCCACAGGAGTTCAAATACAACAATCCTACTATCTTGAATTTGTATCTCTCGTTCTTCTTTTGTCAGTCCTTCTAGGAATATTGGTAGTGGTTTACAAACTTCCCACAGTTTTTTCGGGGATAGTGAGTCTAGGTATTGTTGGATTTCAGGTGGGTGGGGGTCTCTATTTGTGGTCTTCATCTCTCGTTCTTTTCGATATTTTCTACTCATCGATTGCCTCCATAGTTGTGTTTGGACATGCTTCCTTTAACAAATACTATAGAACATATCAACTCAAAGAACAAATCAAGAAACAGTTCCAAAAATATTTATCTCCTGACATGGTTGACGAACTGGCTAAAAACCCTGAAAAATTGAGACTTGGTGGAGAAAGAAAGGAAATGACCTTCATGTTCATGGACATATGTGGGTTCACTCCCATAAGCGAACACTATAAAAATAATGACGACCCCGAAGGTTTAGTCGAACTCATAAACAAGTTCTTAGATATGCAAACAAAAATCATCATAAATAATCAAGGAACTATCGATAAATATATGGGCGACTGTATCATGAGTTTTTGGAATGCTCCCTTGGACTGTAAAAACCATGCTGAACTCGCTGTAAAATCTGCACTGGAGGTGTTAGATGCAACTAAAGAACTTAATAAAGAACTCTCTCCTCTCAATCTTCCTCCTATCAATGTCGGCATTGGTATCAGCACAGGAGAATGTATTGTCGGAAACATGGGGTCAGAAGTTAGATTTGACTATTCCGTCATTGGAGACGCAGTCAACTTGGGTGCTAGACTCGAGGGCCAAACAAGGAATTATGATGGGGTGGACTTGTTGTTATCGGAAAGAACTTATCAGTGCTGTCCAAATGGAAGCTTCACAGAAGTCGATAGGATACTTGTCAAAGGCAAATCAGAGAAGGTTCGAATATATACACCGATATGATTTAGTTGACCCACCCACAAAAGCTGACTGGTCACTATTTGTTTTATTACAATTTGCAGATGTCTACACAACTTCCCGTGGTCTTAAATATAAATGTGTAAAAGAAATAAATCCTTTCATAGGTGATAGACCGTCTAGAAAAGATATGATATACACAAAGGTTGCTGTATTAACTCCTGCTTTTCAAATCGATATTAATAGAGGTGAACTTACTCGAAAATCAATGAGAAGTGTAAATACAATTATGTCACTTGTAATATTGAATAATTATGAAGTGATGCAGAAGGCAGAAAGATACTGCGAAAAAATATAGAAAAGCCCCTTGACTTTTTACACTTTGACCCCATATAATATATAAATACTATTGTAATTGCTCAATAGAGGATTACATATATTAACTTGCTAAAAATAGGAGAAAAATATGACGCATTTAGATATATTTGGTCAATTCAGACCGTTCGCAATAGGATTTGATAGGTATTTCGAAGACCTCGAAAGAATGTCAAATATCACACAAACCAATTACCCACCTTACAATGTTGTAAAGGAAGACGATGAACATTTCAGTGTCGAACTTGCAGTTGCTGGGTTCAGTAAGAAAGATGTTTCTATCACTAAAGAGAAGAATGTCCTTGTTATTGAAGGTAAAGTAGAAGATGAATCTAAGGACTTTGTCCATAAAGGTTTGGCTTCTAGAGCATTTAAGAGAAGCTTTACACTTGCAGATGATGTAGAAATCAGTGGTGCAAGTCTAAAAGACGGTATCTTGGTTGTGAGTTTAGAGAGAGTTGTTCCCGAAGAGGATAAACCTGTCTCTATAAAAATTTCTTAAAACCCTATATACAGAATAGACTTCTGTTGTTATAATGGAAGTCTATTCATATTATATGAGAGAGGTATTATATTATGTATGAAGTTGGAAGGATTATTCCTAGAATAAGATTTAAAGTCAGAGTTGACGGTGAATGGGATACTATTGATAGTCATGTCATAACCGAAGGTAAAAGAGTCGTAATCTTTGCACTGCCTGGCGCATTCACACCAACATGTTCTACTTTTCAATTGCCTGGCTTCGAGGAAGCATATTCTAAATTCAAAGAAAAAGGAATAGACGAAATTTACTGTTTATCAGTTAATGATACATTCGTCATGAATTCTTGGTTTCAAGCTCAAGGAATAGAAAAAGTAAAAGCATTGCCTGACGGAAGTGCAATGTTCACAATAGCACTAGGTGCAAATGTTCAAAAAGATAACTTAGGTTTTGGAACTAGGTCTTGGAGATATGCAATGGTTGTAAACGATACTAGAGTCGAACAGATATTTTTCGAAGATGGTTTTGGTGACAATGCAGAATCAGACCCATACGAAGTTTCTTCACCCGAGAATGTTTTAGAAAATCTTTAAAAACCCACTTGTCAATATGACTATGTTTATGTTAATATAGTCATATGACTTACTTTCAATACAGTTTAAAAGACCTACAGGAACGCAGTTCCGAAAAGAAATTTTCTTATATTACATTCTTTGCAGGCGGTGGTGGTTCATCGTGTGCATATAAACTCGCAGGTGGTGATGTTAGATACATGAATGAGTTTCAACAGATTCATGTAGACACCTATCTTGCAAATTTCCCAAACACAGTTCATGAATGTAAAGATATTAAACAAGTCACAGGTGAAGGTATTATGGAACTCACTGGACTTAAAAAGTTTGAACTGGACATACTAGACGGTTCACCACCTTGTCCACCATTCTCTATGGCTGGAACTAAAAGAGAAGGTTGGGAACAAGAGAAAATGGCTTACGGTATGAAACAACAAAATATCGAAGACCTTACTTGGGAACAAATTAGAATCACAAAAGACTTAATGCCTAAAGTTATTGTATGTGAAAATGTAAAAGGTCTATCTATGGATTATGCAAGAGACCACCTAAACAAAATGGTAAACGATTTTGAAGCATTAGGTTATTCAGTCACATGGAAAGTTATGAAAGGTCATGAACATGGAGTTCCACAAAAGAGAGAAAGGGTATTCATGGTTGGTGTTAGAGACGATGTATTAGATACAATCGGAATGCCATTCATGTGTTTGAGTGGTTTATTTCCACAACCTTCTAATGAAAGAACAAGTATAGGTGAAGCAATTAATGATTTAGTAGACGACCCTACAAATGTCGAAGATGCTAAATACCTAGAACAGGCAATGATTGAAAGTTCAAAAGGTCATTGGGTGCATGGATTTGAAAAACACCCCGACCCCGAACTTTCTCACTGCACTCCCTGTAAAGGGATTGACGGAGTAAACGGAGATAACATGTCTTATATTTCTATAGGAGACCATATTGTAAAACCATGGTATCAAGAAAACATAAGACTAGGAAACATTCCACCCGAGAATGAAAAACATTCTTATTATATGTCAAGGATTGTTCCCGAAAATCTTCCAGCTCATTCACTAACTGAACAAGGTTGTCAACCAAAATTTATGGGTGGTAATCATTTTCATTATAGTGGTAAGAGAATATATACTCCAAAAGAAATGGTTAGACTTATGTCTTTACCAAATGATTATAAAATGACAGGTGATTACAATGACAAAGGTGCAAGGATAGGACTTATGGTTGCACCACTATGTCTATATTACCTAGTAGAACAAATTAAGGAGCAAATATTGGAACCATGGAATTCGTTGCAAAAGTAGACCACGGGTTTAAAGAAACCTTTGATAAATGGAATGGTAAGTTTCTGAAAGAAGATTCTTATGACGAAGTTATATCTTCAATTGGAGTAAAAGAAGATATCATAAAGATATCTAAACCAGTTGCAGCTATAGACGGTGATTCACCACCACTTGCATATATTGTTAAGAATGCATATACTGGAAAAGATTATCAAGATATAAAGGACACATTGTTTTCTATAGACGATGTATCTACTATGAGAGCAAATGCATCAGGCCCAATCGACCACGAAGAAATGAAAAAGAAAGGTTTGATTGAAGGAGTCCATTATAAATTAAGAACACCTAACTCTTACTACCCTCTTAAAAAGAATGGTAAGTTCAATCGTATTGCAGAGGCAAATGCAATTCATTCAGTATTGATTGGATATAAAAGAGGAAGATTTACAGGAATGATTAATCCTAGTGGTTGGATGAAAAAGAAATCTAATCAAGAGAAATGGGAAGTATTACAAAGAATTGCACCCCTCAATGAGGCTGCATTAAAGAAAGCCTCCCCCAGTGTGTGGCGTCAGCAGAGAGCATTTGCTGACAACTATATTGAAAGTAAGTATCACATAGGGGGAGCACCTATTACAGCTTTATCTGCAAACAGATATTCAAGTGAAGGGACTGCAAAAATGTCTGCACACTTAGACGGTAAAGATTTAGAATTTGGATTGACAACAATGTGTGTTTTTAGAATCGGTGATTTTAAAGGTGCATATCTTTGTTTTCCAAGATACGGAATTGCAATTGAAGCTGACGATGGTGATGTATTGATTGCAGATTCTAATGAATTACATGGAGTCACACCTATCGAAGGAAACGGTGTAAGACTATCATGTGTTGCATATTGTGATGAACATGTTGCAACAAAGGGTATCGGTGGAAAATCCGAGAATCCTATCGGGCCCCATAATAAAGATAAACAAGGGTCACTCGATGAATTCTTTTAACCGTTGTATACTGGGTATGAAGGTATATAACACTTTTGCAAAAGGAGTATAACCATGCAATTGAATTATGATATAGAGAGAAGCAGAAAAGCTTATCCTCCCATTACTGGTAATGGAATCAAAAAAAATCTCGGGAGACAGGACGGCCCGTTGTCTAGGTTGGTGACAACAGACGAAAATGGTGTTCTAAAACAACCAAGGCAAATTGCTTTGGAAGACAACCAATATGGAATAGTAAAAGACTTTCAACAATTTGGAGTTGATTACAGTAAAGAACCTATGGTTGTTGAACTGAGAGGTGACGGACAACTCGAACTCATTTCGGGTTTCGGTAGACTTTCTGCATTATTATCAATGGGTATCAATAGATACTTTTACGAAGTCTTACAATTTGAGTCTCCAAAAGACAAAATCAAATGGAAAAGACTATTCAATACTGGAGACGACCATAGAAAAAAGGGAACTCCAAATACACTAGACACATACAAAAAAGGTTTAGTGGAAATGAAACATGCAAGTTGTATCAATTGGAGAGATGACGATGTTTGTAGAGCAGAAATCAGAGATATGTCTGATGGAACTCTTTCAGATACAGAAGTTGAAACTGTATTGAATAGATTTAGACAGAGTAATACTAAAGAAGAAAATGTTGTAGGATATACAACAAATGAAGCTAACAAAACAGCAAAACTATTAGGACAACCAACTAAAGGTTATGTCAAAAATACTTCTAATCCTGCTTGGGATAGAAGTGGTTATTGCAGATATGAAGGTAATTTTAGTAGTAAAATCTACGATATAGTAGAACTATATGATAACTATGGTGCAAAAATTGAAATCGTAGGTTTCATAATGAATCCAGTTCACGACAGAATTGAGAAACAAAGAAAAGATTATCTCAAAGGTTTCAACAGAGCAAAAGCTTGGATGAAAAAACATCTAAAGCCTGAGTATCATGACATAGTTGTGTTCAAAGGATTTCTTCCACAAATTACAACTGCCGACCCAAAACAAAATGGTTTACCTAGGGAGAGAGATTTAGTATTATGATATTTCTAATTGGAGGAATACCATGTTCGGGTAAGTCAACACTTACCCGAAATCTCATTAGTCGACTCCCCGACCCAGTTGATATTGAACCTAAAAAACTATTCAAGTGTCAAGAACATGGAGATATATTAGTTGTAGGTAGATATCCCGAGGGAGAAACTTTTGGTGGAACAGATAAATTATCTCATGGTTCTATTCCACATTTTAGAGAATTCATTGACGAGGTCACACCTAGATATAAACATACTATTATAGAAGGGGATAGATATTTTCGTAATGAAGATATAGAATGGTTGTTAGATAATCATGAAGCAAAAGTTATCATACTAACAGTTCATATAGAGATAGAACATGATAGACATAATTTGAGAGGAGATACTCAATCGGAAGTATGGTTGCAAGGTAGAAGAACTCAAATAGATAATATTAGAAAGAACTTTAATCTCATGGATAGATTAATCATACATGATAATTATGATATACAACAATCTATGAAAATGGAAGATTACATATATGGAAAAATTATTCAGTAAAACATACATAGTTGTAGAAAACCCACATGAGAAGGACGCTGCAATAGAAATTATTGACGGTGAATGGAAAGGATTAGTATACCAATATGGTAAAGTAGAGTTCGTTGAGAATAAGAATCATTTAAACTTTCAAAGAACAATACGAAGGATACCCGAAGGTGGTGACCTTGATGAACTCCTAAATAATAACGAACTCAACAATCTTATGGGAGACATACTTGTTGAACTTATGCAAGAACAAATCGAGAGGGATAAGCATGAACATAGAAAAATTGAAGGAACAAATAAAGCGACATGAAGGTGAAGTATTGGAAGTATACGCAGATTCATTGGGTTATCTTACACTGGGTGTTGGACACCTCATACAACCTAATGACCCCGAACATGGGCAACCAGCTGGAACTCCAGTAAGTCAAGAAGTAGTTGACGAATATTACGCAATAGATTTTGACAAACATTTAGAAGAAACAAAACATGTCATAGGATATGATGTTTTTGACGGACTTCCTGGCGAGATACAAGAAGTTTTAGTTAACATGTGTTTCAACTTAGGTGGAACAAGATTAGGTAAATTTAGAAACATGTTGAATGCAGTAGAAGACCACGATTGGGAAAAAATGGCAGTTGAGATGGAAGATAGCCGTTGGTTTAGACAAGTTGGAAGAAGGTCTGTAGAGTTGCAAGAAATTGTGAGAAATGTATGAACCAATAAAAGGATACAAAGTTAAATGTATCCGTCTCAATACAGGTGAGGTTATTATGGGTTTTGTGAAGAAAACTCCAAATGGATTTGAAATCATAGAACCACAAATTATACTTACCGTTGCAGAGAACAATCAAATGGAAGTAAATTTTGCACCATGGATACCATATGCAAGAGATTACCATTTTAGAATATTAGACCAGCAAATACAAACAGTATTTGACCCTAAACCCGAACTCACACAAAACTTTAAGTTTGTGACGGGGAATCAACCGAGAGGAGATTTGAAAGAGTTTATTGAGGAAAAAAATGAAAGAAAAAGTAATAAAAATAATAGCTGACCATCTTAAAATAGATGAGTCAACTGTATCACTTGACTCCCAAATAATTGAGGATTTAGGTGCAGATTCTTTACATATAGTAGAATTGGTAATGGAGATAGAAAATAATTTTGACATTACTATACCTGATGATGATGCAGAAGGTTTAACAACTGTAGGTAAAGTTGTAGAATATGTGGAGGACTATGCATAATGGATTTTTTAAATAGAGTCATGACTGCTCAGGTAGGACAAGCTGATGCAATGATTGAAAAACATAAAATCAACATAGAAGTATTAACTAAAAATGCAAGTGGTGTTGCAGACCACCCCGACTTAATGAAAACAGTTGAAGATGAACTGAATCAAATTGGTCACTGGGAAGAAATTAAATCAGTTGCACTAAAACATTTCGATTTCGAAAAGAAAAGAACCTTGACAGAATAGTATCCCTCTAGTATAATTATATTATGGATTTCTATACAAGTGTTTGTCGCACGAGAGACAAGATTCTCGTAAAAGGTTATAAAGGAAACAAACAAGAAAAGATTGCAGTTTCCTATAGACCCAATCACTATATCCCCTCAAAGAAAGGAGAAACAGCATTCCGTTCATTGGACGGAAGACACCTTGAAGCAGTAAATCTAAACTCCATGGGTGGTGCAAGAAAATTCAGAGAGAGATATGCTGGAGTTGACGGATTTGAAATCCATGGATATGACAGATATATCTACACATATATTGCAGACAGATTCAAGGGTGATATAGAATACAATCAGAAACTAATCAAAACTGCTTCTCTTGATATCGAGTGTGAGTGTGAGGACGGATTCCCCGAACCTATACTTGCAAATGAAAAGGTCAATGCAATATCAATCAAACCCTTTGGTAAAGAAACTGTAGTCTTCGGTATCGGCCCATGGGAACATGACAGAACAGATGTAATCTATCACAACTGTAAAAACGAACCACAACTTCTTATAGAATTTATCAAATACTGGAGAAAAGAATCCTTTGATATTATCACAGGCTGGAATGTAAACTCATTTGATATTACATATCTCTGTAATCGTATCGACAAGATACTTGGAGAAGACGAACACAAAAAACTATCACCATGGAATCAATCAGATGTTAGAGAATTTGTTGCTCAAGGTTATCAGAAACAAATGGTTTATAACCTTTATGGTATTAATGTTCTTGATTACCTCGAACTCTACCGCAAACATACTTTCGTAAATCAAGAATCATACAGACTAGACCATATTGCAAATGTCGAACTCGGTAAAGGTAAACTCGACTATTCAGAGTATGGAAATCTACATACCCTTTACCGACAAGACTATGCAAAGTTCCTTGAATACAATGTTCAAGACGCTGTATTGGTAGAGGAACTAGAAGACAAACTTGGACTGATTGAGTTGGTTCAAGCAATGTCATACAATGCAAAATGTAATTACAATGATACATTTGGTATGGTAAAGTATTGGGAAACTATTATATACAACTTCCTCAAAGACCAAAATATTCAAACTCCACCTCAAAGACTCAAGACAGGTAATGATAAGAACAAACCTATCATAGGTGCATATGTCAAAGAACCATTGGTGGGTGGACACAACTGGGTTGTATCATTTGACTTGAACTCACTGTATCCACATATCATTATGCAATACAATATCTCTCCCGAGAAAATGGTGAAGGGGTATAAAGAAGATGTATCTATTGATAAACTTCTAAACAAACAATGTGACCTATCATATCTAAGACAACAGAACAATACCGTATGTCCTAACGGAACAAAGTTTACTAGAAACAAACAAGGTTTTCTTCCCGAACTTATGGAAAAATTCTATGACGAAAGAAAAACTTGGAAGAAAAAAATGATTGAGTATCAAGTTGAACGAGAAGCGTGCAAAGATGCAAAACGCCGAAGACAACTTGATACTCTAATCAAGCGTGCATACAACAATCAAATGGTTCGTAAGATTGCATTGAACTCTGCATATGGTGCTCTTGCAAATCAATACTTTGCATTCTTTTCTATAGACCTTGCAGAGGCAATCACTACCAGTGGTCAGTTAATTATTCAATGGTCAGAAAGAACTATCAATGAGTTTATGAACAAGACTCTTGGAACAGAGAATGAAGATTTTGTAATTGCAATGGATACTGATTCAGTGTATATCACTATGGATAAACTGGTTCAGAAAGTTCTTCCCGAAGAAACAGACAAGAGTAAAATTATAAACTTTCTCAACAAGTCCGAAGGTATGATTGAAAAAGTTCTTTCAGACGGATTTGACGACCTTGCAGAATATACAAATGCATATCAAAACAAAATGGAAATGGGACGAGAGATTATTGCAGACCGTGGTATTTGGACTGCAAAGAAAAGATACATTCTAAATGTCCACGACAACGAAGGTGTAAGACTTGCAGAACCGAAACTCAAGATGATGGGTATTGAAACTGCAAAGTCTTCTACACCACAATGGGTCAGAACAAAACTCACAGACGCTTTCAAGGTTGTTATGAGTGGAACTGAACAAGACTTATGGGAGTTTGTGGAAAATGCACGAAAAGAGTTTCGTAATCTTCCTCCCGAAGAAGCTGCATTCCCTAGAGGTTGTAAGAATCTTGCACAGTATTCAGACCCAACCCACATATATGGTAAAGGAACTCCTATCCATACTAGAGGTGCATTACTATACAATCACCACCTTGGTAAAAAGAATGTGGATATGAGATACGAGAAGATTAAGAATGGTGAGAAGATACATTTTACATATCTTACAACACCAAATCCTATCAATGAAAATGTTATTTCATTTATGAATGTTTTACCTAGAGAGTTTGATTTACATAGGTTTGTAGATTATGACATGCAGTTTGACAAAGCATTTGTTGAACCATTGAAAGTGGTTGTTAATTTAATTAATTGGAATGTAGAACCAGTTGCAAGTTTAGATTCCTTTTTCGGATAAATAGAATTATGGCATATAGTAAAAAAGTAGTTGACAGATTTGAGTCAGTATTAAATAACCCCGAGAAACATTCGGTTGGTCGATTCGACCCTAAAGACCCTAATGTTGCAACAGGTATGACAGGAGCTCCTGCCTGTGGTGATGTCATGAAATTACAATTGAAGTTAGACGAAGACGAAAGAATCATAGATGTTAAATTTAAAACATACGGTTGTGGTTCAGCGATAGCTTCTTCTACATTGTTTGTCGATATGTTAAAAGGCAAAACAATTGAAGAGGCAAAACTTGTAAAAGATAAAGAAATTGCAGAAGCGTTAGAACTTCCTCCAATCAAATTACATTGTTCAGTTCTTGCAGAAGATTCTATCAAGAAAGCAATAGAAGATTGGGATAACAAGACGAGGCATAGAAAACACAACCAATATGTATAGATATAAAGTTTCATTAGTAAAAGTCGTAGACGGCGACACAGTAGATGTAGATATCGATTTAGGTTTCGGTATGACTTACAAAAAACAAAGAGTCAGAATGTTAGGTATTGATACGCCAGAGAGCCGAACAAGAGATTTAGTAGAAAAGAAATTTGGAAAAGCTTCTAAAAAACATTTAAAAGGTATTTTAGAAAGTGGAGATATAGAATTAGTATCACATGATAAAGGAAAGTTCGGAAGAATATTAGGTGAACTTTTTATGGGTGGTTCTACTTTTTCTGTAAATCAACAAATGATAAATGAACACCATGCAGTCGCATACACAGGTGGGAATAAAGAAGAAATAGAAAAGGGTCACCTTGCAAATAGAGAGATTCTTTTAGAACAAGGTGTAGTAGAATTATGATAATATCGGGAATGGATATTTTTTATATTTTAATGATAGCTGCAATCTTCGGTTTTATCATTCACCTAGAAGCACAAATGTCTGTAGTAAAAACCATGTTGCAAGAAATGGTTAAGTGCGAAGAAAAACTAAAAGAAATATCAAAATCAGAAAAAAGCCACTAGACATTTTACCCACTACATAGTATACTGGATATACATTATGAGAGGTGAATATGTCATTTATTAAAGACTTAGTAAAAGCATCGGGAAACGAATATGCAAATATTGTTTCAGACGGTGTAAGTGCTGGAGATGTTGACTCATTCGTAGATACGGGTAGTTATGTCTTCAATGCATTATTAAGTGGTTCACTACACGGTGGACTACCTAAAAACAAAATCACTGCAATCGCAGGAGAATCAGCAACAGGTAAAACTTATTTTGCACTTGGAATGTGTAAACAATTCCTTGACGATAATCCTGACGCTGCAGTAATATACTTCGAATCTGAATCTGCAATCAGTAAAGATATGATTGAGGATAGAGGAATCGATTCAAACAGAATGATTATCGTGCCTGTGGTGACCGTTCAAGAATTCAGAAATCAGGCAATCAACATACTTGACAAGTATCTTGAAACACCCGAGGACAAGAGACCGCCTATGGCAATGTGTCTTGATTCACTCGGTATGTTATCAACTACAAAAGAAATTGAGGATACTGCTGAGGGTAAAGAGACCCGAGACATGACTCGAGCTCAAGTTGTTAAAGGTGCATTTAGAGTATTGACTCTAAAACTTGGAAGGGCTGGTGTCCCTATGATTGTGACTAACCACACATATGATGTGATTGGTTCTATGTTCCCTCAGAAAGAAATGGGTGGTGGAAGTGGTTTGAAATATGCAGCCTCTTCAATTATCTATCTTTCAAAGAAGAAAGAAAAAGAAGGAACAGAAGTTGTAGGTAATATTATACATTGCAAGAATGCAAAATCAAGACTTACTGTTGAAAACAGAATGGTAGATGTTAGACTAAATTATGAAACTGGTCTAGATAGATACTATGGTCTTCTTGACCTTGCACTTGCAAGTGGGATATTCAAGAAGTCCTCAACAAGAATTGAATTACCAAATGGTAAAACAGAATTTGGTAAAACCATTAACAATAACCCCGAAAAATACTTTACCGATGAAGTAATGGAAAGATTGGAAAAAGTAGTAGTAGAATATTTTAAGTATGGAAACACGAATAGAACAGACGATACTCAAGAATCTGATACAGAATGAACAGTTTACACGGAAGTGTATTCCTTTTCTGAAGCCAGAGTATTTCACTGATACAACTGAAAGAACTGTGTATGAAGAAATTCATGCATACTTTCAGAAGTATACAAAACCACCAACGAAAGAAGCACTTCTCATAAATCTTGACAACTCAACCTCAATCAATGAGAATGTTGTTAAAGATGCAAAAACTATCGTTGGAAAGTTTGAGAGTGAAGACACTCCTCAAGATTGGTTAGTAGACGAGACAGAATCATGGTGCAAAGATAGAGCAATCTATATTGCAGTAATGGATTCTATCGAAGTGATTGATAAGAAATCACAAAGGTCTACAGGTGAAATACCTGAGCTTCTAAAAGATGCACTTTCCGTGTCCTTTGATACACACATTGGACACGACCAGTTGGAAGATTCAGATGATAGATTTGAATTCTATCACACGGAAGAAGAGAAGATTCCGTTTGACCTAGAATACTTCAACAAGATTACCAAGGGTGGTTTACCAAACAAGACTTTGAATATTGTTCTTGCTGGAACTGGTGTTGGTAAATCATTGTTTATGTGTCACCAAGCTGCAAGTTGTCTTATGATGAACAAGAATGTTTTATACATTACTTTGGAAATGTCAGAAGAAAGGATTGCAGAAAGGATAGATGCAAATATCATGAATGTTCCTATGAAAGAGATTCCCGAACTAACAAAGAAAATGTATGATAAGAAGGTTGATAAACTCAAGAACAAAACAAAAGGTAAACTTATTATCAAAGAGTATCCAACTGCAGCTGCTCATGTTGGACATTTCAGACATTTACTACAGGAGTTGGATATCAAGAAAGATTTTCAACCCGATATTATCTTTATTGATTATCTAAACATATGTGCAAGTCATAGAATCAGACCAGGCTCAGGTGCAAACTCTTACACTCTAGTCAAGAGTATTGCAGAAGAACTTCGTGGTCTTGCAGTTGAACATGATGTTCCTATGGTTTCTGCAACTCAAACAACTAGAAGTGGATACGGTTCTACAGATATTGGACTCGAAGATACTTCCGAATCATTTGGACTTCCAGCCACAGCTGACTTAATGTTTGCATTGATTACCAGTGACGAATTAGAAGACCTTGACCAGTTAGTTGTAAAACAGTTGAAGAATCGATACAATGACCCTACAATATTCAAGAGATTTGTAATTGGTGTAGATAGAAGTCGTATGAAACTGTATGATTGTGAACAAGAAGCACAGGAAGAACTGATAGATAATGCAGAAAATCTTATATCAGACGATGTTCCAGTTGCAGATAGAGGTAGAGACTACTCAGATTTTAAAATATAGCCTTGACAATGGGCCCGATTATTTCGTATAATATAAGTATGAAAAAACAAACAATAATCTTCGATGTTGACGGAACTATTGCAGATGTAGAGCATCGAAGACATTTTGTAAATGACGGTAATAAAGACTGGGATTCATTCAGAGCAGAGACTAGGTTTGATACTCCAGTTCAATGGGTATGTGACATTGCAAAAAGACATATTGCAAACGGTGACGAAGTTGCATTCTTCTCTGCAAGAAACGAATCAGAAAGAGAAATTACTGAATTACAAATCAAAAAATGGATTGGTGAAGGTCATAAAGGAGTTTTTCTTAGACCAAATGGTGATTACAGATGTGACGCAGAATTCAAATCTGAATTAGCTGACAAATTTGAAGAAATTGGTGGTAAAATCGACCTTGTATTTGACGACAGAAATAAAGTTGTTGATATGTGGAGACAAAGAGGAACCAGTGTTGTTCAAGTTGCAGACGGAGACTTTTAGTGAGAACTTTAATAACCATATGGTTGATTGTATTTTCTAGTGGATTGTTAGTTTTATTGACTTCATGTGCAAGTCAAGAACATTTTTATCAAGAACCTATAGAAGTTCTTGAAGAATGTGAAACTCTCAATCCCGAAGAAGATTATAAAGACTGTATTATGGTTGCATAAATACTTATTATTATGACTAAAACATTGAAACCTTCGACAGTTATTGACACAATAAGTCTTAAAATAGAACTTAAGAAGCAACTTCGTGAGTTCAAAAGACAAGGTGAATCTAAAAAAGCACAAATCGTGCAACTCAAAATAGACCAGTTAGAGGATAAACTTCATTCCTCACCCCTTTCAAAAATATAAATAGTTCATATAACTCAAAAGGGAGAAAATATGGGCGCACATTCAGACCGTATAGCACAATTAGATACTTTAATCTCACAGGTGCAAAAACAAGTAGATTGGATACAGGGAAACTCTAATACATGGGAAATGTATTATGGAGACCCACTTTCATTACAGGAATCATTTACAGGTAATGGTGCAGACGCTTTTTTAACTCAATGGAGAACCAGTAATCCAAGTGCAAGTTCAAGTTCTACAGGATATGAACTAGAGATTTACAACATGTGGAAAGATTGGTCAGACAATGGGTCTGATATGGCTGCACAAAATAGTTCCGATTTGACTACATTGCAATCTGATATCACTAATTTTAATACTGAAAAGTCAAATGTCCAAGCAAAAATTGACGCAGGATATACAGGTGACGAGACAGTTGAAGAGGCACAAGCAATAGCAGAAGCTGCAGGCTCATAATTAGAGAATAAATTATGGCTGCAAAGAATCTACATCTAGAACACATAGAGGACGAAATCATCAATCAAGGTATCGATGGTGGTCGTGGTGCAATAAACTTTTTACAAGGTCTTCGTGATATGTTAAAAGGTAATGCAACCTCGGGTGTAAATATGACAGTAAAATGGGACGGAGCTCCAGCTATCTTTTGTGGTAAACACCCCGAAACAGGTCAATTCTTTGTTGCAAAAAAATCTTTATTTAACAAAACACCTTTGTTCTATACCTCAGAACAAGAAATCAAAGATGCAACTGAACTCTCAGGAACTTTAAAAAATAAGTTCCTACATTCATTCAAATATCTATCTAAATTATCTTGGGACACAGTCATGCAAGGTGATTTAATGTATACAGACGATACAAAAATGACAAAAATAGGTGGTGAATCTTTTATAACATTTCAACCAAATACAATTTTATATGCAGTCCAAACAGATTCGGACTTAGGAAAAGAAATTGCAAGGTCTAAAATGGGTATCGTTTTTCATACCACATATACAGGTGCAGATATAGATAGTTTATCTGCAAGTTTTGGTGCAAACATAAAAAAATTAGGATACAATTCAGATGTATGGGTTGACGATGCAAGTTATAAAGATGTAAGTGGTAAAGGTTCTATGACTGCAAAAGAAACTGTTGCATTAACTGGTGTTTTATCAAAGACAGGTAAAGCATTCCATGGAATCAAAAGAAAAGACTTAAATAAATTCATGGAATTACAAACTGCAATCGGTTCTAAAGGAGCTGGTGCAAGTTATAAAACATATTGTAATGCACTCATAAGGTCAGGAAAGTATAATCCTTCGTATATTGATTATATGGAATACTTCGAAACATACTGGGAAGACAAAGTTGTGGGTAAAGTAAAAACAGAGAAGACCAAACAAATCAAAAGAGAGATTGGTGAACAGATTTATAATGAAATGAGGTCTCTAAAAAAACTAATAGAAAATCTAACCAAATTCATGGGACATTTAGTAGAGGCTAAACAAATGGTGATAAATGTCCTAAATAGAGTAAAGAGTATTGGAACATTTAAAAAGACTTCAAACGGATTCGAAGCAGTGAACCCCGAAGGTTATGTTGCAATCGATAAAACAGGAAGTGCAGTTAAACTCGTAGATAGAATGGAGTTTGCATTTAATAACTTTACTGCACAAAAAAACTGGGACAAATAATGAAATCATTCAAACAATTTTTAAAAGAAAACTACCCACCTTTTGCAATTCCTGATTACCCTATGCAAAAGGACAATGTAAAATATATAGACGGTGACTGGGCAATAGGGGAAGAGGATAAAGCTTATGTCTACGATACAAGTAAAAGTGGCGAGGAAAATCTCAAAGATATGGGAGACCTCGTTAAAAAGGACAGGGGAGAATGAAAACACTACAAGGGTTCATAACAGAAAAAAAAGACAAAAGTGTGACTTTTTCTTTTGGTAGATTCAATCCACCTACAACAGGTCATGCATTATTAGTTAAAAAACTAAAACAGTTAGGGTCAGGAACAGACCTTATGATTTTTTCCTCCCATTCTAATGACAAAAGAAAGAACCCATTATCACATAGAGACAAAGTAAAATTCCTTCGTAAGTTTTTTGGAAGGATTATTGTAGATGCAAATGTCAGAACTGTATTTGAGATTGCAAACGAATTACACAAACAAGGTTATACAATTGTTAATATGGTTGTAGGTTCTGATAGAGTTAAAGAATTTGAAGATTTATTGACAAAATATAATGGAGTCAAAGCAAGACACGGATATTATAAATTCAAAGAAATCAATATTGTTTCAGCTGGAGAGCGTGACCCTGATGCAGATGATGTATCAGGAATGTCTGCAAGTAAAATGAGACAGTATGCAGAAGACGGAAACTATGAAGAGTTTGCAAAGGGTGTCCCTTCGTCTAATAGTGGTGCAAAAAAACAGTTATATAAGGCAGTCAGAAAAGGAATGGGTATTGCAGAAGGAACACTCCCACATTATATGATGGAAGATTTAATTACCGAAGGTGTCTATGACCCAGGCACCTTCAAAGCAGTATTCCTCATGGGAGGCCCAGGCAGTGGTAAATCTACAGTTGTAGATAATTTAGGACTAAAAGCATTAGGTCTTAAGTTAGTCAATTCAGATAAAGCATTTGAAAGTGGATTAAAGAAAGCTGGATTATCTCTAGACTTAAGAACATTACCTGCTGATGTCAGAGACCCAATCCGTGATAAAGCAAAGAAAATTACAGGTAATCAATTAGACCGATACATAGGTGGAAGACTAGGTTTAGTATTTGATACAACTTCTGCAAAACTGAGTAAAATTCAAAACTATAAGAAAATGTTAGATTCATTAGGATATGAATATAAAATGGTTTATGTAAGAACAAGTCTAGATAATGCACAAAAAAGAAATGAAATGAGACCAAGAAAACTCCCACCTCAAGTTGTTCAAAAAGACTGGGAAAAGGTTGAAAAGAATGCAAGTAAACTAAAATCTATATTTAAGAAAGACTTTGTATCAGTATCAAATGACGATGACTTGAAGTCTTTAGAGAATAAAACAAGAGTTTTATTTTCAAAAATGATGTCGTGGGCAACCTCTTTTCCTAAAAACAAACTTGCTTTAGACTGGAAACAGAGTGAGTTAGATGCAAAACGAACTAAATAGTATTATGCCAGAAATAGACACAATATTGGAGAAACTTCGAAGAACTCAACAAGATAAAGATGTTGAGGATAAAAAAGGAACTCAGCCTAAAAAATATTATGCAAAAGACGCTGACGGTGACGAAATGTCACAGGATACAAAGGATAAGAGAGCTGCTCATTTTGCAAAGGGCAGTAAAGAACCAGCTCCTGGCGATGCAGATGCAGAAACAAAACCTTCTAAACACACTAAAAAATTCAAAAAAATGTTTGGAGAGAAATATAAGAAAACAGATATGACTGCAATTTCTTCTTGGAAGAAGAAACTAAAGAATGTGAAAGGTATATCTAAAGATATGATGCAACAATTATCTACATTACCTACACCAGTAGTCACTTCTCTAATCAATCAAATAGGTATGATTGTAGCAGGTGACATACCACTAGACGAAAGAGTCTACACAAACATTCACAACAAAATCAAGAAGATTAGAAATCTAAAAAGAAAAGAATCAGAGTATATTGCAAGTATAGACCCAGCAGTATTAGGTCAAGTAGTCAAAGCTCTTATACCTATGTTTGAAGAAGACTTGAAAGAAGCTGGTCTTTGGGATAACATTCGTGCAAAGAGAGCTCGTGGTGAGAAAATGAGACCTAAAGGTGCAAAAGGAGCTCCTACAGACGACCAAATCAAAAGAGCTCAAGAAGAAATAGAAGAAGGTAAGTTAGTTGCAAGTAATAGAGACATAGTCAGAAAGATATTAGACGATATCTATAAGAAAGTAGAGAAAGAATTATCAAAGAATAAAGAGAAAGGTATTGCACTGATTAATACATTAGGTGCATTTGTAGGTCATAAAGTCACAGATAAAGCACAACAGAAAAATAAGTTATTCCTGAAATTCGGAGATAATATACAGGAAGACGCTGCTGTTGACGCTGCAAATCTCAAGGCAAGACAAGCAGAAGAGATAGAGAGACTCAAACAAAAACATGAAGGTGAAGTCGAGGCACTCAAAGACAGACACGAAAGAGAAATGAGAGCAATAGACCTACAGAAAGAAAAAGAAACACAGAACAAAGCGATAGACGCAGAGAGAGAAGCAGCGAGAAAGAAAGCAACAAACGAATCCATTCAGGAAAAAGCACCTGATACAGGTGACGCAATGAAACGATATAAAGCAGGTAAAGCTGGATTCGGTGATAAAACACATTTAAAAGCAAAAGGACTCATTCCTCGTTCAGACGGAACGAAGAGAAAATCACCCAAGTATGAGAAACTTAACCCTAAAAAAGATGACGCAGGAGATTATATTGATGACTTTAGAAAGTCTGACGCACCCCAATTTAAAGGTAAGTCAGATAAGAAAATCAGGAAAATGGCTGTTGCAGCCTATCTCTCCGATAAGGAAGGAAAGTAATGTCAGGAAACAAAACAGACAACGGAGTCCTAGAGATAGGGACAGACGAGATAAGGTTATCCTATCAGGAAGACACACCAGGCCAGAGTGTGGACGAATATATCAAAGAAAAGGAAAAATCGTTTCATGAACAGAAGGATAAAGTAAAAAAATCCTTTAAACAAGTATTTGGTAATCCATTGAAAGGTTATCCAGCAAACGAAGAATTTGAAGTTGAAGAAATTAAATAATGAAAACACTGAAAGAACAAGCAATCAGTGAAACCCTTGAGGCAATGCAGTCCGAGGGTATCAATCTATTAGACAATCCATTTAGATTAGGTTCTCAAATGTTTTTTGAGACGATAAATGAGGCAAGAAAACTTATAAATGAGGGTAGATATACACTTACAGAGGTTGATAAAAATATAATAGAAACAGATATTGGAGAGTTCGAAGTATTTGAAGGAGAATTAGTTCCCTTAGACTTACCACAATTCACTTATATAAATGAGGAAGAAAAGGTAGAACTCAATAAACCAAAGAAAGGTGGCCCAAAAAAGTATTATGTGTATGTAAAAGACCCTAAAACAGACAAAGTAAAAAAGATTACATGGGGAGACACAACAGGTCTCAAAGTTAAACTAGGAAACGAAAAGGCAAGAAAATCCTTCGCTGCAAGACACAAATGTGAGTCTGCAAATGATAAGACTACTGCAAGATATTGGGCATGTAGACTACCTCATTATGCAAAACAACTAGGTTTGTCAGACGGTGGGAACTTTTTTTGGTAGACTAAATACTATGGTGTTAAGACCATATACAGACGAAATTTTAGAGAAACACGGAACCGAAGAGACTTACAAGATAAGAACCTTCGATGAAGACTTAGAAGATAGAGAGCTTATCTGGCATAGAGATAAAGATACTCGTAGAGTCACGGTTTTATCAGGAGATGGTTGGGAATTACAGCTTGATGACGAGTTGCCAAAACCATTAATTAAGGGAAAAAGCTATGCAATACCCAAAATGAAGTATCACCGAGTCATAAAAGGTGGTGGTAATCTTATTGTAAAGATTGAGAATATATAAATAATACTGTTATGAGTTATAAATCAGAAAGTTGGCAAGAGAAACTAGAGCAAGTTCGTTCTCATATTAAACTGAAAGAAGGTTCAGTAGAGAAGAGTGCAGATGAGATTCTAGAATCACAAATCGAAGAAGAACTCGCAAATTCATTCATCGAAGAAGAAGTTATTGATGAAAAGAACATGTCCAGTGGTGACATGATTAAGAAATTGTTTAAACTCCGAAAAGATAAAGAAATCGCAGGAGTTGCAAATCTTCTGAACATGACCGATGTTAAAGTTCTACAATCTATGCAGAAACAAAATCCAAAAGGTTTTGCAAGAATGGCTGCAAAGATGGGAGAACTACCAGCCATGGAAGAAGTAGAAGAACAAGTTGTTGAAGAGTCAGTAGAAAAGACCACAGAAAAACTCGTAGAAAGAAACATGTTGGGTCGTCTCGCAAAGCAGTTGAAACTCAACGAAGAAGGTAAACAAAAAATGTTTGCATACTTTGAAAAAGGAGAATTAAAACAATGATAAACGACCTACCTAAGTCTCTAGTAGAAGATTCAAGAAAACTTCTACAACAAGGAGCAGATTACGAAGAGTTCTTTAAGAAAGCACTAAAGAAATTTGGTGTGAACTCCCCAGCAGATTTTAAATCAGACGAAGAAAAGAAAAAGTTTTTTGATTATGTAGATAAAAACTTCAAAGGTAAATCAGAAAGTGTATCAGTCAAAGAATTCTATAGAGGATATCTATTAGACGAAGGTTCACTAAACTATGTCTATTTTGATAAATCAGAAGCAAATAAATTTAAGAAAAAAGTTGAACCATTTGTAGATTCAGTAGAAATGGAAAGAAGTATTGCAGGCCATTTCAATGTTATGGTCAAAGGTGAAAAGAAAGACCTTAAAAGAGCAACAGATATTGCAATCAAAATGTCAGAAGAGATTGAACCTTTAGGAGAAGCAAAAAAGGGAAAGTATAAAAGCAAGAATCAGAACAAGGTTCTTGCACAAATGAAAAAAATCTTGTCAAGAGAAAAGAAGGCAAAAGACGGTTCAGGCGATGACAAAAGAATAGATGATTTCATGAAAGCATACAAAAAAGGTTTTGAGACTGAAATGTATGACGACATGGAAATTCTTACAAGGCGTTCATTGAAAGATATAGATAAAATCTTTAGTAAAATGGTTAACTCACAAAACGAACAAGAACTAGCTGCAGTATTGCAGAAACATGACCCCGACTTTTATGACATGATGTTCGGGTTTTAAGCCATGAATATATTCCAACAACTAAAAGAAAAGAAAGTTCTAGACAAAGACGGTAAAGTCGATGCACTAGGGCCTTACGGAAAACAGAAACTAACAGGGTCAGAGGTTGCACAATACTTTAGAAAAAATAAAGTTAGAGATGCAAAAATTAAGAAAGCTGTAGAGGTTGCACTTGACCTCGGTGGTGCAATGTCAGTTGCACAAAAAGAAATCAAAAAATTCTATGGTAGTAAGATTCTAAATTCAAGAGAAGTTAAAAATGCACTTAAGTTTGCAAACGAATCATACGAATATAACAATGCAGCTGCAGATTTAGAAGAAGGATTTTTTGCAGAGGAGACTGCATTCGAGGCAATGCAAGACATAGTAAAAAACAAACAAGCAAAGAAAGTTAAGGGTGTCATGGTCGATATGTTCACTGCAAGTGTTATAACTCAAGCATATGACAAAGTTAATGATTCCAATAAAAAGAAAATAGAAAAAGCAAAATTAGAACAACTTGTCAAAATGGCACATAAAGTTATGGGCATGAAGACAAAAATGGAAGGATTAGATGAAGGTAAAATGGGTCAAGTGTTTGCAGATATACAACAAGGAGCAACTGCAAAAGAACTTGCAAAAGATTATAAAATACCTTTAGATGTTGCAAAAGATTTCTTAAAAGATTACTACATGCAAAAAAGAGATAATAGAAAAGCGTATGCGTAATGAGTTTAATACTGCACGAGAAATATTGGAAGACACTATAAGTGAATCGCCAGATAAAGCTCTAAAAAAGAAAGCAGATAAAACAGGAATGCCATTCGGTATCCTAAAACAAGTATTCCAAAGAGGTGTTAAAGCATGGCAATCAGGTCATAGGCCTGGAACAAACGCAGTTCAGTGGGGTCATGCACGCGTTAATTCTTTTGTCACTAAATCAAAAGGAACATGGGGTGGTGCAGATAAAGACTTGGCTGCAAAGGTTCAAGGTAAGAAAGAAGAAGTTAACGAAGTCACTGATAAAGAAATAAATGCAGTCAAAAAACTTTCAAAAGATATTGAGAAAGTTAAAAAGAATTATTTCAAGATTGCAAAAATGGGTGATAAGACACTCAAAAATACAAGTTTCAATAAAAAATATGAATCTATCTTAAAAGCACAACAAGAAATCTTATCATTGATTGGTGAATTATCTAATCAAAAAATGATGCAAGGTGAAGAAGTAGAAGTTTTCAAAAACATGCCAGTCATAATCGAAGACTATAAAGCAGTTATGGGAATGTTCAATGACGGTAATTGGAAAAAGATAGTCAAAAAACATAAAAAAGCAATAGACGATTTCAGAAACGAAAAGAGACAGAAAGATTTACCTTGGGAAGTTGAAACAAAATTAGTTGCATGGGCAATAGATAATGGTGAAGTGAGACGAGAAGACGATGTCGAAGACTTTATTCAAGCAATACTAGACGAAGGATTCAAAAGTGATGCACAAAGAAGAGCTGCATTTGCAAGTGGATACAAAGCAAAAGGTAAAAAAGGTAAGAAAGATAAGAAAGAAGAAATCATAGATAATGTTTTAGACATTTGGTATAAAGCTGGTCTACAAGAGAAAAAAGAATTTAATCCAAAAGTAATTGATAAGATTGCAAAGTTAACAGATAGAAATGACCACAATGAATCAATATTGACACTTGCAAAAGAATTAAAAGACAGAGAAGCAATCAAACTAATGAATAGTATAAAGGGAATGCATAAAGTATACGGACATATGCCTAGAGAATTAATAGATTTAAGGAATAAAATCTTTGATAATCTAATGAGACAGTCAAGTAGTAAGTATAGTAATCATAAAGATGTATACAACGCACTCTAATGTCACATGAGTATTGCAAAAGAAATAGAAAAAATTCTAACTACAGATGGTAGAACTAAACTATTCAAAGAGAAGTTAAGAAAGTTAGGATATGTAAAACAAGATACCATTGAGACTAGAAAAGTCCTCGAAAAGGTCGGAGACTTTGGAATGATGTCTGACGGTGGTAATAAAAAGATTGCTCGAGCAGTTGCAAAATCGAAGAATGAAAAAGAACTTCGTGCAAAATTAGATAAAATATCTACAATGAGTGGAGGTAAATACTCTGAAGCTCAAGAAGATGAAGTCATAGATAGAGCAATAGACGCACTTAACTCAAAGGCAAGAGGGACTCAATTGAGACCTGATGCAAATATGTTGGTGCAATTAAGAAAGTTCAAGGATACTAACAAAGACGATAAGGTTAGAACCGATGACATGAAAGACATGAAAGTGAAGGCAAAAGATGCAATCAAAGTTCATGACACTTTAATGAAGGTTCGAGCCCCCGTAAGAGATAAATACTTGAGACTTTTACAAAAAGATGTAAAAACATTTAAAAAGACCTTTAATGCTATATTAAAGGTTGCAAAAAAATAGAGAGGATAGAAATATGGCATTATGGGGAGTATCAGACGCAGACGAAAGTAAACCAAAATATCTTTCAGACGCAGATAAAAAGAACTGTATCGCTAAATCAGAAGGTTGGGTTCTAAAGAAAACTGTAGGTTCTAGAAACCTAGAGGAAATTTTAGTCGCAACTGGAGCTGACCTATCAGTTGGTATTGGACAAGCAGATATCGTGGAAATTGATTTCGTTTCTACTGCATTTGACAAGTCAGACGGTGGAACATTATCCGCTAAAGTATTCTTTAACGAGAATGTGACTGTCAGTGGAACACCTCAACTATCAGTGACTAACGGAAACGAAGGAACTGGTTCAGGCAGAGGCCCACATGTATTATCATATGCTTCAGGTTCAACAACTAACGAACTTGTATTCAGTCTTGCAATAGGAGCTGCAAACGCTGCTACTAACGAGAATGATGTATTAAGTATTGGTGCAAACTGTGTATCACTCAACGGTGGAACAATTGTTGATAGTGTTGGCGGTGGTAATGCAACCATTACTTCAAGTGCAGATATAGGAACAGCTGCTGGAACAATTACAGTTGCAGCGTAATTTAGAGGATAATCATGAAGGTTAAAGTTTTAGGTTCAGAAGCTGCATGTGGAGTAAGTTCTACAAACGGTTCTAATTTCGGTAATTCTACTGCGGTTAGACTATGCAATAGTGGAACTACAGATAGATTAGTGTCTGTAGAGACCAGTGCAGCTGCATTAATAGGAACATTCACACTTAAAGCAGGTGGAGTCGAAGTGGTTGAGAAAGACCCAACAGACGAAATCTTCGCTGCAAATGCAGAAGTATTAGGTGTAGGTGTTGCAATAACGAGTTAACATATGAAAACATTTAAAAATTTTATAACAGAAGCACAAGGTTTTGATTTAAGAACAGCAGGATTTGTTCCTTACGAAATAGACGATAGTGAAGTTAAAGACAGAGTTAACGCACTATTGGGTCATGTTGCAGTATCAGAATACCTAAACCCTAAAGCTGCAGTGGAACAAATGAAAGCCAAACTCTCACAAATAGGACTAAATCCTCAGGCTGCAGATGAGGAGTTAGACTTTACATTAGAAGAAGGTGAATTTAGTCTTGCATTTTCTAAATTCGGAGAAATCACTGGTAAGTCTGTTGACACACCAATCGATGAATTCGAAAAAGAAGAAAAGATTATTAACCTTAATGTAAAGTATGAGCAACTAGATAATGGTTGCTATAAAGTTTACGGTTCATTAGATTAAGGAGTCGTGTCCAATCTACAGTGATTAATCTCACTGTTCGAACTGTGAACTTTACCCTACGGGGTCACCTACATACTATTACATTATGAGTCTATTTGATAAATTAACAGCAAAAAACTTTCAGGCATATGCATTAAAGCATTATGATGACCCTCAGTGTCAGGACTTGGAAGACTTTCAGGAAGACCTAAGAAGATTTAGATATCTCAAAAGGTTATTACATAGATATCACACAAACGGTGAGTTAAGAGAAAGACTCATGTTGAATCATATTATATGTCTATTCAATGTATTTGGATATCAGGCATGTATGAGAATGTTAGAGTTCAAAATCAAAGACGATAACTACTGGACTTCTATCAAAACTATGTTATTATATCTTGGATATGTTGAAAATACATGGAAGACAGATATAGACATAGACCCAAATCTAGCTCAGCGTTTAAGAGAACTTTAAAAATACCTAAATAGTTGTATGAGAATTATAGATACACTAATCGTTTTCCGCATACTCAAAATGTTGACCACACCATTTAATAAACAACAAGCATTTAAGTTAGGGTTTATAGACAAGAATGGTAAGAGAATCAAAAAGATTAAGAATGAACAGGGTTTAATGGTGGACAACAATCCTAAGACAAGAATGGAAAAAAGTTCAATGACTTTTTTACATAGATTAGTATTTAATCTCAAGAGAATTATAGAGAAAGTTCCTTTTGGTAAATCACAGTTTGCCTCATATGCAGTTGCATTATTATTACTCAAGGAACATACAGAACTAGACGAAGAACAAGCAGAAGAATTATACGAGAAGTTCTATAGATTCTTGAAAGACAATAATAAACTAGACCCTGAACAAATAGTTGAAGCTGTTGACTTTGCAACATTACAAGAGAACAAAAACTACAGACTAAAAAGAAAACTATATCAAAATGACGAGACATATAACGAGAAAAGTGAGTGTCTAGTCAAGAGTTTTAAAACTAAAATCTATGGTATTGACATATACGAAGGATATGTGAATGCAGATAAAGTATATGTGTGTGCAGACGATGTATATTAAAGAAGTATTAGATATAGACAACATGGTTTTTAAATCTATAGAAGATTTAAAGAGACCGAAATACGATAAAATAGAAATATTCAAAGACGGTTGGCAAAAAATCATGTTAGGAGCTCCACCCAAAGGACAAGCTGTAATCAAAGAACTAAAAGAGATGCAAAATTATATAGAGACTGCAACAGACGAACAGAAAAAACAATATATCAATTGTGACGAAGACGCTTCTTACTACATAAAACAGTATCTAGAAGACCATGATTTAGATTATGAAGAAGACGATATAGAATACATAGAACAACAATGTAGACCAGTCATACGACACTACAAAAATCATTTTAATCGTGCAAGACCATATCAAGTTGCAGATAAAATAGATATGGAACTGGATAGATTTGATACAGATACAAGCAAATCACCCTCATATCCCAGTGGACATACAGTTCAACCACTTGTAGTTGCAGAAGTCTATAGTAAATTATATCCACAACACAGAGCAGGACTTATAAAAGGTGCAAAGGTTTGTGGATTTGGTAGAGTTCTAGCAGGATTACATTATCCTTCTGATTATGAATCGGGAGTAAAACTTGCAGAGGGATTAGTAGATTATTTAGATTATGATATTAAAGAAGATGCACCCGTGAATTCAACAGGAGCTGGTATATCAATGGCTCCTACAGCACTCGGAAAGAAAAAGAAAAAGAAAAAATTTGATATCTACACCCGTTAAATTATGGAAAGATTCTTAAACTATCTTGCACTTGCGACCTCCTTGGGTATCGCAGGTATCGCTGCGTATTTTTCAGTCATAGGTATGGCAACCATATTTGCTGGTGCATTCATGGGAACTGTAGTTATGATGACTGCATTAGAGTTTGGTAAGATAGTCACTGCAACATACCTACACCTATTTTGGGACAGACTCAATTATATGAAATACTATCTCACCTTATCGGTGTTTGTTCTTATGTTGATTACTTCATTGGGTATATTTGGGTATCTATCAAAGGCAAACATAGAGACAACACTTGTAGGAGATTCATACACATTAGAAATGTCTATCATAGACAAGAGAATCGAAGCAAAAGAAGCTCAACTAGATAGATTCGAAGACAGGGTTGCAAACCTAGATAACATTATTGCAACTGCAAGGTCACAGGACAGAAACTATATCGATAGAAGACAGAGAGATGAAAGAATAGAAATTGCAAATGATATTGACATAATAGTAGATGATATAGTAAAATTAAATCAAGAGAAACTACCATTTCAAAGATTACAATTAGAACAAGAGGGAGAAATAGGGCCAATCAAATATGTTGCAGAGGTTATATACGGTCAAGACGAGTCTGTCAAGTATCTTGACAACGCTGTAAGGTGGGTCATTTTTGCCTTGATTTTTGTATTTGACCCGCTGGCAATCCTATTATTGATAACCTCAGCTGGATTAATTGCAAGACCAAAAGGTAAACTCACACCACCAGTTGTAGAGAACAGATATGTCCTACAAGTTCCCAAAAAGAAGATAGAAGAAGTAAGAAAACCCTCTTGATAAAACACCACATTTATAGTATTATAGATGTATGCTATGGTTGGAAAGAAAATACCTTTCGCAAGTCGTATCTCTTTTGGATATGGCAAAGTGGAAGAACGAAAACACACTGAATCACAGGTGTCCCTATTGTGGGGATTCTGCAAAAAATACATACAAAGCACGGGGATATCATTTCCAAGTCGGTCAAAACTTTGTATATAAATGCCACAACTGTGGTAAATCAACTTCAAGTGTAAACTTTCTTAAAGACCATTTCCCTATGATTCATAAGGAATATATAAAAGAATGGTTGAAAGAAAGTGGTAAGTCACCAAGAACAAAAAAAATGCCTAGTGCAAACGATTTTAAGTTCACTCCGCGTGAAGAAGTTCTAAATATGAAGAGAATTGATTTAAGTGCAGTCTGCTTTCCAGCAAACGAGAAAGGAGTTGCAAGGGAGTTTCTAGAATCTAGAAAAATACCCGAATCAAAAATACAAGATTTATGGTTCGTCACCCATGCACAAACTCTAGGTCTCTTATCAGACAAGTATAAGGACAGAGTATTGGGGGAAGACCCGAGAATCGTAATACCATTCTTCGATGAGAGTGGGGAACTGGTCGGAATATCAGGTCGTGCAATCAATGATTCACCTCTACGATATTTGACCATGAGGTTCCTAGATGATGTTCCACTCATCTATAACATTGATAAAGTGGACAAATCAAAAACTGTCTATGTCACAGAAGGGCCAATAGATAGTTTATTCCTTCCCAATGCAATTAGTGTTGGTGGAAGTGATTTCAAAAAGATAGATGATAGTATAAAAGAGAATGCAATACTCATTTATGACAACGAACCAAGAAACGCAGAGATAGTTAAAAAGATTAATGAGGTTATAGACCTCGGGTGGTCTGTGTGTATTTGGAACGATAGAAGGGTATCTGATATAAAGGATATTAATGATATGGTTCTGAATGGATTGAGTCAAGATGAAATAGTAGATATAATTACTTCTAATACTTACAGTGGCCTTTCTGCAAAAGTTAAGTTAAAGGAGTATGCAAAAGCATGAATGGGGAAATCAAAGTCGTCAAGTCAGACGGGTCTAAAGTATCAATAGATTTAGACAAAATTCATAAAATGGTTCATAAAGCTTGTAAAAGAATTACAGGTGTATCAGAGTCTTTAGTAGAAATGAATAGTGGTATACAATTTTTTGACGGTATCACTACAAAAGAAATACAAAAGATACTTGTCAAAAGTGCAAGTGACTTGATAACATTAGATAATCCAAACTATCAGTTTGTAGCTGCAAGACTATTACTCTTTGCAATACAAAAACAAGTATTCAATACAAAGTGGAAAGATGCAGAAATATATCCACTGTTAAGAGAAATTATAGACAGAAACATAGACTATGGTGTATATGATAAAGATATACTATCATGGTATACAGATGAGGAGATTGATAAATGTAATACATTTATTAAACACTCAAGAGACCTAAACTTTACTTATGCTGGATTACAACAGATAGTAGACAAGTATTTGGTTCAAGATAGGTCAACAGGAACGGTGTTCGAAACACCACAGTTCATGTATATGTTAATATCCATGACACTTTTCAAAAACTATGACAAAGAAAAAAGGTTAGACTATGTCAAAAGATACTACGACGCAATCAGTGGATTCAAAATCAATATACCAACACCTATCATGGCGGGAGTTCGAACTCCTTTACGACAATTTGCATCGTGTGTGCTCGTTGACTCAGACGACACTCTCGACAGCATATTCTCAAGTGATATGGCCATTGGAAAATATGTTGCACAACGAGCTGGAATCGGTATTAACGCAGGAAGAATTAGAGGACTTGGGTCAAAAATTAGAGGAGGCGAAGTCCAGCATACGGGAGTCGTCCCATTCCTTAAAAAATTTGAGTCAACTGTTAGATGTTGCACCCAAAATGGAGTCAGAGGGGGTTCAGCAACAGTTCACTTTCCAATATGGCACCAAGAAATCGAAGACATTATCGTCCTCAAAAATAATAAAGGGACGGAGGACAATCGTGTCAGAAAGTTAGACTACTCTATCCAGTTCAGTGAATTATTTTATAAAAGATTTCTTGCAAACGAGGATATAACATTATTCTCACCTCATGAAGCTCCAGGCTTATATGATGCATTTGGAACAGAAGACTTTGACGAGTTATATGAAAAATATGAAAGAGCAACTTCTATACCAAAGAAGAAAGTAAATGCAAGAGAACTATTTACAGACTTATTGAAAGAAAGAGCAGAGACTGGCAGAATCTATATTATGAATATAGACCATAGTAATACTCATAGTTCATTTAAAGATAAAGTGAACATGAGTAATCTATGTCAAGAAATTACACTACCAACAGACCCTATCCAACATATAGAAGGAGAAGGAGAGATTGCATTATGTATTTTATCTGCAATCAATGTTGGTATTGTAAAAGACGAAGAGTTGGAATCTCTCTGTGACTTATCAGTGAGAGGACTTGAAGAACTGATAGATTTTCAAGAGTATCCAGTGAATGCAGCCAAAGTATCTACAGAATCAAGAAGAAGTCTTGGTATAGGATACATAGGACTGGCACATTATCTTGCAAAAAACAAGGTTAAATATGACGACCCTAAAGCATGGGAACTGGTTCATGATTTAACAGAAAGATTCCAATACTATCTTCTATCTTCGTCAGCTGATATTGCAGAAGAAAAAGGTGCATGTGCATACTTTGATAGAACAAAATATGCAGATGGTATATTACCTATAGATACATACAAAAAAGAAGTTGACGAGCTTGTCAAACCCATATATAATATGCCTTGGGAAGACTTGAGGAAGAGGATTAAGAAGAATGGTCTAAGACACTCTACACTCACTGCACAAATGCCGTCAGAGAGTTCTAGCGTCGTCTCTAATGCAACGAATGGTATTGAACCACCTAGAGACCATTTATCAGTCAAGAAGAGTAAGAAAGGAACACTTAAACAGGTTGTTCCACAGTATTCTCTACTTAAAAATGCATATACTATACTATGGGATATGCCTGACAACACAGGTTATATCAATGTAGTTGCAGTTATGCAGAAGTTTTTTGACCAAGCAATCAGTGGAAACTGGTCTTATAATCCCGAGAACTATACAAATGGTGAAGTTCCAGTATCGGTAATGGCAAAAGACTTACTCAACACATATAAGTATGGTTGGAAGACTTCATATTATCAAAATACTATGGACGGAAAGGTTGAAGATGTAATTACAGACCCTAATTCAGCGTCGAATGAATACATACCACCCTTGATAGATTCACCAAACAGTGAGGAAGATTGTGATGCGTGTGCAATTTGAAGATAGAAAAATAGAATTTGAGAATACTAATACGGGTATCAGAGGAAAGACAACTCCCGAAACATGGGCATTGTGGAAACAAGGTTATGTAGTTTTAAAGGACTTTATTCCTAAAGAAATTATTAACATGACTTTGGATACATGGAAAACTGTAGAAAATACAGAAGACTTTAGTAATATAATATATCGAGAAGGAGATATTATACATAACTCACCTCAAGATTCACTAGAAAAATCTATGGGTTGTTATAATGCACCATGGGGTGTTGCACTGCACAGATATTGTTGGGACAAACTAAAAGGTGTAATTGACATGAATTTAGGTGAGACTTATTCATATTCTAGAAAATATGAAAGAGGTGCATATCTAAAAGCTCATGCAGATAGACCAAGTTGTGAGATAAGTGCAACTCTATGTTTGGAATACCAGTCAGATGACGAAAGACCTTGGCCAATATGGGTCGATAACTCAACTGATTGGGTAAACAAACCTAATGAGATATACGAACAGACCCAAGCAATTCCTATCAAGAAGAGAAGAAAGGAATCTAAATCTGTTTTACTAGAGCCAGGTGATTTACTAATGTATCAAGGGCCAAATGTTGCACACTGGAGAGAATATTTTTTGGGTTCATACTCATATCATATTTTCTTACATTTTTATAATAAAGCTGGAAAGACAATAGACATTCCAGGCTATGATGAATTACATGCAGAGTTATTACCTCAAAAAGACGGTGCAACACAACCATGTAGATATGACGGAAGAAGGTCAAGATACCACGGTATAGACCCAAAGTCAGAAGAGAGGAGACTATTTGATTCATTCCAAGAAGAGTTTTGGAATAGTGATTACTGGGATAACAAACCCTATAAAAAGTCTGATTTTATAAACAATTTTGAAGAGTATGAATATTTTGATAGAAAAGCACATAGAGAGAAGAAAAGAAAAGCAAAATGACAGTATTTAATAAGAACAAAATAGATTTCACTAAAGGTAAATTATTCTTTGGTGACGAACTAAACACACAAAGATTTGACGAGTTCAAATATCCTATATTTGATAAACTCACGCAGAGACAGTTGAGTTTCTTTTGGAGACCCGAAGAAGTTTCACTACAGAAAGATAGAAATGATTATCAACAACTCAACGATGCACAAAAACACATATTTACCTCTAACTTGAGGTATCAAACTTTACTCGATTCTGTTCAGGGCAGAGCTCCATCCATAGCATTTTTACCGTTTGTGACTCTCCCTGAACTAGAATCTTGTATTATTACTTGGGACTTTATGGAGACCATACACAGTAGGTCTTATACACATATAATTAAGAATGTATATGCAAACCCAAGTGATGTCTTTGACACAATATTAGACGAAGAAGCTATTATAAAAAGAGCTGAAATGGTCACAGAGAAATACGACAAGTTTATTGAACTCGGAAGACGAAAACTTTTAGGATTAAAGGTTGACGACTACGAGTTATATAAAGCCCTATATCTTGCATTGGTATCTGTAAACATACTAGAAGGTATAAGATTTTTTGTTTCATTTGCATGTAGTTTTGCATTCGGTGAACTCAAACTAATGGAAGGTTCTGCAAAGATTATATCTTTCATTGCAAGAGACGAAGCACAACACCTTGCAACTTCACAACATATCCTAAAATGTTATCAAAAACATGAGAACGATAAAATCATGAACAAGGTCATGAAGGATTGTGAACAAGAAGTCTATCAAATGTATGAAGACGCAGTAAATCAAGAGAAAGAATGGGCAGAGTTTTTGTTTAGAGATGGTTCTATGATTGGTCTTACCTCACAGGTATTAGGTCAGTATGTAGAATACATTGCAAACAAGAGAATGAGAATGATTGGATTAGACCCTATATATGATATATCCAGTGCAAATAACCCTTTACCATGGACTAGACATTGGTTAAATAGTAGAGGACTACAAAATGCACCACAGGAGACAGAGATAGAGTCATATCTGATTGGAGGTATAAAACAAGATGTATCAGACGATACATTCGCAGACTTTAAACTATAACTATGAATGATTTAGCAGGAATAATGACAGTATTTGTAATTTGCTTTGGTGGATTACTATACACAACATACGACAATCTAGAATATAAAGGATATCCTAGAGCTCAAAGTTGCACTGGTGAGTGTTATGAGGAATATGTCAGAACACACGGAACAACAGTAGAACAACTACAGAAACAACAGGCAGCTGCAGCTGAAGACCCTTTCAGTTCTATCAAAGGACTATGGGGTGGTTGTGCAGCTTGTCATGGTAGAGAAGGTCAAGGTATGGGTGCATTCCCAAAACTTGCAGGGCAATCTTCTGATTACATAAGTCAGAAGTTATATGCATATAAAAATAGAGAGACGGTGGGTAATATGTCTTCCACAATGTGGGCTCAAGCAGGAATGTTGAGTGATTCAGATATAGAAACATTGTCTCAATTTATTGAGGAAACTATGAAATGATTGAGATATGGAGTAAACCTTCATGTCCTTATTGTGTAAAAGCAAAGAATCTTTGTGAACGAGAAGGATATGAATACAAATACTATATGTTAGAAGAAGACTTTTCTAGAGAAGAACTCTTCGAAAGATTTCCAAGTGCCAGAACTTTCCCACAAATCACTGCACACGGTGAATATATTGGTGGATACACAGAGTTTGAACAATGGCATGACGGATTAAGGCGTGTCTAGAAACTACTTAAAAGTCTGTAAATTATATTTACCTAGAGAAGATAAAAGGTGTGTTGAATCTATGAGATGGGAACACATGTTTTTATCTATCCCTTTGGTCGATGACAAAAACATTCCAATAAACGAAAGAAGAATCTATATAGAGGGACTCGATTTCTATGAGTCAGAATCAAAGCACCCTCTTCCGTTTGCAACTATAAACGGAAAGAAAAAGACTATGGAAAACTTTTGGGAAGAGATTCTAGGAGAGAAAAAACATGAAGATGTATAAAGTATATTGTCCTAATTGCAAATCAGAATGTGAGATAGGACATGAAATGACAGAGTCTTATCAGATTCTTCATTGTCCCTTTTGTGGTTCAGATATAGATAACGATGTGATTGAAGAATTAGAGTATGACGATGGAGATATATTGTAAACAAAAAGGACTCTTAGACCTTGCAATGAGACATGCTAAGGCACTTAGCGTCGATTCTAAGGACGCTATAGTAAATATTAAACGATTACCACCCCAATTCACACAAAAAGGTCTTATAGAGTATCCTAGGACACTAGGAAAACGGACTTATATAGACTTATTCATAAAAATGGACGAAGAGAAAGAGATTACCCTTGCACATGAGATGATGCATGTAAAACAGGTGTTAATTGACGGTAAAATAGACGAAAATGAGGCGTATTTGTATGAAAAAACCTACAAATTGCCTTGACAATACCCGCCATTTAGTAGTATAATGTATACATGATAGAGATTGAGAGAGTAAGTCCCCTAACAGGAATAACCAACAAGATGTATATGGATATATCTGCAAAACAGGCTGAAGAATGGAACAGACCTGCTGGAGAAAGAAGACTTATCCAAGACATCTTTCCTAATCTTTCAGAAGACGAAAGAGAGTTTATTATGACAGGTTATACCCCTCAAGACTGGAAAACAATGGAGGTTGCATTTAATGAATAAAAACATAAACTACATTTTTGTAGATATGGACGGAGTTCTTGCAGACTTCCTAAGAGGTTGTGAATCTTACTTAGGACACCCTCTAACAAATGACGATAAAGGTCACACAGATTACGATAATAGAAAAGAAGAATTAACAAACAAAAGACTATTTGCAAACTTACCACCTATGGTAGATATGTATGACTTGATTGCATATATCAAACACACAGGACTTCCATGGGAGATATTGACTGCAGCTGGTTTAGTGAACAGAGATTTAGTTGTCTACGATAAAAACGAGTGGATAAAAAGATATGTTGACCCAAGTGTGGTTATAAATTGCACATTTACAGGAAGTCAAAAAGCTGCATATGCAATGGAAGGTAATGTTCTAATTGACGATAGACCAAAGAACATAGAAGCATGGGAAACTGCTGGTGGAATCGGGATATTACATACCAGTGCAAAAGAAACAATAGAAACACTTAAAGAGTTAAGAAAGAACGACTAGAAGACCGAGGGTTCGTGACCCTCTCCCGTAGACGGGCTGCAATAACAGATAACGACTGTGAGTAGGAAGATTCTAGACTAGAGACCCCTCGACACTGCTGAAGAGTATTGGATGAAGAGGGGTTTTGTTATACACTAAATAAGACTATGAATGAATTCTTTATAAAAGTCAAAGATTTTCTTGTATCTACCTTTTGGTGGTTTATTGATTTGTTTAGAGAAAGATATCAAATCACTGTATCATTCAATAGAGAGTATGGTGACGCAGATGATAAGCAATATATTGCAAAGAAAATCTTTAAACAAACAGAGAAACATTTAAAGTTTAAAGATGAAGACGGTTGTATGGTAGAGTTCAGAAGCTCTGGTGGTCTTCATTATATAATCAAGGAGTTATAATGCAACAATTTTTTATAGGACTCATACTTGTTCTAGGTCTATCGACATATTGGTTGTATACAACTAATCAAACTTTAGCAGAGAACAATATGAAATTAGAAATGGCTGTAGAAGAACAAAAACAAGCCATGGAGGCTCTTCGAGAGTCTTACGAGAAACAAGGTAAAGCACTCATGAACATGAGTAGAAAGAATGCAGAGATAGAAGCAGAGAAAGCTGAATATCTTGCAATCTTTAGTAGACATAATTTAGATATGCTTGCATTGAAAAAACCTGGCCTTATAACAAATAGGTTTAACAATGGAAGTGAACAAGTAATGGAGACGATGGAAAATGATACAGAAGAACTTTATAATCTTACTGTCCCTAATGATAGTGATTAGTGGGTGTTCCAGTTTTGGTGCAAGAAAAATAGAAACAGTTTCTAAACCAATAGAAATTGATATCATGCAACCCGATTTACCTCGACCATTACAGCTGACAGCTCCCGAATGGTGGGTTGTATCAGATGCAGTGATTACTAATCCATGCAGAAAGGTATTTGACGAAGAGAAACAAAAAGAACTCAGACCAAAGGCATGTGCAAAAGAGGATACAGAGAATCCCGATTGGCCAGAAGGATATACATATCTAGATAGGTTCCTTGACGAAATGAGAGAACAGAATAATGGTGAAGTCTTATTTGTTGCAACCACAATAGGTGACTACAAAGTCATGGCAGAGGACATGCAAGAATTGAGACGATACATAAAACAAATGGGTGAAGTAATAATATATTATAGGAATGTGACAATCAAAGGTGAGCCTGGGGTTGGAGCTGCAGTGAAAAAGAATGAGACCACCAAAGATTAATGCACCTAGTGACTATCAACCACTAAGTAATTTTAACATATTCGACATATTTCCCACACCTATGTTGAGGGGAACATTTAATTATGACCATGGATATATTGCAGATTCATGTGAAGAATTACTTGACGAATGTAAAGAACTAGACCCAAATCCAAAGAGAAACTACACCAATTATTTCTTTCAAGACAATAGAAAGAAAATGTATACACTTCCATGGTATAGAGATTTTGCAAATATAATCAAAGATACATATGTCGGATTCATAAGAAATCAATTCGATAGGGATATCTCTTTTTTAAATAGAAAAGACATACATTTATTTTCATGGGTCAGTAGATATGAAGAAGGTATCCACCATGATACACACAATCATGTAAAAACAATATTGAGTGGGACATACTATCCAAGAGCTCAAGGTGCAGAACAACCAATCAAATTTTACAATCCAAGTCCAAATGTATTTTCACATTCAAGTCCTTCTAATTGTATAGACGGTAATATGCCTAATACACAAATTATGGGTGCAATAGGTTCACCTATGGAATTGTTGATACACCCAATAGAGGGAGAAGTTTTATTATGGCCGTCCTACCTATATCATAGTGTTGACGAACCACAAAATGTGCAAGAAGATTACAGTAGAATTGCAATATCTTTTAATCTTATGCATAACGAACCTCTAGAAGATACAGAAGACGGAGACAGCTTTCCTTACGAGGTTTTATACAATGAGTGATTATTATTCAATAGATACATTATACAGACAGAGTGCAGAATGGGACATAACATACGATAATGAGAATGAAGTTATATACATTGAGAATTATTTTGAGAATCCTCATGCAGTCAAAAAACATATATCAGAGAGAGAATATCCACTATGGAAATACAACGAGGAGAGACAATCACCTAATGGTATAGACTATCTAGACTGTAGAATAGTAGATACTGTAGGACACCCAACAAGATTATGGATAAACCAACAAGTCAGAATCACAGAACTCTTGAGACAATATGGATTTCATAGAGGTGAATACCGTTGGCAAGATTTGATAGAGGTCAATTGTTTCAAGACAATAAAAGATTACGATAAGTCAATGCAACATTTTCCACATGTAGACGGAAACTTCAAAGACCCACAGGAAGAGAGTGTTGTCAATATGTTAGTTTATCTAGACGAGTTTGAGAATGGTGGCACAGCTGTATATAAACCTACATGGTTGCAGAATAATGAGGGAGAAGGACTCATACAACCAGTAGAAGAAATCATGGATTTAGACCATGTCATACCAGCAAAGTTTAACCGTTGTGTTTTATTTGGTGGTTCTAAAATGCATGGTGCATACATTGAAGACTATAATGATTATAAAGAAAATTGGAGATACAGTTTCGTAAACTTCTTCTTTCCCGAGGGACATAGAAATGGACATAACTAGAGACTATGGGATACTAGACAAGTATCAACTAAACTCAAATCTTATTATATTGTTTGACGAAATCATAAATGTTGAAATGTGTGAAACATTGATTGTTGATTTCCAAAGTATACCAGCTGTAGAAACTGTAGTTATTGACGGTGTAGAACTACCAAAAGATGAGAAAATAAGAAACGAGGGTGTGTGGAGAGTAGAAAACAGACCCGACAATCAATGGGCAGTTCTCAATAAGACAAAAGTATTAGATGATGTAGTGCAAAAGATAGACTTTGCATTACCAAAAGGATTCCATTTTGGAAATGTCACTCAAGGACAGTTTTTTCAATTGGGTGAGGGAGACCATGTTCCATGGAGTAATGCACAAAGTGAAATGGAGAAGGGAGATAGTGGAACAGTTATTATTTTTCTCAATGACGATTTTACAGGTGGTGATTATGTTGTTAATAATCATGTAATCAAGACAAGACAAGGAACAGTGATAGGACACAACTATCACCAAAATTTATGGACAAGTTTTCAACCCATACATAAAGGGTGCAGATTTTATTTACAACTCTATTTTGAGTTGCCAACAGATTTACAGGAGATAGTGGACAATGCCAGTGAAGTTCGGGAAGAGTCAAGTCAGAGTTGACAGAGCTACAAAAAAAGTGACGATTGAACATGAGTATATGAAATGTCAATCAATAGACAAACTAATAGAAGCTTATAACAAAGACGGACAACGACCAAAATTAAAACAAAAGGTGAAGAACGAAATTGTAAGACGAAACAAACTTGGTCTATGCAATGTAGTGTTCAAACCAAAAGAAAACGAATTGGGGCTGTAGCTCAGTTGGGAGAGCGCCTGCTTTGCACGCAGGAGGTCGGAGGTTCGACCCCTCTCAGCTCCACCATGTTATTATGAAAGATATACAAGATTTAGGAGAACACATATTATTATTCAGAGGATTCTTTGACGAGACCTATTGTAATAATTGTATAGAAATATTTGACAAGTGTGAGAGACTAGGAATCACCTATGACAGAGGTAATATACCCTCACTTGCAATGAAAGACCAAGCATTAGGTATAATAGAATTAAGTGGTTCTGCAATGCCATTTACCCAACAACTTACAGATATAATCAATCAAGAAATCATTCCCGAGTTCTTTAAGAAATATCCAATAGAAAACAACTATCAACATATCAGTCTAGGTAGTGCAAAAATGCAAAAGACAAGACCAACAGAAGGATATCATGTCTGGCACATGGAACACTGTAATGAAATTGCATCTAAAAATACATTACTTGCATGGGGATTGTTCTTAAATGACATAGAAGAAGGTGGAGAACTAGAATTCCTATATCAATCAAAAAGAATTAAACCACAAACAGGAGACTTTGTATTGTGGCCTGCTGGATTTACACATATGCATAGAGGTAATCCACCATTATCGGGTGACAAATACATATTTACAGGTTGGATAGATTACATATAAGACAAGCCACACCAAAAGATATACCAACTCTACAAAAACTTGAAGAGAATGGTGGTTTTGATATTCCACCAAGAGTAAGTAGTGAATGGTATAAACAGTTTAGTGCTTACGAATACGCAGAGATATTAGAAGGAGTCTTTGTCGCTGAATTAGACAGCGATATAGTCGGATATACAATAATTACACAGGTTCTAGATAGACACCACATATGTGAGACTGTTTTGCATTCTGATTATCATGGACAGGGACTAGGACAAGAACTAATGAATTTTGGAAGCACATATGAAAGAGTGTTTTGTGAAGCCAGAGTAGATAATGAACCTAGTAGAAAAATGGCATATCGTTGTGGATTTGTAAATCATTCTTACATAAGAAACTTCTATAAAGACGGGTCAGATGCCGTATTAATGGTCTCAAAAGACTGGAATTGACCTATATACTAATGTGACATTTATGTGACAAGAACGAGTAGGGAAACCGAAGGTCAGTCATTGATAGTCACCAACATAACAGGAGATAAAAATGCGAAAATATGCATCATTGTCTGCCTCGTATCTAAGGAAACAAGGTCGACAATTTCACAAATTTATGAAAGCAGGCAGATTACCAAAAGTAATCAAAGCATGCGGTATTAATCAATAATACCACTTGACAATACCCATGGTTTTCATGTATAATGGGAACCATGGGATATTTAAACTTAAGTTCCTCTATCCGTTATGGGCCACATGGTAAGAAGAGAAAGACCAAGGCCTTTACACAGAAGAAGAAGACTAAATACAATTTACTCATTGACGAACAACAGAAGATATATGATTCTGTTATGAAAGAAATCAAAGAGGAAGGTGTAAAATATCCTAGTTTTATTTCTAAGGGTGGTTTAGGTAATCCTACACCCAAGAAAGAACCTATGCAATATACAGGTGAGAGAAAACTATTGGGTATTGCAACAATGCACAAATCTAATCTAGTTCCAGTCTTTGAAGAAGAGGACGGTAATAGACAATTTGCAAAAGATTTGGCAAGAATGAGAAGATAATGAGAAACTTTAAAGCTCCAGCAAATATTGCAACATTCTTTTTAAGAATACCCTTGTCTGCAATGTTCTTGCAACAAGGATTGAGTAAACTACCCGTCACTGGTGCAGTGGCAGAAGCATGGGGATTACCCTATATTGTGTGGTGGTTTGTCACATGGGGTGAAATAGGTGCAGCTGTTGGACTCATGGTCGGTGGATTATTCTCACTGATACCATGGAACAACAAACATTTCTTCATAACAAGAATATCAACACCTTTTGCAAAGGAAGTGATATATACCACAGGAGATTTAATAACTCGATTTAGTGGTATTACTATGACTTGTATTGCAACAGGTGTAATATGGATATTAAGTCCCGCGAGTTTATGGGATGTAATTTACAAAGATTACCTACATGTTAGTTTATATGTCGGTGGTCTATATTTTGCATTACGAGGTAATGTAAAAGGATAACATGGAAGTGTTATTTTGGAGTATAGTAGTTTTAACATGGGCATGTTATGGAATGCATGTGTTAAAAGAATTTATACGGAATCATACAGGAGAAGAAAATGATTGAACCAATGATGAAAAAACCCAGTCGTTTTAGAAGATTCATGTTGGGTCTTGTTAACGGTTGGAGACGAGTAATGGATGTGAGATATAATCCATTGAAGTATATACCCGACCCTTCATTACAGACTTACTTTATGTTAGTCTTATTCACAGTATGGAGTGTGTTCTTTGGGTTTCTAGCTGCAAACTATCTAGGGTGGTTTGGATATAATACGGTTGCAAGTATCATTATACATATAAGTATATTATTACCAATTGCATTTACCAACGCAATCTTTATAGATGCAGAGAGAGATGGACATAAATGGTTGAAAGAGTGGAAAGAAGAACAATCAAGATATAAGATTGTTGCAAATAGACTCAAAACTAAGAATCTAACCATATGGAATCCAAACAAGGAAGCGTAAAACATATTGGGTTTCCATTACCCAGTGAAATGTTTACCCCACCTCCAAAAGAAAGAGAGGATTGGGATAAACATGTTGCAATCACTAAATTGTTGGATATCCCATTGAAGTGTCCACATTGTGAGGCGGTATTAAAAGACACTAAATAATAATAGAAACATTATGGAGAAACTATGAGTGCAGTGACAACTTATTTTGTATATTGTGGTGACGGTGGAATGTCAGTGGAAGATGTTAATACTCTTACTGATTCTATGTCACGACAAAGAATGTGGGAATCTCATGACGGTATAACTTTACATGAATTATATGTCGTGACCCCAAAAGACGAAGAACTATTCAACTCACCAGCAAAAATTATAAACTTCCTAGACGAGGGAGACGGATACTGGAATATATTAAATGTCTTTAAGACGGCGGGAGAGACCGTAGACGCAGAACATAAGGTTTGTCTAATACAAGGACATACCCGTTGTAAAGATGTGACTTCTATACTGTCTCTTGAGAATATACCCGAACAAGGTATGACTAATAATCCACCAAAACCTATTAGTGACGAAGACAGAATCCGTATTACCAAAGATAAACTTATACCAGTGCAACAATTTTGTAATTGGTGGGACGATACAACAGAGTGGAGTCCTTATGTTTTTGGTGCAGCTGCAAGTTCTTTTTCTGAACTATACATACAACTATCCACAATCGAAGACCTACAATCAGATTACGAAGATTCACCAATCGGTCTCCAACAAGCGATAGAGGTAGAACTAGAGGATAAACTATACAGACTGGATAGTCCAAAAGGTGCAAGTGGAATATATTATATCAACGATAAGGATAAAAACCTAGAACTCAATGAGTTATGGGAATCAGAGGTTCGTCCATATTTCACTAACGGTGAATGTCCATATGGTTGGAGAGGTATTGGCGGTGATTCAGACTCTAAGTATATCGAATACGGACATGAGTATAGAGATATCAACAGACAATCCTCATATTATACGGTAATAGGAGAACCCTCAGACTCAGATGAATATTACCGATTATGGATAAGTCCACAGTAGAACACTATCACAAAAAGTATACAGGATTCTTCACAGGAGATGAATGTAAACAGATTTGTGATATCATAAAACGAGATAAGAACCTTATATTATCATATACTGATATAGACGATAATCAGAATGGATATGAGGGTCTTACTCGGTCTTTTACGGTTTACAACTGGTTATATCACCCCGACATACAACCACTGAATATACCACAAAGAATAGCTAAACTCAAAGAAATAGAATCAGATTATCTCTTTCTACAATGTTGGTGTAATGAACTAGAGACAGGGAAAGGATTACAAAGACATGCACATGGGTTTAGAAAAGAACTCTTTTGGAACTGTAATATCTTTCTTGGTGGTGATTATAATGAGACATGGTATGAAGATAGTGGGAACATACAAAACGAGGTCGGAGACCTACACCTATTCACCAGTAATCTAGAACACGAAGTCTATCCCAATACAGGGAAGGAGAACAGATATTCTATGGCGATAGATGTTCACCAGTCGTTCTATCATTGTCGGAATCTATACAATTCGGGCCGATTCTATATACACAAACGAGACTCGCGGTCTTAAGGTTGTTTGGTATCAATCCCAAAGATATTCATCATAGTCACCCAACGGTCTGAATTAGGGTCACCCGTATAACTATGGAATGAATAGTCGAAAGAAGGAATAAACATATAAGCTTTATTGACTTCCCAACCCAAATCCACAGGTTCCTCAGAACCATGCAAACCATTAAAAGTCGTAGGGACAGACTCTACAGGACTAAGCGGATTTAATACAGTCATTAATTTACCACCGTCAGGGTGAGGTGGATAGGGTTGCATACCTTTAGGATTACCTTGCACCTTCTCATTAACACAGGTATGGTCATAGATATTCAATGCAAAGGGGTCAACACCTTCCTTTTGTCCTATAGTAGTGAAGAGACAGGTATATTTAGCTGCTGGGAATAACTCTTGAAGATAATTCGGTATATTACCATTACGATAATGTTCATACAAGAGTGCAGATTTATTACTCGGAGGTATAGGTAGAGTGACATTAGGGTATAAATCAGAGGGTATATCACCAAAATCTATTAAATCTTGAGTCTGTCTTTGGAGTTCTTCCTCCGTAAGGTAGTTAGGAATCTCCCAAACAGGCCCGTATTTGTTGATATCTAGGGGGCTTAAATATATTTCAAAGGGTAAGAAGTGCATACTGAATATTTATTATGTGTATACTATTTAGAGTGAATAAAAATAATACTCAGAGGTGATAATGGTGAAAGTGTGGATATTTTGCTTTTAGCCGTTCGCCTTCGGAGGTCTTAATCACATATTTTGTTGGGGGTCAAGGCGTCTCGGAGTAAATTGTCAGGCGAAATAAGGCCATATATTTGGCCATGGAGCCTT